CTCTTTCCTCTTCTTTCTTAATTTATTCATTTCATTCATAAATACGAAAGATTAAAAATAATTTTAACTCATAGGTAATTTATTTATCATCAATGTTAATACACTAATATAAGGAGGTGGTTAAATAAGACATAGTTAAAATATCTAATGAGAGCTTTTCTAAGAACTTTTAATTGAAAAAAGGATTAGTTATTCAAGAAAGAGGTAGAATTGCTTAAAATTGAATTTAGGAGGTATAAACATGAAAGTGTATATTGTCACAGAAATATATTGTAGTGAAGAAGGAGTTCATAGGGAAGTTAAATGTGTTTGTAAAGATAAGAACACAGCTAGAGACAAAATGAAAGAATATGCAAAGCAACAACTAGAGGAACAATTTGAATATGAAGATTGGGCAATAACAACGATAGAAGACGATAAATGTATTTTAGACAGCATATACGAATCGCTTGTATTTAAAATAAATGATTGGGAGGTGATAGAATGATTATTCAAAGTAGAAAATAATTAATACAATAGTACATAGTTACACAATAGTCAAAAATGCATAACAGAATCAATTATAAAAGGTTTTAAACTTATTTAAGATAATTTAATCAAGTAAGAGATACAATATTTTTAGAATTGATTTAAATGGATATTTGATAATAATTAATAAAGGTGGTGATTATATGAATTGTGGTTATTTAGTTATATTATTATTTTCATTAATAATCTGTATAGGTTTAGGTATAGCAAAATTTATATCTTATAATGGAGAATATGATGGGGAATGTACTGATATGATTAAATCATTATTTTGTATAATAGATTTGGTTAAGGATTTTATAGTTATATTTTGCTTGTTACATTATTTATTATATGGAAGTTTATTTTAAGGAGGAAATACGAAATGAGTAGGATATCTAAGATAGATAGGGTTATAAAAATAGAAGAAAAAATTAAACAAGCAATTGAAGAAGGTAAAAATAAAGAACATATAGAAAGATTGTTTTTAAGCTTGGAGCGTATTGAATATAAAATTGATAGAATAGATGATTATTCAAAGTAGAAAATAATTAATAAAAAGGAGATTAATATATGAATTATAAATTCAAAGAAGATATTGAAAGAGGGGAAATAGGAGAAAATATAATATATAATTATTTTATTAATTTATCTAATGTCAATAATGTCATCGATGTTAGAGATGATGAAAAATATAGAGATATGGATATAGATTTTATTGTTATATTTAGTAATGGGGAAAAATTAAATATAGAAATTAAAACCGATTATGAGGCGCATAAGACAGGAAATTTACCCTATGAATATCGAAGTAATATAAAAAATAACACAATAGGATGTTTAGAAAAACAAAAGCTGATTATGTATTTTGGTATATATATGAAAATCAAAAGATATATAAAATGGATATCAAGAGTGTAAAAAAATTTATACACTCTTATAAAAATAAATATTCTCAAATAGATATGGGAGATAATGCTAAAGGATATTTATTACCTATCGAATGGTTAAAAGATGAGGATATGATTGAAGAAATACTTTGTAAATAATTAATAAAATAGGGGTGGATAAAATGTCAAGAGTATATTTCAATAGATTTTTTAGCAAAATAGATAAAAAGGGTATATATGATTATGCAAAATTAGATACAAATATAAATGATTTAGAAGAGAGAATACAATATGTATATGATTTATTAAATGTAGTGAAAGATGAAAATGGAACAGAATTTAGTAACGATGAATTTTGGAATGAAATATTCGTTCAACGTATTAATAAAACAAGTTATATTGATTTAATGCCTAATTCAGAAACAGAATTATATTCTGAATCAAATATAGCAAAGACTTTGGAAGCTATAGCAAATTATATAATGTGGTGTGACCCTAATAAAAAAAAGAAAGAACATATTAAAATATATGACAATGAAAAGAAATTTCAAGATGCTATATCTAAAGATAGAAAATATTTTGATACATATGGAGAATCGGTAGATGATGGTGTTATTATATTAAGGAGAAAAGAAAATTACAAGAAAGCTAAAGATGAAAAAGTTACAGCTGAAGATTTAAAAAATTATCCAGAGTTAAGAGAATATAAAAAAGAAATAGATAGATTGAGTTCTTACATAAGAGAAGATAGATTGGATGAGTTTATGGAGTACATGCAAAACAAAGGACACACTAAGATTAAAACGGAAAGACAAGCTAAATCATTTTTAGTAAACCACATAGGAGAACTTAAAAAAGACATGCTACAAGCAAAAATAGAATTAGCAAGACCTATTGTTTGGAAAGCTCCATTAAAAGATGCAGGGGAGCCCGATTGGGACGAACTTGATGAATTGGATTCTACTCATATGAAAGCTTTATTGCAATTATATAGAGAATTAGAAGTGTATGATTTTCAAAGCGATTTAGGATGTATATTTAAAGATTTAGAAGATGTACTCAATGAGGTTAAATTAACTGAAAAACAAGAGGAATTATTAAATTTATGGATGAAAGGTATGACGGTTAGTAAAATAGCTAAAGAGTTAAATAAAAGCGTAGGTACAGTGAGTAAATATTTAGACAGAATAGTTAATAAAATAGTTGAGGTATATGAAGAAAAATTGGAAAATTGGTATTATTTAAATATAAGAAAAGGAGAATATAAACGTTGTAATAAATGTGGTGAAGTTAAATTGATTAATAAATTTAATAAAAATGGAAGTAAAGGAGTATTATCTATATGTAAAAAATGCCGATAAAAATAGAATATTTTAAAAGTGTGCAAAATATACTACTTTTTTCCTAGTATAAATAGCGTATTTTGTGTAAGGCTAAAAAAGCCTACAATATTTGTTATTTTTATTAATATTTTATAATTTATTAAGGGGGTATGTTTTATGGAAATAAACGTAGTAAAAGAATTACAAGGAGCTTTAGAAGAAAGAGGCTTAAAAGTATCTCAAGCAGAGGCTAGAGAAATATTAAAAGGATTAGAAGATACTGTTTCTTCAATATATCAACAAATGGAAGTAGGAGACACAGTTAGTATGGGAATGTTTCTAGTTGATAAGAAGATACAAAAAGGTAGAGAAGGTGTATTAAAAACTAAAGAAGGACAAGTTACACCTTATAAAACAGATGATAAAGTTACTGTAAAAGTTAGACTTAAAAAATCTGTAAAAGAAAGAATAGAAGAATAATTAATAAAGGGAGGATAAATATGAAAATTTTAAGAATGGATAGAGGAAATGGCAAAACTTTCCACTTGATAAAATTATCTGCTATCCTTGATTCTCCCATAATATGTGCTACAGAACAAAGTAAAAAATACATATTAGATAAAGCAAAAGAAATGGCATTAGAAATACCAGAACCGATAGTGGTGAATAGAAATAATTTTGAAATAGTTATGAAAGGAAGAAACACAGATTTATTAATAGATGATTTAGAATTAGTATTGAAAGGTTTGTTTGGAAGCGATGTGGTTGTTGCAACAACAAGTGAATCTGTTTTAGAATTTTAAACGGGAGGAAAAGAGTAATGTTTAATAAATATTATATTTTCAATGAAGATACAGACAATAAATTAAAAGAGTTGGGATTTGAATTAAATAAGGATACATTAACGTATGAAATGGTATGTTATGATTGTAATAGAATAATAGCATATACGGTAAATGATAAGAGTGCAGGGGTTCAAAGAATATACCCTACAGGTGTACGTAGTAAAATATTTAAAACAGATATATATCGTTTTTATAATTTTGAAGAGATAAAATCGTCGTTAAAATATATGCTTGAACAATTGGTTTGTAACAATTAATAAATGGGGAGTGGTTTGATGATATTTAAAGAAGGAAAAACATTAGAAATAAAAGTATCAAGAGTTAAAGAAACTGATAATGGTATTATTATTGAAGAACTAGATAAAGATGGTTATGGTTTAGAAACTTTTTCTTTGGAAGATTTATTTAGTAATTTTATTGGAGAGGATAAAGTTAAAATTAAGATAGAAAATGTAATTGAAAGATAATTAAATAAGGGAGGTACAAAACCTCCCAATTATTTTTTTGTTTATTTGGAGGGAATTATGAATAAAAAAGGATTAATACAGGATTGTTTAAATAAACTTAATAAATTAAACGATATGTCATGGGAAGATATAAATAGAAAATATGAAACAGATTATTCAGATGACCATTTAAGGAAATTAGCATATGGATTTAAATTATATTTTGAAACTATAAATGAAAATGATGTAGATAGCAAAACATTAGCTGAAATAAAAAAGGAAAAAATAAAGTTAACTGATTTAAGGACAGAAGTGAATAGACAATTAAGAGGGTTATCTAGGATGGAAAATGTAATGAATTTAATAAGTGAAGAAATCAATAATTTAAATTCAAGAAATCCATTAATGAACCGCTATGTTCCAAAAGAAGATTCTAGTGGAAAAGACGGAATTTTGATATTAAGTGATTTACATATTTCTATGACTGTAGAAAATTCAATAAATAAATATAATAAAGATATAGCCATAAAAAGGTTAGATAAAATAATTGATAAAACAATAGAACATTGTATTGATAATAATATAGATAAATTACATTTAGTATTGAACGGAGATTTAATATCTGGTGAATTACATAATAGTATTAAATTATCTAATCAAGAATCTTTGGTAAAACAAATAGTAAGTGTTAGCGAAATAATATCACAGGTAATAGAAAAACTATCAAATTATTTTTATTTAACTGTAACTCAAAATAATGGTAATCATGAAGCAGTAGAAATGATGAAAGATGACAGAAGTAATAGTAACAATTATTCTATGTTATTAAATGAAATGATTAAAATGAGAACATCGAATTTATCTAATGTTGTATTTTTAGATTCGATAAATAATGGTGAATTATCTGTAATGAATGTAAAAGGAAATACAGTTGTTTCATGTCATGGTGACCAAGTCAATTTAAATAAAGTAAGTGAAGAATTATCTATGGTTATAGGTGGTGAAAATATAGATTTAATTTTATTAGGACATTATCATCAACCTAAAATGTTTTCACAATATAATACAGATATATATGTGAACGGAAGTTTAATTTCAACAGATGATTATGCTATGAAGAAAAAATTATATAACAAGCCTTCTCAAACATTATTAATACTCGATGAAGATGGAATAGTTGCAAGTTATGTAATGAAAGTTGAATAATTAATTAAACCACTCGAATAAGAGTGGTATTTTTATTTTAAGGATTGAAATGATATTGATAATTATATCAGTATTTTTTGAGTCTTTAAAATAAGGCTCAAAAATTAAATTCTCCCCTTTAGGTTACGGCTAAAAACTCCTTCCATTAGTCGTAACCATTTTTTTCATTTTAAAGGAGAGTGATATAATGGCAGACACAAAACAATGTTCAGCTACAGGTAAATTTAAACCTACCGTTAGAGATTTCTACTCTACACAATCAATGCTTTATGAGCATGATAAGAAATTACCCATGAGTAAAGAAGTAGTTGATAAATATTTTAAAAAGTTATTAAAAAATTATAACAACGACCATAGATTAGCATTTATACATTTATGTATGGTTTTAGATATGTATTATGACGAAGAAACATATCTGAAATGTGTTGAGAAATATGGCAATAATTTTTTAGGTAATTATACTAGAATAATGAATAGAGATAAAGCATTTAAAGGGTTAACATCTTTAGATAATATGCTTACTTATGATGGTGTAACTAATATTATTACTGGAGAGACAGTTACTTCAAGTGAGGTTGTTAACTTTTGGGGTAAGGGATTTCAAGATGATGAGTATGAATTACTCCAAAGAAAATATGAACAATACACAGATAATTATCCGTCTAAAGCCATTCAAGAAGTTAATTTAATTAAAACAATATGTATGTTAGAGGTTCTAAGAGAAAGAGCTATAGTCAAGAATGACCAAAAAGCATTTGAAAACTTAACTAATCAAATTTCCAAACGTATGGAAGAATTAAATGTTTTACCATCTAAAATGAGCAAATATGGTGAAGACGATAATTTAAGTTATGGTACATTAATTGCTAAAGTAGAAAAAAATGAACCTATTCCAGATGTCCACCCAGAATACGATGATGTGGATAGAATTAAATGGTGGTTAAATCGTTACTTCTTAAATCCTATTAAAAAGTTAATAAATAATGATTCAACTCCTTATACAGAGGAGGATGAAAAAGGATATGGAGAATAGATTAAAATGCAAACAAAGAAAAAACTTAAAAAAAGATTCATATGAAAATTTATTAGATGGTGTAAAAATATGGACAGAATATTTTAGAAAAAATCCACATAGATTTTGTATGGATTGGTTAGGAATTAATTTATATTGGTTTCAACAAGTATTACTTTACATGATGAATATATGCACAAGTTTCTGCTTTATTGCGTCACGTGGTCTCGGTAAGTCATTTCTAACTGCGATATTTGTATGTTGTAGAGCAATATTATATCCAGGTTCTAAAATAATAGTTGCATCTGGTAACAAAGACCAGGCAGGATTAATTATAACCGAAAAGATTGAAGATTTACGAAGGGAATACCCTGCGTTAGCAAAAGAAATTAAAAAAGTTCAAAATAATAAAGATAATGTTAAATGTATATTTAAAAATGGTTCTGTAATAACAGCTATAGCTTCTAATGATGGAGCGAGGGGCTTGAGAGGGAATGTATTGGTTGCAGATGAATTTAGGCTTATCAAATTAGATATAATAAATTCAGTTTTAAAACAATTCTTAACAAATCCAAGAAAACCTCCATTTTTAGAAAAACCCGAATATAAGGATTATCCTCTTGAATCTAACATGGAAATATATCTTTCTAGTGCATGGTTAAAAGTTCACTGGAGTTATGAAAAATTCACAACCATATTTAATAGAATGTTTGAAAGTGGAAAAGCATTTGCTTGTGCAATTCCTTATTTGGCATCTTTAGACCATAAACTTGTCTTAAAAGATAAGATTGAAGAAGATAAAGAGGATATGGGTGAATTTGTATTTAATATGGAATATGGTGCTATATGGCATGGACAAAGTGGAGATTGTTTCTTTAATACAGCAGATATGTTGAATGCAAGAGTTCTAAAGAATTGTTATTATCCATTAACGGACGACGATTATAGGAATCCAGATAAAAAGAAAGAAAAATTAAAACGAATGCCTAAAAAGAAAGATGAAATAAGAATAATTTCAGTTGACGTAGCAACGGCAAAAGCTAACAAATCAAATAAAAATGATAACTCTATTTTTACTTTATGGAGATTACTTCCTAGTGGAAATAATATTATTAGAGAAGTTGTTTATATGGAATCACATAATGGTATGAAATTTGAAAAACAAGCCACTAGAATTAAGAGATTATATACAGAATTTAAAGCTGATAAAATCATTATAGATGGTGGTGGTTTAGGTATAGCAGTAATACAAGAGATGGAAAAATCATCTTATGACGAAAATATTGATGAACATTACGAACCTTTTGGCATTTATGATATGAGTACGCAATCAAAAGATTTTCAACCTTTAAAAAATGGTATAAATTGTATATATGTAATTAAAGGGAATCAAAAAATAAATAATGATTGTGCAGTATATCTTAAAAATGCTTTTAGTAGTAAAAAAATAAGATTATTAATAGAAGAAAATGAAAAAAGAGGAGATTTTAGTAAAGACTTAAAATATCATCAAGACGCAGAATATCATGCTAATAAAATAGCACCATTTATTCAAACATCTAATTTTATATTTGAATCAATAAACTTAGATTATGAAACTATGGGGAATGGTGATATAGTTCTTAAAGAAAAAGGAAGAAATCGTAAGGATAGATATTCTTCTATTACTTATGGTAATTATTTAGCAGAATTGATAGAAAGAGATATAAGAAAGAAAAATAGGAATAAGAAAAAGAGACATATTTTCTTGGCTAATTAAAAAGGTGGTGAAAATGTTTGAACGAAGGGAAAGATAATAGAAAGAATAATTTAGAATTTGCACAGAAATCTTCTATGATTGATATAAATAGTATAGATAAGGTAGCTAGTAGTAGAAAGAGAAGTAAAGTTGATACGGATACAATAGCTAGTGCCTTAGAAAATCCTTATTCTAATGTTACTACACTACAACAACAATCTGAATTAATGAGGGTTATTAATGGTAATTTAAAAGAAATAATAAATTATAAATCGAATTTATTAACTTACGACCATTATTTAGTCCCATTAGATGCAAGTAAATTTATAACTAAAGGACAAGATAACTTTTTTAAATCTTACAGAAAAGCCTGTTTAGAGTTAGAAAAATATAATTTAAAAACTCTTTGTCCCTGGATTTTAGAAAGCGAATTTAGAAAAGGAGAAATATATTTATATAAACAAGAAACAAGTGATAATATTACATTTGTTTCTTTACCAGAAGATTTATGCAAAGTTACTTATACCGAATCTTTTATGTTAGGTTATAGTATAAAACTTAGTGGTATTAATACTAAACAATTAGGATATTACCCAATAGATATTCAAAATTTATACGCTGATTATAAAGCAGGTAAATTGAAAAATGATGAAAATTTCATAGACAACTATTATATGTTACCACTTGAAAATGCAATAGCTTTTCTTCCAGAAGTAATAGAAAGTAAAGGTATTCCATATTATTCTGGATTGCTTTTAGATTTAAGTAGAATAAAAGATTTAGCAGATGCTAGCATGGAAAATATTGAGGCTAATAATTTTAAATTAATTCATCAATTATTACCTACGGATGATGATGGTGATTTAAGTATAGAACCAGAAACGGCAACGTTTTATCATAGAGCATTAGTTAAAAATGTCAGAGATGGTATAGGTGTTGTAAGTTCACCTTATCCAATAGATTCCGTTTCATTACAAACCAATAAAGTTTCTGATTATGAGGAAATAAACAATTTAACTAAAAATGTATACGATACAGCTGGTATAGATAGTAATTTATTTAATGGAGACAATAGAAGTAGTACTCAATCTGTAATCTATGGAACAATTGTAGATAGTTTAATGCCATTAAATCTATTAGATAGAATTAAAATATGGTTAAATTATGCTTTTAGTAAAAATTCATCATTAAAGAACTTTCAATTGTGTTTTTGTGATACAACCAAATTTAATAAAGAGGAAAGAATCCAATCTAGTTGCAATAGATTAACTACATGGGCAAGCAAATTGGAATATTTAGGATTATGTGGATATTCACCATTAGAAGCGTTAAATATACTTCAAATAGAAAGTATATTAGATTTTAATAGTTTGATGACTCCATTAGCCAACTCGCATACTATGAATGGTTCTGAAATTGGAGATACTGGTGGAAGACCGAGTGCATCAGAGGAGTCTGGTGACCCGAATAGAATGCCAGAGAGTAGTAATGCTGGAGATTATTAATTTAAGGAGGATTAAATATGAAATATAAAAATCCATTATATATATGTTATGATGCTAAGCAAAAAAATTTTTTAATAAATGAAGGACTTAAATATTATGTTTGTGGATTAAATCCCAATAATCATAAAACATTTTGGGTATTTATGAGAGATAAAGATTTAGATTTAGCATTAAATAAGTGGAATAAAAAATAATTAATAAAATATTAGGAGGAATATATATGTATTTTAATGAAAAGCACAAAGAAAGAGTTGAAAATCGTGGAGACGGATATGTTTATATAGGAAGTTATCATAAAAATGAAACAACTATGGATATGAAGAATGAAAAACATAATGCTACTTATATTAGAGTTAAATGTCCTTATTGTGATGAGGAATATGACGTCGTTAAATATAGTTTTATAAATAGAAAAGATAAATGTACCAATTGCTGTAATGCTTATGAAAATAGTTTTGCCTATTATATTCAACAAGAATTAAAAGAACCTTTAAATAAATACTGGGATTGGAAAAAGAATGAATTAAATCCTTATCTGATTTATAAGGGTGCTAAAAAAATAGTTTATATAAAGTGTGTCAAAAATAATCAACATGGGAGTTATAAAACTACGGGACATCAGTTTTCGAGAGGTGATAGATGTCCGTATTGTAGCACTAGACGAGGTAAAGTACATCCTTTAGATAGTTTTGGTACTTTATATCCCGATAAAGCGAAGTATTGGTCTCCTAATAATGATAAATCTTCTTATGAAGTCACTCCTAAGAGTCATAAAAAATATAAATTTATATGTCAAGAATGTGGAAGTGAATTTGAGAGGGAATTAAAAGTTTTAAATCGAGCTGATACAGGTGTTATTTGCATAAATTGTAATTCTTCACAATTAGAAACAAAAACTAAAAATATATTAGAAAAATATAATATTAATTATAAGACACAAGTAAAATATGAGGGATTGTTAGGATTAGGAAATGGCAATTTATCATACGATTTTTATTTACCAGATTATAATTTATTAATAGAATGTCAAGGAGAACAACATAAATCATGGCAAAAGACCTGGATGTCAAAGAAGGATTTTGAAAGACAATTAGAGCATGATAAAAGAAAAAGAAATTATGCTAAAGAACATAATATTAATTTATTAGAAATTTGGTATTATGACATGGATAATATAGAAGGAATATTAATAAAAGAATTAAATTTAGGATAGGTGATATAATGGATTATAATATTTTATCAACAAATCCTTATAGTAATTATATGTGTAAAGGAATACAACTTTCTAATATACAAATTTTACATGAACAAGGATATAAAGGAAAAGGACAAAGAATTTGTATTATTGATACAGGTTCACATCTTCATTCATTTATAGTTAATAATATTGTAGCAGGTAAAAATTTTACAAATGAAGGAACTTCAGAAGATTACACTGATAAAAATAATCATGGTAGTTTTTGTATAGGTGAGATAATACAAGTAGCACCAGAGTGTGAAGTAGTAGTTGCTAAAGCGTTAAACTCTAAAGGTAAAGGTAGTATAGAAGGTATTATAAATGCTTTTAAATATGCCTTAGAACAAAATGTTCATGTTATATCTATGAGTTTAGGAAGTACCAAAAGTGATGAAGAATTACATGAATTAGTAAAAGAAGCTAATAAACGTGGTATTCTTGTTGTTACTTCAGCAGGTAATGACGGTGATGGAAATGCAGATACAGATGAATATGGATATCCTGCTAGTTATCAAGAATGTGTAAACGTTGGTGCAGTAAATCAAGATTTATCTATTGCAAAATATAGTAATTCAAATAAATGGGTAGATTTGGTGGCTGTTGGAACTGATATTGTTTCAGTATATTTTAACAATAAATGGTGCAAAAGTAGTGGAACTTCAATGGCTTGCCCTATAGTTGCAGGAACAGCATTATTGTTAAGAGAAAAATTTATAAATAAATATGGTAGAATTCCTTCAGAAGAAGAATTATATGCAAGACTTATTAAGCATACTAAAGACTTAGGTATAAGTTCAAAACTTCAAGGTGAAGGATTTTTATATATAAATGAGTAGGTGATATATTATGAATAAATTCATATATGCATTTAATGAAGAAGATAAACATGAACTTTTAAATCAAGGATTAGTGTTTTTATCTGAAGGTATTATAGACAATAAAACTGTTTATATTTTTCTTAATAGTACTAAAGTTAAATTCAGTAATGAAGATAAAAGAAAATTCATGTTTTCTAATAAATTATTTTTCTAAGAAGAAAGGGGGTGTGAATTAGAATTGGGAAATAAACATTTAAAATTATATAGTGAAATGGAAGTTTTTAAATCTTCAAGTGATAGTAGATTTGTAGGATGCAGAATACTTGTATGCCACGACCAAGACAATTTAAATGGTTCTTGGTTTGATTCAGAAACACAAATGAAATGTGCCGAAAAAAGTATTAGGGGTATACCTTTATTGGCTCATGTTTATAAAAATGAAGATGACAAATGGGTTTTAGGTGGACATGATACTAAAATAGAAACTACAGACACCCCAGATGGTTATGATTATCAATTAATATATCTTGAAAAAGCTTATGGATTCGTTCCAGAAGATACTATAATTACACAAGTAGAAAAAGACGGCAAGAAATATTTATCTTGCACAGCATTAATATGGAGAGAATATTCCCAACAATTACTTGATGTATTAGATTCTAATGATGGTACATTAGAGGTATCTATGGAAATAGATGTTGACGATTTCAGCTTTAGAGAAGATGGATTCTTTGAAATAACTGATTTTACTTTTTTAGGTATAACAATGCTTGGTGTAGGTGTTAAACCTGCTATGGCAGGAGCTAACTTATCTCTGTTCACTTGTGGAGATGTTAAAACTGAATTAGAAGAAATGAAGAAAATTTATTCTTTAGAAAAGGGAGGTGAAACAATGGACAAAGAGTTTGAAAATCAAGAAGTTCAAGAAACTGAAGAATTTGAAAATCAAGAGGAAACTCAACAAGAAGATTTCACTCCAGATGAAGAAGAATGTTCTCAAGATAATTCTGAAGAAAAGAAAGAAGATTGTTCAGAAGAGGAAGAAGATAAAGATAAGGAAAATCATTCTGTTGAAGATAACACAGAAGATGAAAAATATACACAATTAAAAACTGCTTTTGACCAATTAAAAGTTGAATATGAAGAATTAAAAACTCAATTAGAAAACATGAGTGATTATGAAGAATTAAAACAATTTAAAGCTGATAGCGATGCTAAACAATTTAAATTAGAAATTGATTCTATAACTGAAAAATATTCTTTAGATACAGAAGATGCTAAAGCACTTCAAGACACAGTATTAAAACATGAAATATCTAAAGAAGAATATGAAGGGAAATTAGCTATAATGTGGGCTAAACAAGTTAAAGAAGCTCAATCATTTAGTAAAACTAAAACTGGAAAGGCTAATTCAATAGGTATAATAAATCCAAATGAAGAATTTATAGATTCTAATGCACCTTACGGTGGTAGATTAGAAAAATGGAGAACTAAAAAATAATAAAACAGGAGGTAAAATTTATGTATCAAATATTAACTTATGTAGAAGATAATTTTGCTAAATCAGCAATATGCTCTACTGAATTAAAAAATGGTGAAGTAGTATTAGTAAAAGGACTAGCTGATTCAACTCTAGCTAAAATAGATGATATAGGAGTTGAAGGTGAATGTTATGAAGTGACAGACTTAGAAGATGACGCTAATAAAATATTAGCTATGGTAGCATCTGACGGTCATAGATATGAAAAAGAAACATCTTATAATTTTGGTGATTATGCAAACACACCAGCTGGAGAAGCAGTGAGAATTTATTTCTTACACAAAGGTATGGTTGTTGATATAGAAAAAACACTTATAGATGGAACTGTTGCTAAAGGAGACCAATTAACTGTTAAAGCTGGTTCACATAATCTTAAAAAATACACTGCTCCAACTGGTGAAGAAGCAGATGCTAAAAGAATAGTAGGGGAAGTTATAGGTACTTCAAACTTAATGGGTAAAGATATGGTGCAAATATTATTCTATTAAGAATAAAATAATTAATAAAATGGAGGTTAAAAGAATGATAGATAACGATGTTAGACAAATGGTAATAGACTTACATAACGGTGTGTGTTCTTATTCAAGAAAAGAAGCTTCAGATGTTATAAGAAATATGATATTTGAAAAAGTAGAACCACTTCCAGAAAAGAAATCTAATTATAGAAGATGGTTAAAAAGAAATGGTAATACAGTATTTGAATTATTAGAAGAATTAATAACTGTAACTCATAACGAAATAACTGTTGAATCTTTTGGGGATTTAGTAGATGTTGACACTTTTGATATAGGAGATAAAAAAGAATTCTTAATTCAAAATGACGAATTGTTCAAAGTTGCTATAATGGCTACTGGTGTCAAAACAGTTCATAGACAAAGAATCTATGATAAAAAGGTAGATACTAAAGCTTTCAGATTAGGCGTTAAAATCTATGCTGAAATGTTTGATTTCTTAAAAGGAAATATAGACTGGACTTTATTTGTAGATAGAGTATCTAAATCTTTTGATAAAAAAGTATGTACTTTAGTTACAAAAACTATATTTGGAGCTTATGATGCTTCTGGAAATCCAAATTTATGTAAAGCATCTAATGACGGTGCTTTATCAACTACTTTAAAAGAAATGATAGCTAAAGTTGCAGATTCTACAGGTCAAGAAGTTCAAATACTAGGAACTAAAACAGCATTAGCTCATGTAAAATCAGATGCGACTTTTGTATCAGATGCTGAAAAAGACGATAGAAGAAATTATGGATATACTCAAGTATTTGAAGGTACTCCTTTAGTTCCATTACCAAATTATTATGATAAAACTACTGGTGCTTTTGAAGTTGATGACGATATGTTATTAATAGTTCCAGTTGGAGAATCACTTGTAAAACTTGGATATGAAGGTGATGTTGAATTGTACGAAGATACAGAAGGAGATAGACAAGACTATCAAATAGAAATGGAAATGAATCGTATGTTACACTTAGGAGTTGCTATAGCTTCTACATACGCAATGATAAAAATATCTGCATAATAATTAATATTTAAATAATATAGCACTACTTTAATTAGTAGTGCTTAATTCTACAAGAAGGGAGAATAAAATGGAAAAAATAAAGAAAACTACTAAAACGAAGACTGTAGATAAAACGGAAGAAATCAAAAAAAAAGTAGAAACAAAAAAAACTAAAAGACAGATAAATATGGAATTAAGAAAAAAACAAGATGAAATATATATTGAAATTTGCAATATGTCTTTTATGAGTGTAATATACATGAATAAAAATGAAGAAACTTATTTTGATTTATATCCAAATGAATATGCTGAATTACCACTATCGGAATTATATGAAGTTGCAACTAAAAATAAATCATATTTTAAAGATTATATGTTGGCAATAACAGATGTTTTATCTGATGAATATACAATAGATAATATAATTGATTATTTAGGTATAACAAGTATATATAATAGTGAAGAAAATCAATTTGCTATGCAAATAGATTCAATATTAAATCTTTCAGATGATGTTTTTGAAAGAGAAATTGAAGGAAGAAGTAATAAATTTATAAGAACTTTAGCTTGTAAAGCTATATTATTAACTAAATCTGAAGAATCTGACTATGAGTTATCAAGAAAAAAAGAACGTGTTTTATGCAGAAAATTAGGAAGAGAACAATTAATAGATATTGATGAATAGAGGTGATTAAATGACACCTGTCACAGAAATTTATGATTTATTTTTAAAACATTTAGGTAAAGATGATTTATTAGAAATAGATGAATCCGTCCTTGAAGATTTGTTAGAATCCTACTTATATGTTTCAATATCTAATTTTGAACAATGCAAACAAGATTTAACTATAGAGGACGGCTATTTTAAATCAGAATTAACTTGGAAAGAAAAGCAAATATTAGCTAAAGGTATGTTAATTCCTTTTGTAGATACAAAAATACTTAATAGAGATGCGTTAACTATTCATATAACAGATAGTGAATATTCTATTAAGTCACCTGCAACCTTATTGAATAACCTTTTGAAAACTAGAGAAATGTATGTTAAAGAATTAAGAAAGTTAAGAATAGGTTATGCCACAAGAGGAGTTGACATAAATGAGTAATTACTTTGAAAAATATAGAAAAAGAAATCTAAAAGATTTTAATACAATAGAGGAAAAAGAAAGAAATGATATGATTAACGACTTTGAGTTTTACTTAACTAAAGAGGCTCGAAGTGCTTATGAAATCCAATATACGAGACCAGATGAATTAATAAATAAAGAAACTAATTCACATGAAAGAATGGTTATAAAAGACATTGCCGATAATGATAAAACAGCATTTGATGAAAAATATTTAGTTTGTAGATTAGAATGTCCTGTAGATGTAGGTAGCTATATATATTGGAATAAATCATATTACATATTAGAATTTGAAGAAGTAATAAGTACAATGACTCATAAAAAGTATACATTAAAACGATGTAATGAATGGTTCAATATTGGATACAAAGGTGAAATTTATAGAATACCTGTTAATATTACAAACTTAACAATGTATTCTAAAGGTATTCACGATTATAAATATATTTCTAACCTAGATGCAAAAAGAACAGTTTTGGTAGGTGCTAATCCTATAACTTCTAGTTTAAGAGTCGGTGCAAGACTTATGGGTAAAGATAGACAAGCCTATAAAATAACTCATAAAAATGATTTTGAATATACCAGAAGAGAAACTCCAGGTGATGGATTAATTAAATGGTTGTTACTTGAAACTACTCAATTAGTTGAAGACGATGACGATAACTTAGTTGCTTATAATCCTTTTTATGACTCGTCTGTTAAATCTGGAGAAATAGAAGGAAATGATAAAATACATATAGGTGAAGATTTAATTTATAAAATTCAATATGACGAAGAAGTAAATTTTGAATTAGATTTTGATTATGGTTTTTGTAAAATTACTAATGCAAATAATAAAGAATGTACTATATCTGTAGATTTAGATTTTGATATTATTGGAGAAGTTATTACTTTAATAGCAAAAAATAAGAATGGTGAAACTATAGATATTAAAAATATAACAATAAGAGGATTGGGGGCATCTTAAAATGGGCAAGTTAATAACATTTCCAGATAGATATATAAATAAAGTGGGAACTCTTTTAATGCTTGATGATACAATTAATAAAATGTTGTATTATACAAACACCACTGAAGATGATATTTTATCTCTACCTAAAGTAAAAGAGCCTATAAAGAACCTTAATGATAAAAAAATATTTATAGACCGTAGAGTTAATAAACTCTTTGACGCTATATTTGAATCTGATTGTTATATATTTTTAAATATGTATAAAGATGAACCAGCTTCTTTAAATAATGGTAAAACCTCTTCATTTATAAGTTCTTTTAGATTAGATATAGGTGTAGTTTGTCACAATAGTTGTTCCAATACATTAAATGGTTCAAGAGATGTTATCATTTACAAAAGAATAAATGAAATTCTTAGAGAAGATGAAAGATTAGAGGCTATTGGAAAACCAATTATAGGAACTACATCACAAAATTATTCAATACCAATTGATTATAACACTTATATAACAAGTGTTACAGTGAGATATTTCAATGAAATGTAAATTCACTAAAGAGTTATTATCTGGTAAAGATATTGATTTAAAAGAATTTAATTTAGGCATTATTAAACAACCCAAGGTTCAAACCTTTATAGAGGTGGTAGATAGTATAGAATTTATAAAACCTTTTTATATGGTTCGATATTGGAATAATAATGGTGCTTTTGAAGAAGTGGAAATGCCTTTTAATATATATTATACTTTATCTCAAAAGAATAAATCTTTATTAATAGATTTAATATTATATCTTATGATTTTATATGATACGAAAGATATAAAGTTAAAAAATTGTGGAGATAAAGGATATAGTATATTTATTAAATCTCAAGATAATATTGAATCTTTTATAGACGATAGTAATTTTAATATATTGTCTAAAATTGTTTTAGAAATAATGTATTATGATGAACCTAAAAAAGAAATCAAGCAAAAGATTGAAGGTTCGGCTGAAGATATAGCATTGTTTGAAAAGTATGAAAAAGAATACAAAGAAAAACAAATAAAAAGAAATGCTATATATTTTGAAGAAATAGTAAGACAAGTGATACATACAAGAAAAACTACGTATGAAGAAATAAAAAATTGGACTGCTTGGCAATTACAAGACACTTATAAATCAATGAAAGCAATGGAAGATTGCGAATTGGCTTGGAAACTTGCTATTGCAGGAGCATATAAAGGTAAAGAAATTCCTCCTTGGTATATGGGTACAAGACTAATGAGGGATGAATAAATAATTAATAAAACGGAGGTAATGTGAAATGGCACAAGAAACTTTATTCGTAATAGAAGGTGCTATGCAAGGTAAACTTCATCCAAACGGTGAAACTGGAACAGAAAAAGACGTAGCGTTAGATTATGTAAATGCATTTAATTTAGGTCAATCAGAAGATACTTTAAATGCTAGAGCTGATGGTAAAAATAAAATAACATTAAAAGCAAATAAAGCTATGACTTTCACAGCAGAAATGGAAGTTATGAATTTTGATATGTTTTTAATTACTTTAGGAGCTACAAAAGATGCAGAAGGTAAAGTACATATAGGTGATTCTCCATCTACTACTTATACTTATACAGGAAAAATGAAATTAAAATTCCCAGACGGTACAAGAAAAATATTAAATGCAACAATAGCTAATTGTACTCCACAAATAACTGAAGACTTTGGTACAAGTTCATTAGATTTACAAACTTATTCTGTAACTTTTGATATAGGTACTGATACAAATGGAGATTTTATGACATTTGAAGAAGATAAAACAAGTGTGTAAAAATAATTAATAAATTTTAACTTATGGGGGCAGAAATGTCCCCATATTTTTTTATATACTTTTGTAAGAGTATTTGGATTAATGGTTTTACGAAAGTATATAAATTATATGGGGGCAATAAACACCTCCAATAAAATATACAAAAGGAGGATAATTAAATGGGCGATAAAGTGAAAGTCAGAGAAGGGAATGATGGTTACTCTTATCCATACACTTCCCCAGATTTAGTTATAGATAAAAACGGAAAATCAAATACAAAGAAATTTGAAGAAATTGATTCGCAATTTAAAGATATTGTGAATCTAAATTTTATTGACTATGGTGGGGATAAAAACGGTTTAGATAATAGTAAAGTTCTTGAAAATATAATAAATAAGTTTTCAGATGAAATTTTGGTAACTTTACCAAAAGGAACTTATTTGATAAGCGAAACTATTACAATCCCTTCCAATATATCTTTTAAATTTAATATGGGTGCTAAAATAAAAATTGCTACTAATAAAAAAGTTATAATAAATGGAAAAATTTTTGCTGGAAATTATACTATTTTTGATGGTGAGGGTATTGCAGATATCCATCTATCTTCCACTCCAATTGTTTTAAGTTGGTATTCTGGTGATAGTTTTAATATAAAATGGAATAAAATAAAACAAACATTGGAAAGTTGGAGAAACTATGAGCTTATTGTGCCTAAACCATACCCTAATCAAGAGGGGGCAAAACAATTAAGTGATAATGATATAAATTGGTGGGTGTGGAAATTAACTGAACCTTGGGTTTTAGATGATAAATGCAACCAAGCTATAATAAATATGTATGGGGAATTAAGTTGTGATGGGATTGTTTCAGCGGGATTGTTAATAGATGATGTAGAAAAACCCGAAAATATATTATTTCCACTTGGAATAACAATAAGAGGTGTAAATAATACAGATAATTATTTTACAACTGGAATTGAAATTAGAGGTACTGCTAGATTAATATTCAATGGAAAAGTTGATATACAGTATTGTGATTATGGATTAGTTGTTGGGGGAAGTAATCAAAAAAGAGAAGTTGGTCAACTGTATTTTGACTATCTTCATATAGCTTTTATAAAGACTAGACATATTATATTAGATGGAAATAAAATGCAAATAATAGGAAATAGATTTAGAGATGTTGTTTTAGAAAGGGTCATAAATGATAATCAAGATTGTATAAGTGTAAAAGGAAATTGTAAAAATAATATTTTTGACTGTATTCAATATCTAACGGGAACAGATAATGATGATACAACAGAAAGTGCTAAAGATGCAAGAAATATAATCGTATTACAATCTACCAATACGGGTCATCCTGTAGCAAATGAGATTAGAAAAATATACGCAACAAATATTACAGGATGTGGAATAAAAATAGAAGATTTAAGTAATGGAACAGAAAGCAAAGTAGAGGATACTATAATAGGTTATATAAATTGTGATGGTGGTACGGGAATAGATATCAATTATTGCAAAGGAACTAAAGTTACTTGTGCAAGTAATGGAGCTATGACACATAGAATAAGAAGTAATTCAGAATATACATCAATGAATATTGGAAATAGAAGTGGTAAAATTACAGATGAAGGAAGTTTTACAATAATTAATAATTTTGTTAATGTTGGTAAAGTTAATGAATTACCAAATACAGTTGGGAGTAAAATTGGAAATCTAGTTTGTTGTGATAAAAAAATATATTTAAGAATTTCTGAAACAGGAATAGCGAGTAATGATTTTATTTTATTGTCTTAAGTTCGCAATTTAAAAATATTGTGTACTTAGTATCGAAATGAAATTGTAAGAGTGGTGTTAATTTACCACTCTTTTTATATAAAAATTAATAAAGGAGGATGATTAAATGATTAATATAGATAAAGATTATTTAATTACCGTAGATTTAAAAAATACAAAAGTTAAATCCGATAAAACTATATTTTTCTATAATACAGATTTAAATATATGTAATATTTTTATAAAATTAATTTGTACTGATGAAGATAAAACCATACCAGATGATTTAATCGTTGAATTTGCAGTATTAAAACCAGAGACAGATGAATTTAAACCTTTAGACGCAACATTAATATCTAAAGAAGATTTATTATATCAAGTTGATTTAACTACAGATTATTTTGATATAGTTGGTAAATATTCATGTGAAATAAGAGTTTCTGGAACAATAGAAAATGAATTAAAATGTTTTACATCTGAAGAATTTGATTATGTAGTTAAACCAAATATAACTGCTAAGTTAAATAAAAAAATAAAAAATGATAAAAATCTACCTATATTAGAAAAATTAATAAAAGATGTTAAAGAAATAACCAACGGAATAAATAAAAATGAAATTCAGATGAAACGAGATGAAAATTTAGTTGGTGATAACAAAACTATAGTAGGTGCAATAAATCAGTTAAGAGAAGATGTTAATTCTGGAATCGGTGGAGGAACTGTAGATTTAACAAATTATCAAAAGAAAAATGATGAATTTTTAAATACCGACGAAAAAACAATTACTGGTGGGATAAATGAAGTAAATAATAAAATAAAGAAAGTACAAGAGAGTCAAATTGAACTTGATGCTAAAATATGGGATATACAAAATCCTTTTGATATTTCATCCTTTTCAGTAACACCAAATATATCACAAATGGGTAGTACTGTTAGTCCTAAATTAACATGGAACTATACCCATAGTACAATAAAAAGTCAAACTATTAATAATGCAACTGTTGAGAATACATTAAGAACGAAAACATTCACAGCAGTTACTACAACAACTACTTATACTTTAGCTGGAATATCTAATAGTGGTGTTCAAAAATCAAAGACTGCTACTATTACATTTGCTAATGGTGTTTACTATGGAAAATCTACTACAACAACTTATGATAGTGTTTTGATTAGTGGATTAACAAAACAATTATCTAATTCAAAGAATAGAACCATAACAGTAAATGCAGGAGCTGGAGAATATATATTCTATTGTGTTCCTAGTAGATTAGGTACTTGTAGTTTCAACGTTGGTGGTTTTGACGGAGGATTTAGCAAGGTGGCAACTGTAAACTTTACTAACAGCGATAACTATGCGGAAAACTATGATATATATAAATCAGATAATGCAAATTTAGGGACTACTAATATAACTATAAAATAAAGGAGGTAAATAGTATGGGTATTGAAATAATAGGAAAACTTACTCAAAAGAATAATGGCGACTTTAAATTAGTTGATTTAGAGAATGTTGACTATGACGGAACTGGCAAAAGTGCTAAACAAGAACTAGAAAAGAAAATAGAAGAAGCTAAAAATAGCTCAGATACTACTGCAATAAAAGCTGATATTCAAACTTTAAAAGATAATGCAATAAATTTAATTGAAGATGAAACATCTATGGAGGGAATAAAAGATAACGAATATCCCTCATTAACTACACAGGATAAAACATTAATAGGTTCTATTAATGAAGTTAATTCGCAATATAAAGATATTGCGAACTTATTTACCACAGAACAAACCACTAATTCTTATAAAATAAAGTGTGGAAACAAAGTAATAGCAGAAATACCTATTGGAGGTACTACACCTGTTGAACCTGTCGTAACAAAATATACTATAACAAATACACTATCTAATGCAAGTAATAATAATAACGCAACCGAAATAGAGGAGAATCAATCTTATACTGCAACTATTACTGCTAGTGAAGGATATTCTATTAATAGTGTTACTATTACTATGGGTGGTACAAATATTACCGATAGTGTGTATAATAATGGAAATATTAATATACCTAAAGTTACCGGTAAAATTGTTATAACCGTAAAATGTACAGAAATTGTTCAACCTACAAGTTATTCTATAACAAACAATTTAACTAATTATACAAATAGTAATACTAATAAGTCTATTACTCCAAATACTAAATATGTAGCTAAATTAGAACCTATTTTGGAGTATGAACCAAATACACTTTCTATTAGTATGGGTGGTAAAGATATTACTAATGAAGTTTATGATAAATATGAGAGAACAGCTACAATTAATTCTGTTACTGGAGATATAATTATAAATGCAAATGGGGCAAGTATACAAAATGAAACTATTATAGATGGTAATGTTTTAACTTTACAAAGGTCGCACGCTACCCAAGTAGATTTTTCTTATGGTAATAGTGTAACTACATCTTGTTCTACAAGTGAATATATTGAAGTTAATTCAGAAGAAATTGTTATATCTGCGGGATATAAGGGATTTGTTTTATCAATTATTTGTTATGATGAAAATAAAAAATCATTGGGGGCTATTACTGGTGATAGATATAATGTTGTTTATCTACCTTGGAATGAAAAGAAACGTTCTATGTGCCTTAAAGAAGGAACTAAATTCATTAAATTAGGTTTTCAAAAAACAAATAATTATACTTGGGTTTATAATATTCAACCATTATATAAAAATGCTATTAACGGTTTTATAATTGTTAATAATAAAAAATATACTTTTACTCCATATTGTGATAATTCTATTACTGGTATAGGAAATTATAAAGTTGATGGAAACTTTCTTACTGATAGTAATGAAATTAAGGTTACTTCATATAATATAGCTGTTAATTCTACTGTTTTATTACATCCTGTTACATTACCTTTTGGAGATAAGTCTTTTTATGATATAGAGTTTATATGTGATAAAAATAATGCAACAATAGATAGTCTTGGAAATGTAACAAGATTGTCAGATAAAGAATTTACTGTAACTATAAAAACCACAAACGTTGGAAATAGTTATACTACAGATGTTATATTTGAGGCGTTAAATGTTGAAAGTGTAAATTCAATAGATGCATTGAATATGGGTGTTGGTGAAACATATTCTATACCATATTCTACATCACCAGTAATAAATTATTCAGATAGTGTATCTTTAGAAAAAACAAATACTGACGATATAATAAAAATTAATGATGATAATAGTATTACTGCATTAAAAGATGGTACTTCTAATGTTAATATTGTTGCAAAGAATCTTACTAAAACCATTCCTGTGGTAGTAGGTAAAGAAATTTCTAGTACAGATGAGGAGTATCTCTAACTAAAGAGTTAGCAAAAAAACAGAATAGGAACATCAATGAAATATTAATAGTTAACCCTATATCTCAAATGTATATTGGTGATGAATATGTTTTATGGGCAGTAGGATTGCAAGATGAATCAGAAAATCCTTTTAAATGGGATATGAGGTGTGATAATAATAGTGTTTCTATAACATCCTCTAATACTTCTGTTATATCTTGTCAATTTGGTGTGCTCTTTGCAAATTCTATTGGAACAGCCACAATAACTGTAAAATATGTAGGACAAAATATTTCAAAACAAATAGAAATAAATGTGGTAGAACGTCCCGATATAAATTCGGATAATTTAAAAGTGTTGAATGTTGATTTAAATACTTACAATTTAAATAATACTGGTAAAAGTGATAGTGGTATAGCTAATACACAAGGTATTATAAATGTTTTTAAATATGCGTCAGAAAATAATTATGATAAAGTTGTTTTCCCTACTGGAACTTATAATGTTCAAGGCGATGTGGGAAGTATTTCTTATCCAAGTAATATGACAATTGATTGGAATAATTCTATTATACAATTAGAATTTAGAAAAAATAAAAACATAGCGGATTGGCATGGTATTAGAGCAGGTAATGAATATGCATATAAAATGTTTAATATTGAAAATATTGAAAATTTAAATGTTTTAAATGGTAAATTTTATGCCGAGAATTATATAAGTAGTAAAAAATATCATATTGAACAGGAACAAACTTTAGAACTTACTGGAAGTAAAAATGTTAATATTGTGAATTGTGAATTTTCATATTCTCCTGGTTTTAATGTTGGATTAGGATATAAATTATATACACGTATACCTTTTAAATTGAGTAATACTGAAATGGGTGGGTATACAGATATTGGTAAAAATAATGATAGTATTTCAACTAGGTTTAGATGTAAGGATTATATAGACATTTCTTCTTTACATAATTATAATACTAACACATTTGGTGTAGGTTGTATGCAAGGTTATGGCGGATATGCCTATGTTGTTGGCAGAATATATAATATATATTTCTTCGATGAAAATAAACAATTCGTTTCTAAACTTAATAATTGTTTACAATTTGAATATTATGAATTTCCTTCTACCGCAAAATATTGTAAAATAGAGTTTTATCAAAACTACCTTCCTACTGCGAGTGACCCCGATTTTGGTGGTATTGTACACATTTTTGCAGTTGGTAAGTTGGAAGATGTTACATTTAAAAATTGTAAATTTCAAGAAACTATGTCTACTGGTATGAGTCCTCAAGGTGGTAATAATATAATATTAGACGGTTGTGAATTTGTAAATTGCGGTTATTATGACCCTGCGTCACATATAGACTGGGAAGATGGGGGGCAACATATTCACGGTCATATAGTTAAAAATTGTAAATTTATTTGTAATAACGGGCAAGTTAAACAAGTAATATCTGTAAAAAGTAGAAATATTGCAATGTTTAATAATGAATTTCAAGATACAACTTTAGATTTTAGGGTAGATAGTGAAAATTATAGAATATTTAAAAATAATTGGACTACGAATAAAAGTGGTTGTACAAAAATGGTATTCAGTGCAAAAACTGATGCAGTTGTAGCATATAACAGTTATATTAAAGGAATCCCTTTTAACATAGGAACAACATATGGAGATAATATCATTTGGAATTTTAATAATATAGAAATTTAGTTCACAATTTAAAAATATTGTGAACTTAATGTGAATTAATTGCATAATAAAAAATTAAAAATGAGGTGATAAAAAAAATGTCAAAAAATATAAAAACTAGAAAAGGTAAAGACGGATTTAATTATCCTTATACCTCACCAGATTTAGTTGTAGACAGTACAGGAGAGAGTCAAACTACAAAAAATAATAATATGAAAACAGATATTCAAACCTTAAAAGATAATGAAGTAACCTTAGTTAAAGACGAGACATCTATGGAAGGTGTAAAAGACAATGAGTATGATACACTAACTACACAGGATAAAACATTAATAGGCAGTATAAATGAAGTTAATGCACAATATAAAGATATTGTGAATGAGATAGATGGAATAAATAAACTTTATATCAATTTATCAAAATTTGGAGTGAAACCATCCAGTCAAGTTAGTTATGATGAAACTACTAAAACTTATAATTTATCAGATTGTTCTGATAAAATAAAAGCCACATTAGATAATAAAGAAAATGTAGTAATAATTTTTGAAAAGGGTAATTATTTAATAGATAATACTATTATACTACCTAAAAATACAAAGATTATAGGAAATGGAGCAAATATATATATAAATCCAAAGGAAACAAGTTTTACAGTATTTGCAATAAATAATGATAATTGCTGTATAGAAGAATTAAATTTTTACAGTCAATTAGAATATAAAAATACATTAAAAGAATTTGACGCAAGTGCGATAGTGTCTAATATTTGTGGAATAACAATAGTGAGTAATACAACTAATAAAATTTTAAATAATTGCGTAAAAAACTGTAAATCAAAAAACTTAAGTTTTCTTGTCTCTAATATGAAAGCAGATAATACAATTTTATCTGATTTAGTTATAGATGAAGCGTATTTTGGTATATATAGTGACAATTGTAATAATTTAAAAATATTAAATACAAAAATTACAACTCAAACTAATACAGATATATATGGTCATGCTATATATTTAGGATACAATAGTAATAATGTAGTAATTGATAATAACGATTTACGTATGAATGGTACAGGGTCAAACATAATAAAATGTGGGTCTAATGACGGTGCCGTAAATAATATAATTGTAAAAAATACTAAAATAAATGGAATTATTACAAGTACCTTATTTTATTTGCATAATTCATCTGATTGTAGATTTATAAACTGTGATATAGAAGCTGTTGGTAATAATGCTACATATGCTAGATTATTACAATTTAATGATAATTCAAAATGTGAATTTATAGATTGTAATTTCATCCTGGATAGTTTTGAGAAAATAACCCAAAACTATTCTTATGTTAATAATTCTATAATATTTAAAAAATGTTCCTTAAGAATACTTAATTCAATTAACAAATATTGTACTTTTAGATTAGTTGCAGGGAGTAAAAAATTACAATTTATTAATTCTATTATTGATTATAGTGGTACTAATAATTATGGCATGAATATTATAAGTGAAGATATATATTCTGTAGATTTATATAATAGTATAATAATGGTTAATAATTTATATCATTTTGGATGGAATGCAAAAAACGGGGTTAAGTATACGAAAACTAATTCACCTCATTTTTTAATGACAAATGGTATAATAGAAAATATTGGAAATAAAAGAACTTCTAGTATGATAGGATATGTAACCACAGGTTCATATACACCCGATATTATATTGAATAATATATCTTGTATAAACTGTATAGAAAATAATAGTGATATAAATATAAAATTTACAGATGCTGAAAAAGATTATAGATATTATAATAATGTAATATCTATTTAAAAATATTATGTATATAAATTAAAAAAAATCATATAATATAAACGTACACAAAACCAGCTGTGTATTAACTCTAATTACTATTTGTATAATGTGTGGAAATAGGAGAGGATTAATTTCTTCTCCTATTTCGTTGTATGAAAAGATGAATAAAGAGAGGAAAGATATTAAAAATAATTAATAAAGAAGGGAGATTAAGGAATGAAATTAAGTGATTTAACATTAGATATGATTAGAAGTTCATATGATGTGGAAGTAAATAACGAAATAGAAACTGTTTTAGTTTATAATATATTTGGTGAGAATAGAAATGAATTAAAAGAAAAAATATCTAAAGGACTAGAACAAGGATTAGAAGAAAAAGCATTAATGGAACTTATATACAAGGAAGCATTTGAATTGGCTACTGATTTAGAATTAGACGAAGATTTAATAGAATCAATAAATAAAGGTAAAAAAGAATTAATGTTTATTGCACAAGATGTAGACGAAATAGTAAGTGAAATTGTTATAGAAGTAATGTTAGAAAAACAAAATCTATTAGCAAATATGACTTCATTAACTTTAAGCAAAAGAATATTATTAGAGGCTGAAAAATTAGAAATATTAAATAAACAATGTGAAAAATTGGAAGAGGAAATACAAGAAATGAAAAAAGGTGATTAATTTGGTTGTAAATGATATTGAAAGTGCAGTCAATTATATTAAATCCGTTGTTTCTACTGCTATGACACCTATGGCAAATAAAATGGTAGAGATAATGCAACGAGAAGTAAATGAACAAATATATGCTGACCATGAACCATCTGTATATGAACGTACAGGACAAATGGGAGAAATAGCACAAATATCGAGTATTGATATGAATTGTGCTGTAGTAGAATTTCAAGATAATGGAGATTGGACAAGTGTATTAACGGGAGAACATTTCTTTCCAATTATAGGTTGGGAAGCAGGTAAAGTTTGGAGTTTTAAAAGTGATTCTACGGTTGCTTATTATCCTCCAACAACGATTATACCAGATTCACAAGTTAAAATAGCTCAACAAATACCAACTGAATTAAAAAGATATTTAATAGAGCAAGGTTTAGATGTTATATAGAAAGGCAGGTGAGATTAATATATGGCAGATTTAACTATTAGATTAAAAACTTCTGTAGACGGAAGTGGAGCAGAACAAGAAGTTGCAAAACTGAAAGAGAAATTAGAAAAAAAAGAAGTTAATCTGAAATTTGATACAACAAAAATGAAATCTCAAATGGAGGAACTTCAAAAAGTATTAAATAATGCTTTTAAACTTAAAGACGACCAATTAAACAATCTTAAACAGATACAGAATACTTTGAAAGAAATAAATTCTTTAAGTAAAGACGTACAGAAAAATTTATTTGGTAATGGTTCTACTAAGACTTCTACTGGTAATAAAGAATTAGATAATACTATAGCTAAATATAAAGTTTTACAAAAACAATCAGAATCACTTCAAAAACAAATGTCTAAAACTATAAATACTCAAGCTTATAACGAGTTAGAATCTAAGTTATCAAAAATTAACAGTGAGATGCAATCTACTGCACAAAAAATGGACAACTTAAAAAATAAATCTAATATAGATATAAGTAGAGATTTAATAAGTTCATTTGATAAAATTCAACAAAAGGCTAATAACACCTCTGAACAAATTAATAATATGTTCAAAAATAAAAACTTAACAAGTTCACAGGTGGGGCAACTTCAAGAACTTCAAAATAAAATCAATAATGTTAAAGGTGCTGATTTAAGTCAAATATTAAAATCCGACAAGGCATATGAACAAATACATAATTTAAATGCAGAGATTAGTAATGTGTCGGTATCATTAAAAGGGTTGAACGGCTCAATTACATTCACCGATAAGATAAATACATCTGTTGCTAAGTTAGAATCTTTTAAAACTAAACTTGCTGAATTAGGAACGAGTAAATTTGCTAATACATCTGGAATACAAGAACTAATAACTCAAATAGAACAATATCAATCAAAATTACGAAATATAGACCCTAATACAGAAGGTGCTAAAGCTGAATTTGATGGTTTAAAAGATAAAATAGCACAATGTGAAAATAAATATAAACAATTTGAAAGTGAAATTTCCACTAAAAGAGCCAATGTAAAATTTGATGCAGATTTTAATAAAGTATCTCAAGATTTAACAAACTTAACAAGAAGATGTCAAGAGTTAGGAGCTTCGTCATCTAAAATAGAAGAATTTAGACAAAGATTGCAAACGATAGCTAATATGAGTAATTTAAAAGATAGAGATGCAGAGTTAAAAGCGTTAACTAAAGATGTGAGTACTTTTTCTAGTAGTTTATCTAATATTAACGGAAATGGTATAAATGGTGTTGCTAATGGAGCTAGAAGTGCAACTCAAGCAATGAATATATTAGGAAATGCAACCAAGAAAACGTCTGGATTTTTCAGTAATTTAGCCTCTATGTTATCAATGTATTCAATACCAAATATGATTGGTAGACTTATCACTCAAGGTATATCTTCAATTCCTAGTACTATTATTGATACAGATACGGCTATTAAAAAATTATTAAAAGTTGCACCAGACACCTTTACAGGAACAGCCAAGCAATTAGATTGGTTAACTCAAAAAGCAAGTGAGGCAGGTCAAGAGGTTGCCAGAAGTAGTATTGATATAATTGATTCCACTGCCGAGGCATTACAATCTGGTTTCCATAATGTCAGCAAAGCTTTACAATATGCTAAAAACGCATCTATGTTTGCCAACGTTATAGATACAAGCCAAGCAGATGCAGATAAATACTTGAAATCAACATTAGCATCTTATGGTGGTGTTGCAAACTCATTAGATAAAGTCACAATGAAAGTCAAAGGTAACACCAAAGAAACTACCAAAATGATGCAAATGATGGATATGGTCAACTATGCAAACAACAACTATGCTGTTACAGGTAAAGACGTATCTGAAGCAATGATGCGTTCATCTTCTGTTGCGAAAACATTAGGTGTTAGTATGCAAGAGTTGGTTGCTATTATAATTGCAGGGCAAGAACCATTACAAAATGCAAGTAAATTAGGTAATGGTTTAAAAACAATCATGCAAAACATGGCAGGTTGGAAAACAAGTGCCAAAGACGGTAGCATTTCAATGAATAAAACAGCAATGGCTATAGAAAAAATAACTGGAATTGATATGCACGATTCAAATGGTCAAGTTAGAGATTTCTATGACATCATGGGCGATATAGCAGGAATGTGGGATAAATTAGATAAAAAAAGTAAATCTTCTGTAGCTGAAGCGATTGCAGGAAAAAACCAGTTGAACGTTTTCACAGCAATAATGAGTAACTGGAGTCAAGCAGAAAAATTCTTAAAAGAATACGAAAATGGCGACACTTTCGGAAGTTCAATGAAAGAAAATGCGAGATATATAGACTCTGTGCAAGGGAAACTTACATTATTGCAAGAAAAATGGAGAAGTATAATTAATACTGCCGTAAGTGGTAATACGGCAAAACAATTTTTAGATATTGGTATAACTGTATTAGATATAATAGATAAGATTATTAAAAAATTAGACGATGCAGGAGTAGCACTTCCCGTAATAGCAGGTGCAATTTCTGGTCTTTTTCAATCATTAAAATTTAGTCGAAGTGGTGGATTTGAAGCATTAATTAATCAAGAAAGAAGATTAAAAGCTGAAGCTTTGAGTACAACTACTGCGTTAGAAGGACAAGCCACTGCAACACGACAAGCATCTAGTGCTACAATGATTGGAACTACTAATCCAGGATTTTTAGCAACAATGAAAGAAGGATTTCAAGCTAGTTATCTTGGAAAAACTATAAATGTAATGAGAGGAATAGGTACTTCATTTAAAGAGGCTCGTCAATCATCTGGAGTATTTGCCTCTGGATTAACAGCAGTTAGAAGTGCTTTAGCAGGTGTAGAGGCTAAAGCATTAGGGACAAAAATAGCTTTAGGAGCTATGAATTTAGCTATGAGTGTTGTAAATATGGGTATAGGTATGCTTATATCATTTGGCATAGGTAAAGTTATTCAACATTTTACAGACGAGGCTAATAGACTTAATGACGCTTTAGAAAAAAATGCAGAAAATATAACCAATTTAAATAATAAAGTAACTAGCTCAACAAAAGCAAAAACAAATCTTTCAAATATTAGAGACGAATATAAAAAATTATATGATACGGTAGATAAAACTTCTGAACAGCAAGAAAGATTTAAAGAGTTACAGCAACAAATAATTGATATTTGTGGAGAAGATATAGTCTTGGGTTATGATAAAGATAATAACCCGATTTTATCAATGGGTGGAGATATTGATAAATTAATTGCAAAATATGATAAATTAATCAAGAAACAACAAGAGGCTTTGAATCAAGAATATAAAGACCAACAAAGAAATGCTACAGACAAAATGAATGAAGGACAAGGATTTGCTGGTAAAGATGGGGCTTTCAATAAACAAGCAATTAAGGAATATAATAGACAAATAGAAAACATCAGAAAAAAGAAAAGTGAACTTAACAATACATTTACTCAAACAGGTGATTCAGCATGGCTAGAAGATTATTCAGAAAGACTTGCTAAATTAAGTGATGCCTATGCTAACGCTAAAGAAGCGGTTGTAGATGCCGAGGCAAAAATAAGTGCGGAATCTCAAAAAATAAATAAAGGTATAGTAAATTCCTTAGAGGTGGGCGATGGTTTTAGTAGGTTAAAAAGTGATGTTCAATCTGAAATGATAGAAGTTGTAAACGCATTAGATTTTTCTCAATTAACAAGTGGACAACAAAGTTTATTTGAATCAAATATGAAAAAAATGTTTGATTCTGGAACAATAGATAAATCAATAAGAAAATTGTATGATTTACAACAAGCATATGCGGACACAAGTGACATTACTGCTTATGAACAAGGAATTGAAAAATTAATCCCTTCTTTAGCTAAATTATGGGGAGTAAATGAAGACGTAGCTAGAAGTATGGTGGAATTACCAGAAAGTGCTAAAATGGCTCAAAATGCTATGGATGCTTATTTACGTTCTTTTGGTAAAAACATAAACATGACTGATAAAGAAACTAAAGATTTAATGGCAACATGGGATGCTTACAATAATTTTCTCGAAGATTTAGGTGGTCTTGATACAGTAGAAAAAGACGGAAAAATGGTTTATAACATCAAAGAAGTTAAAGCCACTTTAGAAGATAGTAGTTTGCCCGATAAAGTAAAAGATTTAGTTAATAAATTAATGGATGACGGTGAATTTTCTTTAGACGATATGGAGTTAACAGCTAAATTATCTCAAATTTATGTAGAAGATGATGAAGAAACTAGAAATAATTTAATTCAAGACGTTCAAAATCTTGTAGATAAACAATTTGGAAAAGGTAAAATAGACGTAGGTAAATTATTTGTTACAGGAGAATATGCTGTATCTGATGACGATAAAAAGAAAATAGATGACGCTTTTGCGAGTTTTAAACAATTTGACGGAAAAGATGAAATAGTAAAAACTTTAAGAGCGAATATAGAAAATACTGACCAAGTTGAAAATTATGCCAAATTAATGGATAATTTAAGAGGTAAAGATAAAGACATTGAAACATTCTTTAAAAATAACATTGAAGATTTATCTAAATTAGAATCTTATGAAGACATGATTCAATGGGTATTTAACCATCCAGAAGCAGTAACAAGTTGTCATATAAATGTTTTAGGTGAAGATACAATAAAAACTGCTAAAGCTGAAATAGATAGTCTATTAAATGAAAAAGATGAAAAAGACATAAAAGTAAAAATAGATAAAGCTTTAGCTCAAGGTGACATAGCAACCATAATGGACTTAATAGGGCAATTACCAGCAGAAAAACAAATTGAAGTTGGAGTAGCATTATCTAACGCATTAGATGAACTTGGAACTGTAGATGCTATACAATTAAAAAATAAAGTTGTAGATGTTACCGTAATGGCTTTTCAAGCATTACAGCAACTTTATGCGTTGCAAGGATTAAAAATTCCAGAGAAATATATTAAAATAATTAGTAATAGTGCCGATGTAGCAAGCAAATTAGCTAGTTTAAAACAACAAATAAAAGAAATACCACGAAGTATATCAATAATGGCTACTTTAACCTATACAGAAAAAGGTAAATCAAAAGTTCCCCATAGTGGAAAGGGAAAATCAGTAATGTGGGGAGATTCTATAGGTGAATTTTCTAATATAGAAGATAATCCTTATTCTGTAGAGCAATTAAGTGCTACACCAATGGTGACTTCACAACCTGTAGTAACTGCAAATGATATAAACACAACAACTCCTACTTCAGATAGTTCTGGTGGAATAAGTACCTATGCTACGAGAGATTTTAATAGCATAGGTGATATAGAAACTGCTTTAACCCCTATAAGTCTTAAATATCAAGATGTATTAGATATGATTGAATACTCTGTAGAGCTATTTAAAGAGTTGCAATATAGAATTGAAACAGTAACTAAGAAAACTTCATTGTTAGATAAACAAATGGAAAAAGCGGTAGGTACTGAAAAAATTAAATACCTTAAACAAAAAAATAAATTATTAGAAGAACAAGCAAAACTTCAAAAGGAATATTATGACGATTTAATTTCTGAAAGAGAAACACTTCAACAAAAACTTCAAAAAGAAGGATTCAAATTTAATGAAGATGGGAATATGACTAACTATGAAGAAAAATTATTAGCTATGCAAAAAGAATATAAACGACTTCAAGATGTAGCTGATAAATCTTCTAAGAGTAGCTCTTCTAGTGGTTCTTCAAATAATACAGCAAGTGATAAAGCTAGTAAATATAAAGAAGAATTGGATAAACTTACAAACTTAGCTAATAAATATTATGATATACAACAAAGTGATATATTTAGTTGTGAAGAACAATGGCAAGAAATGAAAAATACAATTAAAGAAAATAATGACGAAATTGAAAAACTAACTAGAGAAGATAAATTGTATAAATTTAGCAACGCCATAACTCAATTAAAAAATCAATTCGATATACTAGGAAATAAAATTGATATAATAGATGTTAAACTAGAAAATTCAAATGGAGTAGATACAATTAAATTGACAGAAGAAAAATTAAAACTTATGAATGAACAACTATCTAAACAAATGGATTTAATGACTAATATGAAAAATAAGATTCCTACATATCAAGAAAGTTTATCTAAATATGGTTTCACATTTGATGTAGAAGGAAATGTAAGTAATATAGACGAAGTATTAAACAGTTTTCAAAACAGTGAAGATTTAGAAAAAGTTAATGATTTATTAGAAGAATATACTTCTTTAATAAATGACGATTTAGCCGACGCAGAAAAAAATTATGCTGATTTACAAAAAAACATAGTAGATTTACAAAAAGATAAACTTAATAAAGTGAAAGACATAGAAGATAAAATCACAGATGTAATAAAAGATGAAATAGATAAACGTAAAGACGCTATAGAAAAACAATATGACAAAGAAAAAGAATTAATAGAAAAAAGAAGAGATGATTATAAAAAACAACGTGATGAAGATGATTATGCAAAAAATTTAAAAGAACAACAAGACGAAATTGACACTATTAATAAAAAGATAGAATTAGCAAAACGAGATAATTCTATGAGTGGTAAATCTAAGTTAAAAGAATTATTAGACGATTTAAAAGAAGCTCAAGATAAATTAGATGAAACAGTTCAAAATAAGGTTGATGAAGATATAGACAATATATTCCAAGAACAATTAGACGCTTTAGATAAAAAGAAAGAAGATATGACGCAAAATATAGATGACACTTATACTCAACAAAAGATAGCACAAATGGTTAAAGATGCGATGATGACTAATACTTTTACTGATTTAAATGGTAATATTACCAATTTACAAGATAAATTGATTGACTTTGCAGAAACAAGTGGAGACGCAGTAGGAATATTAGGTGATTCAATTAAAACAGAATTGTGTGATAATCTTGAAGTAGCTTTGGATTATTTAAAAGACTATAAAGATATATTTAAAGAACTTGGATTCAAACAATTAGGAAATGTAAATTATAAAGAAGGTATGAATAAAGATACAACTTCTAAAACATTAAATGTAGGTGATATCAATATTAATGTTGAAGGAAGTGTTGATGAAAATGTTCTTGATGACATGCAAGAAATGATTAATAAAACTTTAAAAGATATTGTTAATAAATCATTATAGAGGGTTAATATATTAGCCCTCTTTTATAAGGAGGGTGATGTAATTGTTTAAAAGTCAATATTTTATTTGGAAAGGAAAACAATCTAAAGATAAATTTTTAAGTATATTAACCACTGATAATGATGTTCTAAATGATTTTGGAGTTCCATATAATAAAACATTAGAAAAAGAAGATAATTTAGATTTATATAATGAAAAAGAAGAAGAACCCGAAGATATAACATTACAATTATATTTAGAAAAAGACGGAATGCCTTTAATATGGACTGGTGAAAATTTTAGAGAAATTAAAAAATGGTTAGTAAGTGATGACTTTGAAGAATTTATTTCTTATGACAATTTAGATTATGTATATTATTTAAAATGTACGAAAATACAAAAAAAATTTACATACGGTGAACCTAAAGGTTGTATAGAAGTTACATTTAAACCTTTAAGTCAATATGCATATAAAAAAGTAATTATAGAAAAAGAAGTAAAAGGTAAAGAATTAATAGATATACATAATAGTGGAGACTTAAATTATGAACCTATAATTGTAATTGAAAGTAATTGTAAAAGAAATCAAAAGGTAAAAATAAACGATTTTGTAATAAATAATTTACTTGAAGAGGAAACTATTAAAATAGACAATAAAATGTGTTTAGTTAAATCCAATAAACGATATTATCCTATATCAGATTGTAATAGAAAATGGATTACTTTAAAACAAGGAGATAATCAATTAATCGTTGAAGGAGAATGTAATATAATTATTTATTGTAGTTTCCCAGAAGTAATATAGGTGATAGATATGAATGATGTAATTATTAAGGAATTAAAACCAATACAAGAGATTGTATTAACAAAATTAAATGGAGACGTTATTGCAGAAATACCTATGTTTTATTTAACAGAAGAAAGTAGAAATATCGACGAGGTAGATACGATAACTTTTACAATACCTTTGAGATATAGAGACAATTTCTCAAAGAAGATGGTAAATTATTATGTATATGATGAAGTTATAGCAGAAAGATTAATATGTGTTGATGGTGAATATTTTGTGATTAAAGAAATAAATGAAAATCAATCAAATCATACAAAAGAAATTACTGCTTATGGATTAGAAAAAAAATTAGAAAAAAACACAATAGCTTTATCAGATTGTGGACTTATGTTAAAAGATAAAGATGAAGAGACATATACTTATTCTTTTGATGAATATTTATATCAACAAACAGGTTGGAGATTGGGTCATATAGATGATTCAGTTAGATATATGGATAATGGAGAACCTAAACTTCGTATGCAAGAAGAAACAAATACTTCTTTTTATTCATTTATAACTGAAACCATTGCAGAACAATTTTGTTGTGTTCCTATATTTGATAGAAAAAATAAATTAATAAACCTATATGATATTGACGGATTTGGGAATGATTTAAAATTAGTTTTAAATAAAGATAATTACTTAAAATCGTTGGAAAAAACTTTTAATTCTTCTGATATTGTAACTAGATTAATCCTTGAAGGTAATGAAGAAGAGTGTATAGTAGAGGAGGCAAACCCAACGGGATTAAATTATATTGAAAATTATTCATATTTTATAGAAAACGAAGATATGAGCAAAGAATTAATTAGAGCTTTAAAACTATTTGAAGAATTAACTCCTAAAAGAATGGAAAAATGGAAAGAATATGTAAGTTTAAAAGCACAAAAAAATTCAGAATTGTCTACATTGGATTCATCAGAAAATATACTTATGACTAAATGTAATCAATTACAAAATATAATAGACGGTTATACAGATATGGAAACTGAAGAAGAATATTATTTATTAGATGATATAAAAAGTGAATTAGATGTATCTAATTTAGAATTACAATCTGTTTCAAGTCAAATATATAAAATAGAAAGAGAATTAAAAGAATTAGATATTAAAATTAATAGATTAAACAAATTATGTAGAAGAGAGACATCAGAAGACGAGGCAGGGAATTTATTATTTGATGAAAAATTATTAAGTGAATTAAAAGATTATATTTATTATGATACATATTCAGATGATAGTTTTGTAGATGCTAATGAATTAATAAAAACAGGAAAACATATTTTAGAATCTAAATGTAAACCTACGGTAGAATTCTCGATAGATTCAGTGAATTTTGTAAATAGATTGTTGGGTGATAAAAGTAGATTGAGTCCAGAAATTCAATTAGGTTTAGGAGACGTTATATCTACTTACGATAAAGAAAGAGATAAAGAAGAATTAGTTTTTTTTACAGGTTGGACTATGAATTATGAAGATAATAAATTAGGTTTAACCTTCTCGAATAAAAAAACTAATAAAGAAGATACTAGAGTAATTGCTGATTTATTAAAAAAATCAAAAGAAACAAAAAAAATTATATCAGTTAATAAATGGTTGTGGAATAAACAAAAATACAATAAAGTTAATAGTACATTAATGACTGGTATGGATTTAGACTTAGATTTTTCCCCTAATAAAGCTTACGTTGACAGTGTTTCAAGTGTAGATTTAAATCAGCATACTTTAAATATAAATTTAAATGAAGAATATATTTTAAAGGCGACAATACTACCAGATACAGCTAAAAATAAAAATGTAATATGGATTAGTAGTGATGAAAACATTGCAAGTGTAAGTGACGGTGTAATAGTAGGAAATGGATATGGAGCTTGCATAATAACCGTAATAACAGAAGACGGTAATAAAACAGATACTTGTAAAGTAGTTGTAGAAGTTGATATGGGGGATAGTAGTAATGTTAATGTTACAGGTATCAGATTAAATACAAATTCATTAGAAATAGATAAACATGAATCAGTTTATTTATTACCTACAGTAATTCCTACTAATGCGAATCAATCAATAACATATATTAGTTCCGATGGTAATATAGCTAAAGTATCAAATGAGGGATTAATAACAGGTGTAGGTCAAGGAAAATGTACTATAACAGCTATATCAAATAAAAATTCTAAAATAAAAGCATCTTGCACAGTTACAGTTAGTGGTAAAGAGGCAGAAATAAATATAGACGATTTAGATGAAGTATTAATTATAGGAACAAAAAGAATTCAAAATCTACAGGAATATAATTTAGCCCCAAAAATGACGTATTTTGGAAATATTGTTGAAGATTTTGATATTACAACTTATCCATCAGACCCAAAAGCTATCGTTGTTATGTTAGGATTAAACAATGATTCTCTATGTGACATAAGCAAAATAAAGACATTATTAAATTCTATAAAAACTAAATACACAGGAAAATACATATTTGTAGCAAATGAATTACCTGTCGGTATAAATTATGCAACTGTAGATTATAGCTATGAACAATTAAATAGTCAAATTAAAAATTATAATAATATGTTACAAAAAATCGCAAATGAATTAGGATTAAAATCTATAACAGTTCAAGGTGGAATGGTTGAAAGCAATATATTAGCTTCACATTATACTTATAATGGATTAGACTTAAATGTAGTAGGATGTAAAATGTTGTTAAATAATATTAAATATCAAATCAAAAATAATGTAAGTTCTTTTATTCCTCCAGATGATGAAGACAGTGGGACAAATGGAGTAAATCCCATAAGACAAAAGATTATGGAAAAAGCTGAAGAAATAGTTAGAATGTGTGTAAACCATCTTAGTAATTATAGTCAAAGATATAGAACAATAAGTTATAAAGCTCCAAATACCATTAAATCGAGAACTGAATATGTAGGAAATCAATTATATACACAGCCTTCATGGGTTGTATTAAATCAAACAATAGGTTATGATTGTAGTTCATTTACTGGCGTATGTTATGAATATGCAGGTATAGACTATTTAAAAGGACTTTCATGTTCGGCAGGCTCATTACAAACTGTATGTAAAAATCATGGAGCTGAATTTTGGAGATATACAGGACAAGAAAGTGTTGACAAGTTAAAAGAAGGAGATATTATAATGGTCGCTAATTATAATGTTACAGATAGTAATATGACAACGGTTAGTACTCACCATGTTATGATTAGTGGTGGAGGAAATACAGTTCTACATGCGAGTGGTTTTACTTCTGGTATATTAAAACAAAAAATTAATTTTACAAATAAACATTTCTTTATAAGAATTAAAGAGGTAGCTGAAGCTGATAAAAACACTTCTAATGGAAATACAAATATTGGTAATGGCGTAGAAGAATACAAGAACTGTTTCAATGAACAAGGTATTATAAATGGACATGAATATATTTATAAATTTAAAGGATTAAGATGTACTTGCTACAATGCAACCGAAAATGATAAAGGTGGACGTTCTGGATTAGGAACTCATATAGGTAAAACTTTTGGTTGTGGAAATTTACCATATGGAACATTAGTGTATTTCCCAGAACTAGATGGAAGAATATGGACTAATGCAGATGGCAGTCAAACAAAATTAGATGGTATACTTATGGCAACAGATAGTGGTATCCTCATGACAGATTGCGATATCGTGGCAGGTTCTACTATACAAGCCTGTACTTCAAATTGGACTAATCCAAAACGTTTAGATGGATATGTAATCGAATGGGGTACAAGTAATATCAAAAATTACAGTTTTACTGACACTTATAAAATAGCATACAATAATGGTAGTTTGTCAAGATTCAAAACAGCATTTAAAAATTATATGAATAATGGAGATGGCGTATTAATTAATTTTACTAAATTCTATGATACGGACAAAAACATTAGAAATACTATTTATTGGACAATATTAAATAGTTAAAATAATCAATAAAGAGGGTATAACATCCCTCTTTAAAAGAAGGTGAAAAAATGGCGATTGAAAATAATAGCCCCACACAAAAATATATTTACATTAAAGATTTAGTTATTAAATATTCAGAAAAATTATATCCAATAAATAATCTATACACCAGTAATAAATATATTTATTGGAAGATAGAAACTTCTGATTTAGTAAGCTCAAATAATAAATTAGATGAAGAGGAAAATTTAATATTTATTATTAAAAATATAGATGGCATAGGAGTAACAACTACAACAGATTTATTAGATATGCTATTTGATGGATATGACAAAAAATCAATATCAGAAAAATTAAAGGGAGTGAACGAGAACAATAAATTTTATAAAAAACAACTTGAAATCACTCAAGATAATATTGAGAATTTATCAAAAGAATATCAAGAAAACTTATCATTTGAACAAATTAAAGAATTATTAAATACAGCAATAATAAATTCCAATTCTTTAATGATAGATTTAAAGACCACATTAACCGATAGACTTTCCGATGAGACATTTAATTCAGCAGAAAAAGCAGATGTTAATTATAGACTTGACATAATCAATAATAAATTTGAAGAAATGCTTGGATATAGTGATGCTTTAATTGATATGATGGCAGAAAATTCTAATGATGTAGACACAACATCTTTTTTAGAATATCAACTATCTTTGCAAAAAATGCTGGCTGATTTAATTGTAGAAATTAAAATCGTCACAGAAGATGATAGAGAAAATATAACATTAGTAGATATTTCGTCTATAACATCTAATATAACTACGATATTGATAACATTATCTTCTTTTAAAGATTCATGTAGTACAACTCTATCCATTTCTACAGAAGGCGAAAAAACATTAGGAGCTTCAAGTACTATATCAGATGAAGTTTATAATACAAATACTAGAATAGACGATTTATCTAACAATATGAATGAATTACAAGCTTCACTAATTAATTCATTTGCTAAAGAACAACAAACTATTCAAGGATACTTTGATGCAAATCAAAAGTACTCAAATGATATGTTGCCTATAACTAAGTCATTGTTGAATACGGATGGGAAATTAACGGTAGCACAATATAATTCATTGGACGCTTTAGCAAATGGAATGGTTAATTATGTTTCTAAAATAGAAGCTAGTTATCAATCTTACTATAATAATGAAAAATTAGGAGATAATAATAAACAACTATTAAAAGAATATTTTGATGATTTTAAAGCAAAACATACAAATTTCATTAATTCAATACGAGTAGATATGAAAGATTTAATTTTTAATAAAGACGAGAGAAAAGAATTCAATATAAGATTAGCATTATATAGGGAAGCTAGAAATAAATTAAATTCACAAATGTTAAACTGTATAAATTTAATTAATTCAGCAACAAGTGAAGTTAATTTACAACAAATTGAAAAAAGATTAAATGATAAAATCTTAGAAGTTCAAAATCAAGTTAATGATTTAAATTCTAAAATAGGAAATATAAATTCAAGATTATCTAACATAGAATCAAGATTAGATGCTCTTGAAAATAATACAAATGTTTAGGAAGGAGATTATATTATGAAAGATAAAATATTAGAAAAATTTGCTTATGATACTGGAGCAACAGATAGTGGAATAAATCATTCAAAAGAAGATATTAAAAAATATTTATTAAATTTATCAGAGGATGAATTTAGATTATTTCTAAGTAGATTAATTAGGGAAGAATTTTTATCTGAAAATTCATTAGAACAAGGATATGGTATTGAGGATGTATCAAATTTTATAAATTGGATTAAATATGATTTAGAAGTAGATATTTAATAATTAAAAGGAGGTATAAAATTTTGAAAAAAGAATATTCAATAATTATCAATAAACAAAAGAGTATTTTAAATCGTCAGTTGTCAATATTTCAACACGATAAAGGCGTAGACATATATTTTAAATTAATGGATACTGATTATTTAGATTTAAGTTCTAATTATTTGTTATCTGATATAGTATTAGTTAGCCCTCTAAAAAAACAAATAAAATCAGATATAGTACCTATTATAGATAATAAAATATTATTTACAATCAATAATGAAATAATGAATCAAATTGACGAAATAGGAAATTATCATGTTCATATTAGAATTTATGATGATAAAGGTGGAAGAATAAAGCTACCTTATTTTATAATGTCGGTTGAAGAATGTGAAGTGGATGACGACGATTTATCTTATGGAACAGTTGACGGAACAGCAATAGATAACACAAAAGTTGCTAAATATGGAAAAGAATTAAAAACTTTCAATGACGATGGGTCTTATAATAGAACTATTTGGATATCTGGAGATGTAATTACCGATTCTAAATTGAATAAATTAGAACAAGCAACTAGCGAAATCAGAGATGAAATATTACAACATAAAACAAAATTAATAGAATTAGAAGAAAGTAAAGGCTATACAATTAAAAAGGGTACAGAAGATACACCTATAATAATATCAGAATTAAGTAAAGGTTCTTATATATTAAAGGGTTGGGCAAAAGATTTTAATTCTAGTACTGAAATAATATATTTAGATGGTAATAGAAATTATACATATATAACAAGTAATACAGATACTTATACATATGGTTTATGTTGTTTTAATGAAGATTATTTCAAATTATATAAATTCAATAAAATAAAAAATAAAAAAGAACAAATAGTAGATTATTTAAATGTAGTTATTACCGATGATGAAGATAAATTAAATTTAACAGGTGATAAATATCAATATTTAAAAACAGAAACATTATCAACTATTGTGTTACCAGAAATGGATGAATTTGTGGAATTAAATTTATTTATTAGACCGACAGTGGATAATTTAATTCTAATATTTCCAAGTATAGCATGGAGAACTCAACCAATATTAAAAAAAGATGTATTATGTCAAATAAAATTAAGTTATTTAAATGAAGTTTGGTATGGAGATACTTTAATACATGATGAAAATGTGCCTGTGATTAAAGGTGACACATCGGGAGGAACAACGGGAACTATCACAAAAATTCCTTTTAATAAAATTTCTTCTGAAGAGGGTTATATAAATTAGGGAGGTATGAAGTAATGAAGTATATGAAGAATAAATATAGTGATGAGAATGGAAATATTGTTTCGTTTTGGAGTACTGATGATAATGTATTATGTGAAGATGGTAAAACATTAAGAGAAAATTTAGATGGGGTAAATTCACAATGTAAAGATATTGCGAATGAAAAGCTTGATAAAAATACAACTGATATTTCAATATATCAAATTAACAAGAATTTAGGCAAATTTGACCAAACTTATATGACAGATGAATTTTTACAACAAATCGCCGGTAATGCGTCCATAAATGCCATAGTTGGAGATAATACAATCTCAAAAGATAAACTAATGAATGATTGTGTTGATTATAACAATTTAACATTTATTAAAAAATCAATTATGAATCTTTTTAATAAAAATTCTATTTCAAATCAAGGTTATATTTTAGAAAAAAATAAATTAGTTGAAAATACAAATGGTTGTATTAGCGACTATATACCAGTAAAAGGCAATACAATTTATACTTATTCTAGCAATTGGAGTGGAGCTTGGTTCGATAGTGGAAAGACTTATATATCAGATAAACCTTACGGTGAATCAACTTTTACATCACCTGCAAATGCAAAATTTTATAGACAAAATATTAATATGCTTAATATAGATACAGTAATGCTTGTTGAAGGGAATGTATTACCACAAAATTATGTTGGTTTTGGCGAATATAGTATTGAGTTTACAACTAAATTTAGTGAAAAAATTAAAGACACTATAAATAATAATATTACACCGAATAAAACAACATTTCTGAAAATTGAAGATGATAACAACTTATTTGATAAAACTAAAACAACCGATAATTATATAATTGAAACTAATGGTGCTCCTGTAGCTAGTGATGTTGGTTGTATAAGTGATTTCATTCCTGTAGAGAGTGGAAAAACTTATTACTTTACAAATAATTGGAATGGTGCATGGTACGATGCTAATAAAGAATATATTTCATTAAAGGAATACGGGACTACTAATGCGGTTGCTCCTTCTAGAGCAAAATTTTTAAGAATGTCTTTAAACATGAATTTAAAAGATACTTATATGATAATGAGTAGAACATTACCGACATCATATGTTTCTTATTCTTTAGAAGGAAGTATAAATTTTTCAACTGAAAAGTATGCTAAAAATATTTCCGAACAATTAAAAAGAGTAGATAATAAATTAAAGGGCAAAAAGTGGTGCGTAATAGGAGATAGTACAAGCGATAGTTCGAGCGAGGGTGTAAGGAAGTATCATAGTTATATTGCTGATGAAACTGGGATAATCGTTATTGATAAAGCAAAAGCTGGTACTGGATTTATAAAAACTTACAATGCAAGTGAAAATATATGTGATAGAATAGACACTTTGACAGGAAATGAAGGATATGATTATATTACAATTTTAGCAGGTATAAATGATAGTGGAAGTTTTAGTATAGGTCAATGTGGTGACACTACAAAAGATACTGTCTGTGGGGCAATTCATTATTGTTGTGAACAACTAACTAAAAAGTTTCCATTCGCAAAGATAGCACTTATAACTCCAACAAACACTACTTATAGATATGATTATGATAATAATATTAGAAAAATTGCAGATGAAATGATAAAAATAGGTAAGAGATTTTCTATAAAAGTTTATGATTTAAATGGAGAAAGTGGACTTTTTGTGTGGAATAAAACTTTCACCGATAAATATTTTCACGACCAAACTCATCCAAACTCTTTAGCACATCAAGAACTAATAGCTCCGAAAATTTTGAAATTTTTAGAGAATTTGTAATACACAATTTAAAAATATTGTGTATCTAAATTAAATAAAAAACACATAATATTAATGTCTATAAAAACAACCATGTTGTTATTCAAAAATTTAATTATTTCTATTTTAAGAAGAGGATTATTTTCCTCTTCTTTTATTTTTGCTAAAAGTTAATAAAGGAGGTATAATATGTACGGTAAAATTATTAACGGAAAATTAATATTTGCTCCGATAAATTACAAAACTTCGGATGGGATATTAATTACTAATTTTAATACAAATGAAGATTTAATGAAAAGATATGGGTTTAAAAAAATAAACGGAGTAAAACCAGAATATGACGAAGAAAGAGAATGTTTGATAATTTCTTCTTTTGAAGAGTTAGATACGGAAATTAAAGTTGCGTATGAAGTAAAAGGCATAGGAGCTTTATTAGATAATAACGATATGACTAAAGATGAATTAATTGAAACTATGAGAAAAGAATTATGCAGTTATAAAGAAGGTTTAATTGAAGGAACTAAATTCGATTCTCTTAATGATATATTTAAATATATGTTTGAACATTTTACAGAAGAAGAAATATATATTGGTAGTGATATTCCTAATGACCCAAAATATAAATTATGGATAAGAATTTATGAAGAACCTAAAGACGATGACGACGACGGTAAAGATGTTCCGAGTAATCCAACACCTATAAAACCACCTGCTGAAGATAAAACTGTATGGGTATCTAATTTAACTTTAGACTCAACTATAATGGGTTATTATATAGATTCAGAATTTACAAGTGATAAATATCCAGATAAAAATGTATGTTTAACTACCGACCAAAGATATGTTGGACAATATGTTAAATTTGCAGACACTGGAAAAGATATAGATGGTAAGGTATTCCAAATAACAGGAACAATAAGTAAGGATGCTTTAGGATTAAGTTCTTCACACAGTCTTCCCGTATTCGCTATAAACTGTAAAGACCAACCTACTGCTACTGCAATAGGAGAAAATACAGGTAAAGCGTATGTGGGATTATTATTATCTTCTACTACTAAAGTTGCAAAAGTAATTTGTAATGCTTTAAACGTTAGAAGTGGTATGGGTGTAAAATATCCAGTATTAGGAGCTATACCTAATGGATATACATTACCAATACTTGAAACCTATACAAATACTTCATGGGTTAAAGTAAGTTACAATAATAGTATAGGGTATATAAATGCTAATCCCTCATATGTAACTATATCCACTATAACAGTTGATGCAGGAGGAACGGGAGAAGTAGGTGGCAATACAGGATTTACAGTGCCTTGTATGGGTGTAGATATATCTAAATATCAAGGAAATCTTGACTTCGCTAAAATTAAAACTTATGGCGAAACTAACTTTGCAATACTTAGAATAGGTTATGGTAGCAGAAAAGGTGGACAACCTATAATAGACCCTAAATTTGAAGAATATTTAAAAGGATGTGTTGAAAACAAAATACCTGTAGGTGTGTATTTTTTCTCATATGCAAATACAGTTGAAAAGGTTAAAATAGAAGCAAATTGGGTGGTTCAACAATTAAATAAGTATTCTCAAACATTTGAATTCCCAATATTCTTTGACCAAGAAAATGACTTAGTTGATAAATTAGGGAATCCTGGCAAAACCGTATTGACAAATTGTATGAACGCTTTTTGTCAAATAATAAATGATGCAGGATATATGGCAGGAATTTATACTAATAACTCATGGGCAACAAATTATGTAAATTGGAATAATGTAAAATATACTGACCACATATGGGTGGCTCAATGGAGTTCAGCTTGTACTTGGACTAGAACTGATGTTAAATTATGGCAAGGTGGATATAAGAAATTAAGTGGTTACGGTGGAGTAGACGTAGATTTTGATACTTGCTATTTCGATTATCCAACATATGTAAGAGCTAATCACAAAAATGGATTTTAGGAGGTGGTTTAATGAATTTATCAATATTAGGCAAAATTGATGGTGCATTCCAATCATTAGGAACAACTACAGTTGGAGATAATTCAAGTTCGGTTACATTAGGTGACGATTATATTTACAATAACATAAATGGAATGATAGTAGAATGTATGACTATTTCATTAACTGCTGATGGTAGTTCGGAAAATATAACACAAGAAATTACATTAAAGAAGTCGTTTCCTAACGTGATACTTACAGTAGCTTGTAGTTGTGAGTCTACTAAATACATTTATAGCAATTTAAATGTTGTAGCTATCCCATCTGGAAAAGATAAAGTAAAGATAGGATTAAGACATTTGGATTCAAATATAAAATTAGAAGGTAGTTTTACAGTATTTTTAACTTGTTTTGGTAAATAGGAGGTGATTTTATGTACGGCAAATTTAATATAAAAATAAAAAGTGGTAAAGCAACATTAGATAGAGATATATTTTTAAGCAAAAAAGATAAAGATATAGTGCTTTATTTTACTGTTGATGGTTTTCCTTATAAATTTTCTAATGGCGAAGGTATAGAAGGTGCTAGTTATTCTCAAATAACATTAGAAAAACCTAATAAAACCAAAGTGGTTCTTCCCAAAACAGCAGTAGATATTAACGAAATAATTTTAAAAGTTACAGAAGATATAGTTGATGAAGTTGTAGAAATAGGAGATTATAATTTTCAAATAAAATTATTTGGTAAAGATAACAGTGAAATCCATTTACCTATAATTTATAATCAATTTCATGTAAATCCTATAATTGATTATTCAGAGGATACTTCAAGTGGAGTAAATCAAGGTGGTATAGGAAGTTCTCATATAACTATAGGAGACCCTATAAATATATTTGATGTAAATAAAAGATATAATAAAACCACATGGTATGACAAAGACACTATAACAGCACAAAAAATGAATAAGATAGAGGACGCTTTATATTATTCATTAGACAATTTGGTTGTAAATAAACTTCCTGTAAATGGAGAAATAAGTTTATCTTTAGATAGATATCAAAGTGTAACTACAGATAATGATTTAGTTATAAAACTTCCTAGTATAGACTTTCATAATGAATTTATACTATACATAAATACATTAGAAGTGATTTATGCAACATTTAGAAGTGCAGAAAAAGATTATGTTTATAGACTTGCTAGAGGTTATTATAAGTGTAGATTAAGTTATATAGGTACATGGTTAGTTGAAATAATTATGGACAATAATAATATTGATTTTGATGGATTTGCTAGTGAAAAAGATATAAAAGATTTACAAGATAGTGTTAAAACTACTCTAGCAGATTTTAAAAATAATTGCGATAAAAAATATGCCGATATAAATCATACACATAATAATTACATTGAAAAAATAGATGAAACAAAAGGTTTATTAGTTAAAGAGATAGACGGTTACAAAGGTATGATTACTGAAGATGGTAATGAAACTAGAGCTATTCGTACAACTAAAGAAGGCTTAATACCTTATGAAAGAGGAATAAGTTCTAGTTTAGGTTCAGAAGAATATAGATTTGATAAAGCGTATGTTAATAAAGCTGATATAAATGAAGTTAATTCGGTAAAAAATGTAACAGATAGATTAGATGTTAACGGAGATATAAATGTTTCAGTTGAAGGAAAAATAGATTACAGTGTTGACAATTCTCAATTTGAAATGAAGAGAAATGGAGAAATCAATAATAGTAGATTAGCATTAGGTTGTATTGAAATAAATGGAATCAGAATTTATACAGGTTCAGAATTCCCTTCAGACGCTAGAGAAAATGATATATTAATAAAAATAGAAGGAATTTCTAGTGGAGGAAGTACTACTCCAAGTACTGATAAATATGTTATTTCAAATAACTTAACTAATGTAATTACAAACAATGATATGACAAGTATAGAAAAAAATAAATCATATAGTGCAAAATTAACAGCTTATAATGGATATACTATTAATTCTATAGTAGTTACAATGGGTGGAACAAATATAACTTCTACTTCAGTGGCAAATAATACAATTAACATATCTAAAGTTACTGGTAATGTAATAATCACAGCAAGTGCTACATTGACAACCACTACAACTGTTCCTAATCCTGTGTTTGAATTAAATGCATCTAATTTTACAAGTGGAGCAAATAAATGGGTGGATTTAGTAGGAGATAAATCAGCTACAATTAATGGAACTGTGCAAAAAGTTAATGGTAGAGTTAGATTTAATGGAGATAAATATTTCTTATGCAATGTTGGTTCGTTAAATTTAAATAGTTATACAGTGGTGGCTAAAATATTAGTTAATCCTACAAATGCAAGCGTAGTAGCTTCTGGTGATAACATTGTGACTTTAGGAGCAGGAACAGGAAATTGGACTGATAATATGGCTTGTAATATAATGCCTTCAAGCACAGTTTACCAAGCTATAATTAATGGTGATAATGTAACAGGTAAAGTTGCTACAGGAGAAATAATTTTAGTTATGAGATGTGATTCTACTAAGAAACAATTAACTTTAAATGTAGGTGACACTAAATATGAAGGAACTTATACAAGAAGAGCCTCATCATTAAGATACTTATACAATGCTACAAATAGTTATTCTGATTATGAATACATCAAAGTATATGATTCGGTTTTAACAGATTCGCAAATTTCAAATATTAATTAGGAGGGATTTTATGAGTGGTATATACATCAATAAAAATGGTTCATTAAATAACATACTTATCTATAGAAAAACTTCTAATGGTATGGAAATTTGTCCTGTTTATAAAAAAACTTCTAATGGTATGGAAAGAATAGATTTAGGCAATGGCTCTTCTGGAGGTGGAGGTTCAACTCCATCTTCACCATATATTGTAAAAGGTTATGCTGATTGGAGTGGAAGTTATCGTGGCTCTAGTACAACTGGAACATTTACAGATAATTTCAATGACGATAGAAGAGATAGAATATATCAAGGTTATTATCCTAATTTTAATTATTTAGGAATAATATGTTTTAAAAGTTTATTTGAACAAGCTAGACAGCTAGGAACAATAACAAGCGTAAAATTAAAATTAACTAATTTACATTCGTATTATTATGCAGGATTAGACACTATAATAAGTGGAGCAACTAATATGAATACTTATAGACCTACAAGCTTTTCAATGAATAATGTTAATTCTACTCAATATTGTAGTAGTACTCATTTTAATAAAGGAGGAACTTTAACATTAACATTAAATAGTACAGCAATACAATCTATCCAAAATGGTACTATTGATGGTTTTAGACTATTAGCACCAACTGGATTCGCAGTTACAGATTATGGATATTTTAGTGGTACGGGTAGTACTCGACCATATATTGAAATAACTATAGCCTTATAATAAAGGGTATGAAACTATAACTGTGGAAAATATAACTTTAAGTGTGGTATAATGAGGTAAAAATATTACAGGGGGTGTAAAGTTTGTGTGCAAAATATTCGACTAATTTAGAAAAACTTAAATTAATTTCAAAATTAAAATATAATTGGGACTTATATGGAGCAGAACCTATTAGTAAAGATTTAATTGATATAATGAGAAATTTAATTTATGGATTAAAATATCAACCTGAAATATTTCCAACTGTATGCGAGAGTATTCGATTTGAATATGAAAAAGATAATGGCGATTATTTAGAGTTTGAACTAATTGATGAGGAAACAATAGAAATATTTAGAATGTATAGTGATGGAACTGAAAAATATGATTCATGTAGACCCAATGTAGCTACTATAAATAAAGTGTTGAATGAATTTTATGAGGAAGGAGAAAGAACTTGATTTTTAATGGAATGCAAGTAAAAATAGTGGATTATCCATTTGAAAGTGAAACAAATATTCCCAAAAGAAGAAGTAAAAAGAAAAGGACACAGAAGAAATTTAATAAAAAATACGGGTTTTTGAAAAAGATAGATTCTTGCTACTGAGGAACAAAGAGGATTTAAATGCTAGACAGATTTGGGACATGCAACTAATGTTTCTAGACTTTCCACACTTAAAGTTGTATACCCATAATAAATAATTAATAAAGAAAGGTGGTGCTAATAATGGATTTATTGGAGGTGTTGAGTAATTATGGTGCAATGGGAGTTTTTGTAATATTGGTATGGATTTTAATACAACAAGTTTTAAATGAGGATAATCAAAATAGAGACTTATATAAAACTTCAGTAGAAGAATTTCATAAAACTGTAAATGAGTTCTCATTAACGATAAAAGAAATAAGTAATGAAGTAAGAGATACAAATGTAAAAATTGATGACTTAAAACATGATATGAGTGATTTAAAAATGGATATTAGAGATATGAAACAACATGAAAAAGGAGGAAATGAATAATGATTGATTTAGATTTATACATGAGTTTAATAAATGGTGGTGTGATGTTATTTTGTTTGGTGATTGGATATATAATTAAAACTTCAATACCTAAAATACCAAATAGATATATACCTTTAATTATGGGAATTGTAGGTATGCTTGTTGCAATAGTTAATGCTCAAAGTTATGATTTTAATGTAATTTTAAGTGGTTTAATTACAGGATTAGCAAGTACAGGATTGTATGAAGCTTATAGAAATTTAATTAATAAAGACGAAAAATAATTATTGTAAAATAAGATGTGAAGTGTTATAATAAAGTAAGGATAAATTTTGTCAAAATTATATTCCAAAAACTTTATTAATTATTTTATAATACTACTATTTAAATTATAAGTAAGATTAATTTATAAATTTCTTATAATTTAAATATAAACCAAAGCCAAAAGAGAGTGGATTTTATCTGCTCTCTTTTTATTTTATAAAGGAGTTGATTAATATGGTACAAAAACCAGAAATGATAGAAAAATTTATGAAAATCAATAAATATGGGAGACCTGGAACTAAAAGAAGAAGAACAACTAAAATAGCATGGCATTTTACAGGACAACATGATGTTTCTGCTAAAAATACAGTAAGTTATTTTTCTAACGTTGTAGCTAATGGATATAGAGTAAATGGTAGATATATATACGCTAGTTCTCATTTAGTTATGGGACTTGAAGGAGAAATATATCATATAATTCCATTTAACGAAATAGCTTATACAACAAATAGTGCAAATGCTTATAGTGTAGGAGTAGAATGTGCAACAACAGGTTCAGACGACCATTACACTGACAAAGAATATGTTTCAATGATTAAAACAGGTGCTTGGTTAGCTAAATTATACGGGTTAGACCCTAGAAAAGATTTTATAAGACATTACGATGTTACAGGTAAAATTTGTCCAAGATACTTTGTAAATCATAAATCTCAATGGGAACAATTTAAATTAGATTGTTATAACTATATGATAGGAAAATTAAAAGAATCAAACATAAGAAATTGTACCAATGGAAAAGGTAACAGTGTAATTGGAGAAGAAAAAGTTGTTGATAAGACAATAGAAGACAAGAAGGCTTATAATGTTCAAGCAAGAGTAATTAATTGTACAACTTTAAATGTTAGAGATACACGACCAGATAAAAATGGTAATTTAGGTAAAGTTAAATTTGTATTAAAGAAAGGTGAAATTGTAACTATAGGATATTCATTGAATGGATGGGTATCTGTTTATACAAATACAGATTATGGGTTTGTCAATAAAAAATATTTAGAAATTATATAAATTTCCGAGTATTGCAGAAATAATGACGCTGTAAAATCGATTCTAAGGCGTTTAAATTTCTTCATTGATAGTTTATACCTGTAAAAACAGACATAAATAAAGGGATAGGTGTTTTAAATTAACATCTATCCCAACTTTTTTATTTTTTGGACTAATCATATATTTCAACTTCATAATTATATAAAGCGTTATAAAGAATTTGAGGTATCTGTTCCTTATAATAATCTGCCACTTCCTTAATGTTTTTCTCTTTATAGTATTTGTATATTTCAAAAGCTTTCTCTTGTGTATTATAATAGCCTAAATGTTCTTGTTTAGATTCTCCTGTTTTAGGATTGATTAAATGACATTGCACTACATATTTGCCATTTTTAGGACTTGTTCCAATAACCGATTCTCCCCTCTTATTTTGTCGTTTAGTAAATAAAGTATTTATTCTTTCTGGTACAAATATACAAGTTTTTGGACTATAAATTTTATTTCCTTTAATTAAAATATCTTTATCTAAATGCATTTTTTGACTTTCTATCTCATAATAGCTATTATAATACCATTTAGCAAAATTTTGAAAGTTATGCCATTCTTCTGATACTGTACATCCAATATAAGTGGGACGTTTTTCATGTAGTTTTTTATCATAACATCTTTCTAACATATGCATCCATGTATTATAGGCTCTAGTTAGTTTACAATTTTCACTCACTTTATATTTTCCTTCACCAACATAACCTATTCCAAACACAGTTCTATCATATGGGCATTTGACATTCCCCTTTTTAAAACTTCCATATTCTCTATTTCTAGCTGTATAATTATATTTTGGAAAATAAACATCTATATCATGTGCATTATTATATTTAATAATTACCATTTCACTTCCAAAATTATTAACATTCTTCTCTCCTGTTCTATTAATTTTATTTCTTCCCATATTGTTCACCCCTTATCAATCATTTTATCTTTCTTTTATGTCCTTTTTTCATTTCTTTTTCTCTTGCTCTTTTTCTTTCTTCTTTTATTCTTTCTTCGTGTTCAATCTTTAACTCTTCTCTCATATCTTTTAATACTGGAAATAAAATTTTATCAAATCTTGATTTCAATCTCATATCGTCTTTGACATCTTCGTATTGTATCCCCATATACCTTTCAATATAATTAACAAGAAAACTGTCATACTTATATTCACATTGTAATCTCAAGTATTCATCCGTAGATTCCCATAATATTGTATTTTTAAGTCCTCTTCCTAATTCTTCTACATAAGCATCAAACTGTTGTAATTCTTTTTTGTTCATTTTCATAATATATCCTCCCTAGAATAATAAATCAAACGAATTAAACATAATTAACACAACTGATAGTATCACAATGCTAATTATTATATGTCTATACGGTTTTAATAACTTAAAAGATTCTTCTAAAACATAACTAAGTATAATTAATAATATAAAATTAATTAAAAGATTCATAAGATTACTCTCCATTCACTAACTTTAATTCGCTTTCTTTCCAAGCAACGTCTGGACTTACATCTAAACAATAATAAGTTTCTGGTATGAGTTCGCTTGGTAAGAATTTATCAACTATTGTGCCAACTCGTTGATTATAACATTTTAAAATACTTTCTTTTAATTCTTTATTGGTTTTTAAAATTTCATTTAATTCTTCCTCTGTTATTATTAATTTAACTTTATCTCCTATACTAAACATATTATTTAGCCTCCTTTTTATAAAATTTATTCCAATCATCTATAATTGTTTTACCTATTATAAAACTTACTGTTAAAAATAAAATAATGCTTAATAAAATCCAACCATATTCATTATATAAAGCAAATAAAATAAGTCCTACAGTAAATCCTAATGGAATAGCACCGACCAATATAGGTTTTAAAACATCTATTATGTTTCTCATATTTAAAACTCCTCTCTTAAAAATAGTTCTATGCCTTCATAACAATTACTTTCTTTATGTGAAATACTTAGACATTTATTATCTGATTGGTATTTACATATATTACATAATTTATATTTACCTAATACTTCTGCTAATTGTTCTAATGTTAATGTGTGTAATATTTCATATCTATTCATTTTATCACGTCCTTTCTATACTTATATATTAACGGATAGCATAAAGAAATTACCTATCCGTTATAAAATTTATTAATTATTTTTATTTAGTACCCGACGAACCAATCCCACTCTTTCTAATTATATTACAATTATCTTCATCTGCTAATAAATATTTCTTGAATATCCCTTGCAAAATTCTTTCTCCTGCTTTTATTTCTACTGTTTTATCTGTTAAATTTTTAAATTTAAACCCTATATTCCCATCATTATCTGGATTACCATAATAATCACTATCTATAATTCCACATGTATTTACTAACATTAATCCTTTTTTAAATCCAATGCTACTTCTAGGTACTATTTCCAAATATTCATTATATAACATATATGCTTTGATATCTGTTTGTATTGCTTCGGATATACCATGAGGTGGTATTTTAATATCTATTGGAGTAGATATATCATATCCTGCTGATTCACTAGTGGCACGTGTAGGTATTCTTATATCTACATTTGGATGTTTTCTAAATTCATTAGACACAATTTCAAATCCCCTTACTTTTTGTGAGACACTTTCTTCTATTTTTAATGTGCTTGTTGTATAATCAACACCTAATATTTTAATTTCTGATTCATTTACTAATTCTAACGCATCTCCATACCAAAAATAATTAACATCGTTTAACACATAACATTCGCCAAAGATAGCATTATAACGTATATCTATTATTTCAAATTCCTTCCCTGCATATTTTAACATTTCTGGTATTATATCATGGAAATTATATTCATTTAAATCTTCTCTTATTCTCACTTTATCACCAATCTTAAATTTACTCATTACATCTCTCCTTTATTAATAATTTATATATTTTAATACATCTAAATCGTTCATTAATATACCTATATTTTTAAACTCTTTATATGGTATACTCTTACGCTTGTTATTTTCTTTAAACTTTTTGATTGCTAGCCCACTCACTAAATACACTTCTTTAAATTCTCTAAATTCTATTATAAAGAATACATTATTTGCATAGTTTTGAATCTCATCAATTAAATCATATTGATAGTCTTTTATATTTGAAAGAGGAAAAGAAGTTTTGTTAGCTGTTGTTTTAGCCTCAAATACTATGCTTTTTCCATTAGGTAATATACCTATGTAATCCAGACAAGGTGATTGTTTTTTAGGAAAAGCCGATACGATTTTAGCTCCTTTTCTTAATACTATAAATTCAGTTGGAATCTTAAATATATAAGCCTTTCCTTCTTTTCTATATTTTTCAAATTGTTTTGTTAATCTATTTTCAAATTTAGCACCTATTTTATTACTTTTATTTGGTATAATAATCACCTCCTTTTTTAATTAAATGAATAGGATTTAATCTTCCCAAGGGTCGTCGTATTCCTCGCCTTCAACTATCCTATCAAAATGTACGTCTATAAATCTAGTTACATCCATTAAATATTCTAACGCTGTATTAAATGTTAATTCTTTATTCGTGTCACAACAACATTCAACATATTGAATACCTTCTATGATATTGTTTTCATCGGGCTTTTCTTCGTCATAATAAAGCGTCCAATTATAAGCTCTATCCACGTCTTCTCTCATTAATATTACAGAAAAATCTTCTGCAAGTTCATATATTTTTACTTGTTTATTTTTATTTTCTTTTAACATACATATTTCCTCCTCCCTTATTCATTATAATTATTAATCGTCTATTTCTACTATATAATTATACATACCATTGTAAAGTCTTTCAGATATTTTTCCAAAATAATAGTCTGCAACCATTTTAATATTTTTTTCTTTATAATATTTGTAAACTTCAAAGGCTTCTAACTCGGTATCATAAGTACCTAGGTGTTCTTGTTTTGATTTTCCAGTCTCAGGATTAATTAAACAACATTGTACCTCGTATTTCCCATTTTCAGTAGGAGTTGTTCCAATAGCCGAGACACCTCTATCATTTTGTCTCTTAGTAAATAAACTATTAATTGTTTTAGGCACATAAATGCAAGTATCGGGTGAATAGATTTTGTTATGTTTAATTAAAATATCTTTATCAAGACACATTACTTCATCTTCAACTTGATAGAAATTATCACCATCCCACATTCCAAAATTTTGAAAATTATGAAATTCATCAGATGCACCACAATCTTTATAAGTAGGATATTTTTCGTGATATTTAGAATCATAACATCTCTGCATCATATTAACCCAAGTATCATAAACCCTAGTATCTTTACCATTTTCTCTTGATTTATAATCTCCTTCACCTAAATAGCCAATCATAAAATATCTTTTCTCATATGGACAACTTATTTGACCGTTTTTAAAATTCTGATAAGTTTTATTTTTGGCAATCCAATCGTATTGAGGAAAATAAACATCTATATTTTTTGCTTTTTTATATCTAACTATAATCATTTCGCTCCCAAAATTATTAAATCTTTTTTCTCCTATCCTATCAATTTTTTGCTCATAACATCACCTTGCATTGATTAATTATTTTCTTTTAATCTTCTACTTGTAACCCAAAGGAATAAGTAGTTACTAAGGTCTAATAAACTGTCCTCTAGGGATTCAGATACCTCGGCTTTTCTATTTTTTAATAATGTATTTATTCTACTCCATTTATCAAAACATCTTACCAAATAACTTACATCACCGAATTGTTTAAATGATTCATCTGTTGCATTACCATAATCTTTATTTTTACGTTTACACAATTCCATTGTATCCATTACTATTTTTTCATATTCTTCCATAAATGGATTTACAGTGTCGTTAACTATATTCTCTTTTGTATCTAATTCTTCTTTAACCCCAACGTCTTTTAAATCTGATTCATTTACTTCTATTTCTTCATTTAGATATTTTTTATAATGAAACTCGCAATTACCATTACAGTTCTCACAAGAAGCTGGACATATATCGCAATCTAGTACTGTTTCATCTAGTATCGCTTGTATGTTATCTCTGGCATTTAATATATAATCTATTCTTTTCATTTTCATTGTTTTTCCTTCCTCTATTAATTCTAATACATTTTCTGACCAATCCCAGACTTGTTCATCTATATCTAACTTTATCACACCTTTACCAAAAGTACTTATTACAGTTGTCTCTTTACCTGCAAACTCTTCCATATAACCACAATATCCAAATTCACATTCACTCAAATCTTCTTTTATTCTAACTTTATCTCCTACTTTTATATTCATATTATATTTACTCCTCCTCATTTAAATCTTTCATTATAAATAAACTATTATTATCATTATCTGAAATTATTACATATCTACCTTCATTATTTATATTTATATTAGATGATAATTTGATATATTTTCCTGTTTGTAATGCATTAATATATAATTCACCTGTCATACTATCAAAATCCAAACTAACTCTTTGCCCTACGATTTCTTGCAGATGTTCTATTTTTGAATCTATAAAAATCATTACCATAACATCATCTCCTTAAAATTTGTTATTTTTATTAATGTTTTATTTAGAATGATTTCATCTTACAATATTATCACCTCCTTTTCTTATAGTAGTGTATTAACAAAACTGATATAAAAATTACCTATGTTTATTAATTATTTTTAATTTATATATTCAATAATATTACTTTATTTTCTTTTAAACTTTTTTGCACGTCTATAATTCTTTGATTACTACTACCTCTAAAAGACAATGTTGAATCCTTTAATTCTTCTATATATTCTCCGTCAACTAAAACATCTATTAATTTTAATATTTCATTGTTTTTTATACCCTCATATTTGAATCCAGTATATAACCAAATATCGTGTGTGGGATTTTTCTTTTTATACTTCTTTAAAAAAGGAATTAATTCTCGATAACTATAAATAGGGTCTCCCCCACTTATAGTTATTCCATTTAATAAAATATTTTCTTTGCATTTTTCTATAAATTCATCTTGTAAATCTTCTGTAAACTCATAACCATAATTAAAGTCCCATGTTTGTGGATTATGGCAGTTTTTACAAAAATGAAAACAGCCCGATACAAATATTGTATTTCTTAAACCTTCTCCATCAACAACTGAATCATACACTATTCCACTAATATTCATTAATATCACCAACAGAATGTTTAACTCTATCTTCTACTTCAGCTATTTTACCATTGTTAAATTTAGAATAATCAGTAGTTAAATAACCTGTGACACGTCTAAGTCTTTCAATTTTATTACTGCCACATTTTGGGCAGTTTTCTTTTATTTCTGAAGAATATCCACAATTCATACAAGTATCTATTGGAAAATTTAATGCAAAATAATAAACATCTTTACTCATTGCATAATCTATTATTTTTTCAACAGCAGTTATATTATTCATAAAAGATGATTCTAATTCAACATATAAAATATATCCACCAGTCGCTAATTTACTGAAAGGTGCTTCTAAATCTATTTTGTTTTTAATAGATATTTTTTCATACACAGGTATATGGTGTGAGTTAGTTATGTATTCTCTATCTGTAACACCTTTTATAATACCATATTTTTCAACTAATTTATTTCTTAATGTAAAACAACTACCCTCCGCTGGAGTAGCATAACAACTAAAATTTAGATGATTTCTTTCTACACACTCTTTTGCAAATGAATTGATTCTTTGTACTATTTTTAATGCAAAATTATAAACATTTTTATTATATGTATGAGTTTCACCAAACATAGCATACATACATTCTGCAATTCCTATATATCCTAAAGCTAATGTGCCATGTTTCATCGATTCTTTTACATCTTCTTCATCTTTCAGCGTTCTTCCTAAGAGATTCTTCATTAACCCGTTGTGATGAGTAAAGAATCCACTTTTAGATTTTTGAGAACAAATCCATTCATATCTATCTAATAATGCTGTTTCAGATAATTTTAGATTCTCTTCTAATTCATCCATAAATCCGTCAATATCTGCAACATCTCTTTTACCTAAACAGATACCATGTCTAATTCCCATATCAACAAGATTCAATGTTACAGGTGTTATATTGCCTCTGCCAGATTTGTGCCAACCCATACCATTTACATCATACCCTAATCTCGTCCTACATCCCATAGTTGCTGATTGGGTATCTGGGTCATTTATATCACCTTCACCCTCTATTGTAACATTGCAAAAATTAGGATATATTCTTTTTGATAAAGATTCTAAAGCTAATAATTTTAAATCGTAGTTTGGAGTTCCTTCTTTGTCATTTATTCCTTTTGCATATTTAAATATACTTATTGGGAATATTGATGTTTTATTAAATTTACCAATACCATTTATACTAGCTGTCAATAACGCCTTAGATACTAATCTTCCTTCTGGTGATGTGTCTGTCCCAAAATTTATACTTGTAAAAGGAACTTGACTTCCTGCTCTAGACTCAAGAGTATTAAGGTTATGGTATAAAGACTCTGCTCCTTGCATGGTTTTTTCTATAGTATGTCTTTCTGCAACTTTGTAATGTTTAGGATAAAATAATTTAAGCTTTTCATTTTCTAATTTTATAATGTCTCCGTTGGTATCTTCTATATTTTTCATTATTAATTCTGCGTGTTCTTTACTTATTCCATCTATATCCATTAAAGCATTTCTAAAACTTTTTCTAAAGGTTATAGCTACATAAGGAGATGCATCATAATCTATTTTATTACTAGCGATTCCACCATATTGACATTGAGAGGCACATTGAAATGTTACTGCTACTAATTGAAAAAATGTCATAATATCATTTGGTTTTCTTACATCACCATTTCTAGTTGTAAAACCACCTTTATTATTAAATAAATCTTCAAAATCTATAAATAAACAATTATGCATCCCACTTGCATAATTATCTAAATCGTGAGTGTATAATAAACCATCTCTATGTGCCTTTGCAACCTCTGGTCTCATTAAATTATTCAAAGCATATTCTTTTAAAAAATAAGAAGTTACCTTGGAATTTTTGCCACTAAATGAAGCCTCATCCACATTTGCGTTTGAATTTTCTATGTTTTTCATTGCCATAATTTCTGATATTTGTTTTTGAGATTCTTCATATAGTCTAGCTTGGTTCTCTCTAGTTCTTTTTCTTTTTTCTCTATAAAGTATATATGCTTTAGCTACTGTAGGATAATTTTTTTCTATTAAAGTTTCTTCAATAATATCTTGGATTTCTTCTATAGATATTTCATTTTTATCTGATATTTTATCTAACACCTTTTCAGTTATATCATAAGCTCTATCTGTATTTATATTTACTTCTAACATTGCTTTTTGAATAGCTACTATTATTTTGTTTTTATCAAATGCCACCATATTTCCATTTCTTTTTTTAACTATCATAACATCGCTCCTTTTTATTAATTATTTTTATAAAATTATTTCTAATACAAAGAATAAAATACTAAGTAGTGAACAACAAAAACCTATGTAAAACCATTTATGTACTCTATCATTCACATTATCACCTCCTTCATATTACTATATTAACAAAACTTTTATAAAAATTACCTATGAATTTAATTATTTATATACCAAACACCGAATATTTCTTTAAGACTAAACATACTACACTCATTCCATTTATTATATTCTGTATCAAAATAATGTACATTTTCATTCCCTTTAGGGGACATTACATACTTTATTTCACTATAACAGCTTTCTATTTCTTTACCTTCTTTTAAGGCTTTCATAGCCTCCTCAAAAGTATATTTTTTCTTGTCTAATACAAATATGTCATCTAACATGACACCAATTTTTTCAAACTCACCATTAAATTTAAAATGTATAACATTTGAAGATTTTTCTATTTTTGCCAATCTTCTATCATCATATTTATTAATCCATGTTTCACCTTCTTTAATTGTATTCATTACCTCTTGAAATGTTTTCTCCATAATATCTCCTCCTTTAATATAAATTAATAATACCATAATCTATAAACATATTCTCTGGTTCTTTGTTAATTATTTTCTTTGCCTTATCTAAATCAATTTCTTTGAATTTATTATAATTCATATCAAATAATAGAAGACTATATTTCAAGTGATATGTTAATTCTAAATATTTCTCATATGATATTACTCTAAATTGTAGATGTATATTAATATCTAAATTATCAAAATAAAATTTCAACACAACTAAATAAAAATCTTTACATTTAATTTTATCATACGATAATGATGTTTCAAATGTATTAATAACAGTCAATAACTTATCTAACATAATATCCACATCTCTATCTGATACAATTAGAATTATATTAGTTAAGTCTATTAGATTAGAATATTCACTTTCTATATTAAATTTCCAACAATTTAACAAATCATGTATTGTATCTATCGTTTCTGTTTTATTCCTTTGTATTACATCCAATTTACATCACTCCCCTTATATTTAATATATTAACAATTAATGAGTAAAATTTACCTATGAATTAAAATTTTTATTAATTATTTTTAATCATCTATTTCTACTTCATAAGTACACATACTATAATACAATTCCCTTGGTATTTGTCTTTTGAAGTAGTCAGCTACTTCTTTTATATTCTTTTCTTTGTAATATTTATACACTTCAAACGCTTTCTCTTGAGTGTCGTATAACCCTAAATATTCACTCTTTGATTTACCAGTTCGAGGATTGATTAAACAACAATTTACTCTATATTTATCTCGATATGGGCTTGTTCCAATAACTGATTCCCCTCTACTCCTATCGCATTTAACAAATAATAAATTTATTGTTTGAGGTACAAAAATACAAGTTTCTGGACTATATATTTTGTTATGCTTAATTATTATATCTTTATCTAATTCCATTCTTTCACCATCTACCTCATAATAATTTTCCTCGTACCATTCTGCAAAGTTTTGAAAATTATACCATTCCTCAGATGCTTCACAAGTAATATACGTAGGATGTTTTTTGTGGTATTTTTCATCATAACATCTTCTCAACATATGATGCCAAGTGTTATAAACCTTAGTTAGTTTACCGTTTTCACTTACTTTGTATTCTCCATCTCCAATACAACCAACTCCATAATATCTTCTTTCATAAGGACATGCAATTCTACCGTTTTTGAAAGATTGATATGTTGCTCCTTTAAAAGTCCAATCATATTCTGGAAAATATATATCAATGTCCATACGTTCTCTATATTCTGTAATTATCATTTCACTTCCGAAAGTGTTATAATTCTTTTCTCCTTTTCTATTAATTTTTGCTACCATTTTCACATCAATTCCTTTCCTTATATTAGTATATTAATATTTAATGAATGAAAATTTTATTAAAATTCCACCACCCTTTTTCGTTTTCTAAAATAATCAAAGAGCAATTATTTTTTCAAACTATACCCCTCTAGGGGTAAATATTAATTAATTTTAGTTTTCTATACTGTATCTCAACTATATCTTATATCTAATCTAGTGCTATAGAATATAGAAGAGTTAAAAGGCTATTTTATAACAAATATTATATTAATTATATATTATTTTGAAAATAAATATGGTCGCAGAATACCTAACTTTGATTTGGATTTTAGTCGTAGAATACCTAACTTTGAATTTATCTACCTTTCATATGTTCTAATGTTAAAAAACCTATTATATCTTTAGCTACTTGTAAATTTTTACCTTTCCATACAACATAAGGATTCACAACATAATAACTTCTTGTTCCAATTTCTTGTCTTATAGTGACATATGATAAAAAATAATATTTCTCATCATCTCTAGTTATATAAAATTTAAACAAATCTCTTTTTAATTTATCCATTGTTTTTTTATCATTACTTAAATTTAACATTCTACATATATCAGTGAAATGTAATTTATCTAATTTATTAATATCTATTTCTTCTGGATTCTTGCATAATATATTAGTTTCATAATGTAAAAATGGTAATAATTGATAAACATAACTTAAATGTTTGTGTTGTCTTGGCTTACAATTTTCATATAACTCTCTTGTCGTATCTATAAACATTCTTGCATATTCTTTATCTTTAAAATTACTTTTACCTTTATTCACGTATACTGGGTTTAAATATATCTTACCATTAGCTTCAAATAATAATTCTTTTTCTTTTATTTCTTTATAAAAAGACTTAAACGCCGTGTCTCCTAAATTTAATAAATATTTCACGTCTCTTTTATTCATATATTCTATTTTATTATTTTTAGTATATTTAACCAATACATTTTCTTCTCTGTCGTTGTAATCTATATATGTTGCTAAATACAAAAATCTACTTATAGTTGCTTGATTCAAATTTAAATCATTAAATAATAATTGGTTTTTAACATAGCACACTTGAACAAAACCTCCTAACTGTTTATTATGTTGAGTTAATTCATTCTTATTACTAAGGAATAACTTTTGTTGTGGTGTAATTTCTTTTACAACCTTTATTGTTTCTCCTTTTTTTATTAATCCTACACATTCTAGCTCTCCATTGGCTTTTTCCTCGTATATCCTTTTATATTTACATTGATTATCCATAATCAACTACCTCCTTCCTTATATTACAGTATTAACAATTGTTAGTCTAAAATTACCTATGAATAATAAAAATTCACCATCTGTAAAGATGGTGATGAAATTATAAATTACTATAGAATTCTTGTTTAAACACTCTTATCATTAATGCTCTTGATTGTTTAGTGTTAATTGTGATGTAAGATTCTTTCCCTTCTTTAATTATGCAATCCCAAATACTATTAGATTTTGAAAAATCTATTTCTTCTAAAGCTTTTAACTCTTCTTTCCACTTGCCAGATTTTCGCTTCATGTATAAATCTTCTGCTAGTGATATATAAGCATGGAACATAATATCTTCACATTCTAATGATTCTTTTCTAATTAATATACGTCCTTCTCCATCTTTCATGTGGGGGAATAAACAAAATAGTTCATTGAAAAATGAAGATAAAAACATATATATTTCCTTCTCTTCCGATTCATTTTTAATTGAGGGGAACGAAGTATCGATAGCCATTTTTAGGGTATTAAAAGTTACTATATGTTCCATGTCATCTTTGCTTACGCTATTTTTTCTTACGTCAATCATACCTTTAAGAACAGAATGTTCATTTAATCTTAATATGATTCGATTGCTAGCTTTTGTACTATCGAATGATTCAGCTAAAGATTTACTTATTTTTAATCCTTTAGACATTTGAGAAAATACAATCTTGGCTTTTGAATCTTCATAATGTAAAATTATAACGGGGAATATAGTATTTTTCACATTCTTAATTAACTCTTCATCGCCAAGTATTTGAGAAGATTTATAAGCTCGGTAACATGCTTTAACCCTATGATTTCCGTCTAATAAAGCTATACTTCCTTTAATAAAAAGTTCTCTTTTATCTTTATTATAATTAATTAATCCTTTACCATTATCAAGCACATTGAATGTTAATTGAGTAGTTCCTAGTTGTCCTTTTAATATTAAATTCTGCATTTCTAATATGTTTGATTGTTTTGTTATTGTTTCTTCTTTTATTTTATTATTAATTTTCTTATATTTCACTCCACGTTGAGTAGGAGTATAATATGTCAATTCCTCCTTATCCCACATTCTACCAATCTCTTCTGCCGATAGGTGTGTGAGATATTTGTTATTTCCTAAATCTATTACGTCTTTAAAAGTTTTAAGTACGAAAAATTCTTTTTCATTTTCTTTATAAATATTATTTTTATTTATTATTTTCACATTAATCACCTCTTATATAGATAATAACACATGAGGTGATTAATGTCAATAGTTTTTTTAATTTATTAATTATTTCTAATCTGTAATTTCAACTATATAATTATATAAAGTATTATATAGTTGAATAGGTATTTGTTCTTTAAAATAATCTGCTATTTGTTTAATATTCTTTTCTTTATAATATTTGTATACTTCAAATGCTTTTTCTTGTGTTTTATACCTTCCTAAATATTCATTTTTAGACTTACCAGTTTTAAAGTCGAACATACTACAAGTCACCATATATTTACCATTCATAGGACTTGTACCTATAACTGAATTGCCTCGATTTTTATTATTTTTAACAAATAAAGTATTAATTGTTTGTGGCACAAAAATACAAGTTTCTGGACTATATATTTTATTATGTTTTATCAAAATATCCTTATCTAAACACATTATTTCTCCTTCAACTTCATAATAATTGTTTTCATACCATTTAGCAAAATTTTGAAAGTTATGCCATTCTTCACTTACTTTGCAATCTATATATGTAGGATACCTTTTGTGATATTTTTCATAATAACACCTTTCTAACATATGACACCAAGTAGCATAAACTTTAGTAAGCTTACCATTTTCTCTACTCTCATATTCTCCCTCCCCTAAATATCCAACACCAAATACGCTTTTATCATAAGGTGATTTGATTTTACCATTTTTAAAATTTTGGTATGTATTATTTTTAGTTGTCCAGTCATATTCTGGGAAATAAACATCTATATCAGAGTATTTTTTGTATTCAACAATAACCATTTCACTTCCAAAATTATTAATATTTTTCTCACCAGTTCTGTCAATTTTACTCCCCATAATATCATTCCTTCTTTCTTTTATAATTTTTATAATACTCCTTCTTTATTTCTTTCTTTCTTTTCAACACTCTTATTCTAGCATACTCTACTTGCTCCTTGTCTATTTCACTTGCAATATAATAAATATTTTTATTAATTGTTGCTACTGCCACAGTTCCAGTCCCAAGAAAACAATCAAAGACAATTCCTCTTTTTTTCACATATTTATATAACAATTCTTTAACTAATTCAGTTGAAAATACTTTATGATTGAATGTTTTAACACCTTTATCTCTAACTGGTGCATTAATTATATTAGATATATTAGTATATGTTCTTTGTCCGTTCTCTCTGTGGCTTTTAACTATTTTATTAGTCTTGTAAGTTTTAAATTCATTCTTTCTGCAAAATAAATGTATTTGTGATATATTTTTTGTTGATTGATTACAACTCATATTATCTGGAAGAATGTCAGTTTTATTCCAATATATAATGTCACCTAACATAAATTCCGTATTCATTTCTATTTCATTTATTATTTGAAACACATAACTTGGTTTTTTTCTATTATATGGGATTTCAATTAACACTGTTCCATTATCAATTAATATTTTATTAAAGTGTTGAAATAGATTTATGTAGTCCTCCTTAGATAGGCTAGGGAGGACTTTGAGTCAGTATAACATCCACTTTAAAATTTTCTTCAACCATTTGTTCCATTAAGGAAAAACAGTCTGTATTATATATTACATTTTTTTCAATCATACTACTTCATCTCCATTTATATTAATCTCTCTTTTGGACTTCCACAATTCATTTTACCTTCTGGACAAGACCCATATTGACAAGGCGCACCTATTTTACTAAATAATAATGGTGCTTCTTCTCTGCATATTTCTAACATTTTCTCTGCAAGTTCTCTAATTTCTTCTTGTGCTCTATTGCAACATCTTTTATTAAAGAAATTATATAAACTTCTAACATTCATTGTAACTATTATTTTAGTTTCTGAAGCATTAGGTAAAACATATCTTGCATTTTCATTAGCCACTTTAGTTGAATTCATACCATAAGTAGGATAATCATTTTCTTCAACATATTGTTTTATATTTTTTTGCCATTTTAAATACATAGCATGAATTGAGTGCATATCATTTTCGTATTCTTTAACATAATCTTCTCCCATTTCTTTAATTATACTAGGAGTTATAAATTCAAATTTACCTTCTTCTTCCTTAACATATCTTTGAGATTGTTGACTGTAAGATGCTATTCTATGTCTTACTAATTGATGAGTTAAAGCTCTACTAACACCTTCCACTGCAAATGAAAAACTACAATGTTCTAATGGAGACTCATGCCCCATATCTATTAATCTTTTTATAAAACCTTGTATTTTATCTTCTGTTAAACCTTCTTCTAATTCGTCTATACCTACAGGACTATAACATAATTTACCTGCCATAGCTATAACTTCTTCTACATTTCCATATTTCCCAATTAATTTTACTTTCATCATATTATCATTCTCCTTTTTTTATTAATTATTTTGTATTACTCATAATGCATGTCGATTATTTTAAATAAAGGGAGTGTTACACCTGGGTTTTTATAATTTACTTTAAATAATGTTCCTTCTGTTATCTTGCAAATATAATGTGTTTTCACAATATCTTTTTTTCTTTCAGTATCTACAATTTCATCTTCTAATATTATTTCATATAAATCACCTTTCTTTATTTCTGCTCTAATCATTTCAAGGAATAACTTATAAGATTCATCTGTAAATACCTCATTATTTATATCTAAGTATAAACCATCATCTTTTTTGATTATTTCATAACCATTTACTGTGTCTATTTCAACACCTTTTATTATGGCTTTTTTATTTTTATCAATTATAAACATCATATTATCATTCTCCTTTTTTATTAATTATTTTTATTATATTCTATCTAATATTTCTTGCATAGCTTTTATTGAATCTTCTAAGAATTTTTTATCTACCAAATCTACGTTTATATAATCTGGTAAAGTAATTACGTCACCATTGAATATTTTTCTAGCACGATTATGAAAATCTGAAAGTTCTTCGTCCGTAGCTATTGGTTCTCCGTCAATTGTTTTATATCTAAATAAAACTATATCTCCTTCTTTTGGTTTTAATACGTTTATTTCGTATTCTAATTTATCCATAATAAATCCTCCTTTATTAATTATTTTCATTTTCAGAATCTTTTAATACTTTTAACATTGCGTCATTACCTTCCTTGGTACTAAATATATTGAATATAAAAAACATGTTGCTTTCAAATACAGAAAATAAATTATAAATAGGTAATATAGAATTTATTATTAATTTGCTTCGTTTGATATATCTGTTATATATTACTCTTCCTAATTGATGTGTTACCAACTCTTCAACAAATTTTGTATTTTTCTTTAAATCAAATCTAAGTTTTTCTCCTAATATTATATTTAGTATTGTAATCGCTCCATATATTTTTAATAACATTTATTCTACCTCGCTTTCATAAACATTTATTACTTTAAATATCGGTATTGTATTTGATATTTCATCATATTTTTTTTCATATATTGTACCTTCTGCTATTTCGCATAGAAAAATTGTTTTTAATTTATTTGTAACACCCATATCGTCTATTGTTGTTTCTACTATAGATATATTATACAAATTATTACTATTGGTGATAACACTTAATAAAAATTTTCTTATTTCGTTTGTAAATACTTCATTATCTATATATAATAATACATCTTTTCCTTTTTTATAAATTTTATAACCATTTATAGTCCTTAAATATAAGTCATTTATTTTTATATGGTCTATATTTTTAATACAATACATATTATTCTCCTCCTTATTTGTTATTTTTATTAATATTTTATTTACATTTTACATTTTTATCGCCTCCTTATATTACTATATTAACTAAAGTTATTTAAAAATTACCTATGATTTAATAAATTTTATACCAAAATCTTTAAGTCTTTTTTTAGCCAAATCAATATAAAATTGTTTATCTAATTCTGGTAAAACTTCTAACACTGATTTATCTATTACTTCTTCATTGTATATCATAACTTTTTCTGGTGTGCTAGCTACTTTTTCTATTTTATCTGCTACTTCACCTTTTTTATTTTTAAAATTACATTTTACTTTTGATAATCCTGGTAAATCTTTCGTTGTTGCGAATACTCTATTACATTTTGTATTTAATATTTTATCACCCCACATCATGTAATTGTATGTACTTCCTATCTTACAACACATTTGGAATTTTATGAGTTCGTCACAATTATTAATTGTTTCTTCTACAGGAGTTTCATGTAATAAATATTCTACCACAGCATCTGTGATTATAGATAAATTATTATCTATAAGTGAATATTCTTTCACATATGCTCCTTTTCTTTCAAGTTTACCATTTTCAAATTCAAATATATAATTGTTTACATCTTTTTGCATTATGTTTTTAATTAAATCATGTTCTAGTTTAAATCCAGTACGTATTTCCCATTCTTGACAAATTGCTTTATATTGTTCAAATTCATTTTTGTTTCTTAATAAAACGATTATACCATCTGTATTTGCCTGTATAAGTTCTAAATCAAGATTACTTGTTTCTAATTTCTCAAGTAAATCTGTCAAAAATAACTGACAATTTATACATATTTCATTTGCTCTTTTTTCATCAAACATTTTACTCCATTTATCTTTGCATATTCCGTATGTAGCGTTGATGACTATTTTTAGGGGTGCTTGTCCTTTTTTGTCACCTAAAGCTTTTAAGCGTAGACGTTCATCCATAATTTCATTAAATTTTTCGGGTTTATGTACTGCTCTACTTAATAATTTATAATTACGCATTATGGAAGGGTAAAAACTTGCAACATCACTGTGAACTATTAATTCATTTTCTTCTACTTTGTGAAAATATTTTTTTCTAGCAGAATGTAATCCTCCAAAGCCATATATTGTATTTATACCAAATACTTCAGTTTCCAGTTGCATTTTTTTATTAGTTCCTTTTTCATTTACATAAGTATATTCTCTATGAGTATCAAACCAATCTTGAATATATTTATATTTATTCAATTTTATAGTTGGTAAAAATTCATATTCTAACCCATCCGTAACTCCATGTTGTCTTTCAGCTTCTAATATTTCAGCACTAAGTTTAGCTTTAGTTTTGGAAAATGAATTGATAGGTAAATTAAATTTTTCAATTAAAGATTTATGTGCTTTAAAATCATTTATTGTAGCTTCAAATACTTTTATTGTCTCACTAACGTCATGTTTACAATATTTAATTGTTTCTTCTATTTCTTTCATTGTTAGTTTTCTATCTATATCAAATGGCACATCTGTTTCTTTTATATTACTACCCATAAATAATTCAAGTTGTTTTAAACTTTTATTTAAAATTAAAGTGTCATAACTATATAGTTTAATTTTATTAAACGTTCTAGATATTTCGTGAGGTTTTTTCCCTTCTATTAATTTATCATTGATTTCTTTTGGATTCATATTCATTAATATACCTTTAAATATCACGTCGTCATAATGTCTATTGTTAAATCCAATAAATATAGTATTGTCTTTGAATTTATTATAAAGCCTTATTAATTTATTTCTGTCATTTACAATAACACATTCTTGTTTTGTAGAATAATCGGTTAAACAAACTAACCAATCCTCTTTAAATACTTCAAAGTCATAAAATATTAATCTGGTTTTTTTTGACATCCATTACCACCTCCTATATTAATCGTCTATTTCAACTTCGTAATTATATAAAGCTATATATAACTTTTCGGGTATCTGTCCTTTATAATAATCTGCAACTTGTTTTATATTCCTTTCTTTATAGTATTTATAAATCTCAAATCCTTTTTCTTGTGTGTCATATAAACCTAAATATTCACTCTTTGATTTACCTGTTTCTGGATTGATTAAACTACAATACACTGTATATTTCCCACATTTATGAGGACTTGTACCAATAGCTGATTCTCCTCTATCATTTTGTCTTTTAATAAATAATGAATTTATAGTTTGTGGTACATAAATACAAGTTTCGGGACTATATATTTTGTTTCCTTTGTGGAGTATATCCTTATCTAAATGCATTCTTTCTCCTTCGATTTGATAGTAATTGTTTTCATCCCAATATCCAAAATTTTGAAAATTATGAAATGATTCATCAATCTCACAATCTTCATAAGTAGGATTTCTTTTATGAAATTTATCAGAATAACACCTTTCTAACATATGATTCCAACTTTTATAGGCTCTAGTAGACTTACAATTTTCCCATACCTTATATTCACCTTCACCAATATATCCTACTCCAAATACTCTAGGTTCATATGGACAACTAATTTTACCATTTTTAAAATGATTATATTGTTTATTCCTAGCAATCCAATCATATTGAGGAAAATATACATCTATGTCACGTGCATTATTACATTTAACAATTATCATTTCACTACCGAAATTATTACAACTCCTTTCCCCTGTTCTATCAACTTTATCTCTTCCCATAATATCATCTCCTTCCTATATTATCGTATTAACAATTTTACTTTCAAAATTACCTATAGTTTATTAATTATTTTCTTCCAATAAAAATTTAATAGAATATTCTAATGGAAATCCAAGCAGTATAAACTCTATAATATCCGTTACAACTTGTATTTCAGTTTCTATTCCTATCAAATCCTCTACTTTATATTTGCTATATTCTTTTAATAATTTAGACTCCTCTTTTGTTAGTTTTAACCCTAATCTTTTAATGTTTAATTATGTTTGAATACATATTTCTACGTATATAATTACTTAACAATTAGTCCTTTAATGAGCTGAATATTCTTCGTCATATATTGATGAATAAATGTAATCATATGTTTTAGGTACAGTATTTTCAATTACCTTACCATTATCATCATATGTTCTATAAGTACCTTTATCCATATTTAAAGCAAATTCTATATCTTTAAAATAAATGTTACAATAAACTTTTTCGCCTTCACATTCATCAATTCCAAAATGGTCACCACCATAACCAGTCACTATAAATTCAAATGTTTCTCCTGCTTTATATAAAACTTTACTTTCATCTCTTGTTTTAATATCATTTCTTGCTCTTGCTTTAAATTTATTTTTATATTCCCAATTTAAATTTGCCATAATTATTCCTCCAATCATTTATCTTCTTTTAAAATAAAATTACAATTTTATCTTTATATTTTTAATACACCTTTTAGAACGCCATTCTAAGGCTATAACAAGGTATTAATTTCTATATTGTACTTGTTTATAATATTTACAATTTCTTTTACAAAAGTTTTTATTTCCTTTTAGTTTTATTATATTTTTGATATTCTTGACAATATTCTGCTGTAGAACATAAGAATTTACAAAAGAAACTGAAATTAGTTTTATTAACATCCCATAAATCTTCTTCTTTAGCCTTATTAATATCATCCATAGATTTATTTACAAATTTTTTAAATAAGTCTATATTTTCTTGATTAAATGGTATTTCAATAAAATAACGTTCATACTCTTTTTCTTTTCCTGGTGGAATATCTTTTCTTTCCTTAACTCTACCTGTCTCTTTATGTTTTCCATACTTCAACATATCAAAGGCATTTCTAACTATTTTATAATTTGGATATAACTTTTGTAATGCTAATGAATATAAAATCAATTGATAACATTTTTTAATTAGATTTTTATTTGTAAATCCACTCTTGCTTGATGTTTTATAATCAATCACTTCAATCTCTTTTTTGTTGTGGTCAATCAATGTTAAATCGACGAATCCACGAATAATAATTCCTTCAATCTCAACTTCAAACTCCTTCTCTATTAATACTTCCCTACCATTTATAGGTATTGGTTTAAAATTTCTGAAATAAGCCGTTACATCTGTTATATAATTTTTCTTAGCATTAATTGTTGGAAAATTAGCTTCACCACAGAATTCATATATATCCATTTTTGATTCCCATTCTTCAACGGCTTGTTCATTTGTCATTTCTCCTATTTCTAGGGCTTGTACCAGTTCGTGAGCATCACCACCTGCACTCCCATAAATATTTTGACTTCTTTTAACATGTTCTATATAAGTTAAATAATAATTTTTAGGACAATTCCCATAACAACTAAGTTTACTAAAACTATATTTCTCTTTTTTATTTTCACTCATAAAATCACTCCTTATTAATTATTTTTAATCATCTATCTCTACTTCATAATTATATAGTGCATCATATAATTTGTCTGGTATCTGTTCTCTGAAATAATCTGCTACCATTTTTATATTCTTTTCTTTGTAATACTTGTATATTTTAAATGCTTTCTCTTGAGTATCATAAATTCCTAAATATTTTCTTTTAGATTTACCAGTTTTAGGATTAATCATGTGACATCTTACCATATATTTACCATCTACAGGACTCGTACCTATAGCCGAATCACCTCTATCATTTTGTCTCTTAGTGAATAATTTATTAATAGCTTGTGGTACAATTACGCAAGTTTCAGGACTGTAAATTTTATTACCTTTAAATAAAATATCTTTATCTAAACACATTACTTCACCTTCTATTTCATAATAATTCTCTTCATACCACCTAGCAAAATTTTGGAAGTTTAACCATTCATCGCAAACTGTACAATTTTTATATGTAGGTTGTTTTTTATGATATTCTTTATCGTAACATCTTTTCAACATGTCATACCACGTATTATAAATTCTAGTATTTTTACCATTTTCCCACGCTTTATATTCACCATTCCCAAAATAGCCAACCCCATATACACTTCTTTCATATGGACATTTTACACCTCCGTCTTTAAACTTTTGATATGTTACACTTTTATAAACCCAATCGTATTCTGGAAAGTATACATCAACGTCCATACATCCTCTATAATCTACGATAACCATTTCACTCCCGAAGTTGTTTAATCTTTTCTCACCAGTTCTATCTGTTGTTTTTCTACTCATATTTCATCATCCCTTTATTAATTATTAAACATTCTTTTATCAATTTTTTAAATATTTCCCCTCCTTGGTCTGTAGGCGAGACCTTACTACCTTTCATCATATATTTATTGTCTTTATCTAAAATAAACCCTATTTTAATATCTCTCATAAAACAACATGATTTGATAGTTTTAATATTTTTTTTAATTATTTCTGTGTCTAATCCTTCATCTAATGCGATTATAAAATGTTCAACTCCTATTTTTAATAACTTTTCAACTTGAGTAGTAGAAATACTATTACCGCCTAATGCGACTGCATTATGCACTCCAAAGCTATCACATTGCATCACACTCTTCTCACTTTCAAATATAAACACTTCCTTACTTTCTTTGATGTATGTCCTGTTTTGGTACAAGCCGTATAGAAATTTGTGCTTAGAGAATGCTACAAGTGGAAGGTATTTATAATTCGTAGGCTCATCCGAATCTATACGGCCCATAGTCCCCACTAGCTTTCCATTTTCATTCCTCCAAGGAATAATAAGCCTATTACTCCCCTTATCGAATCCTATTTGGAATTTCAGCTGACTTGAAGGTAATATACCATCATCTGCAAAACGTTTAAACCATTTATAACCATTATTATATTTATCTAAAACACTTTCGTCATAAGTCACTTCCTTTTCTTCATCTTCATATGGAATATATAAGTCATCGAAGAAACCATCAAATAGTACCTCTTCCTCTGGTTGATAATTACCTTCTATTTTCTTACCTAACATTATTGTAATTGTTTTGATAACTTCTCTATAAGTCAAACCTGTATGAGTAGCTATTAAACCGAATAGGTCACCGTTATAAGACGTTGTAAAGTCTGTAGCTGATAAATTATCATTTAATTTGATTCTCCAGCCACTAGGGTTATCTCCTCCTACTTTTGCACACCTAATCTCTTTATCTGTTATATTAATACTATGATAATTGTAATAACTTAATATTTTTTCAATTTGTTCTGGATTATTTTTTAAATACTCTTTCATATAGGTTTGTCACCTACTTTTTACCAAATTTATTATTTTGTTGATTAATATTGTTTATATTCATTCGTTGTGGGTGGCAAAAACATACTTCACTAATCTTTGTGCTATATGTATTCATATGTAATATGAAAGCTGTATTACTATCGCTTGACACAGTTGTACTTCTCGATTTTCCTATAAAAAATATCCTATAATTTGAATCTGGACTCAACTCAACCTCTTCTTCGACCCATCTATCGCCTTTCTTTACTCTTTTAAAAGGTTTACAATATGCTTTAGAATCCTTATCTAACTCTTCTTTATATAAAGTTCTCATTAAAAAAATTTCACTAGCCACTTCCCCAATTTGTTTACTATTCGCCATCATTGAGATATCTAGAAATAAAGCTCCTTGATTACTCATTGCTAATTGATAAGTCATTACAGCACATATATCATAAATCTTTGTTAATTCATGGATTTCACGAGATTGTTTTACTAAGGCTTTCCAATCATCATCTGTGCCGTTACTCATTTTGAATGTATCAAATAGAAACACATCTAAACCTTTACTACTTAATGAATATTTCCTAATTATTTTTTTCATACTACCCATGTTCATTGTATTAGTACTTACAATTATTAAATTGTCTGCTATTTTTTCATTATATATATTTCTTGCCTCCCTAAGTGCTAGTTTATCTTCGTCAGTTAATCCACCAGATTTAATTTTCTTTTGATTTATTTTTTTATATCCTACCTCATTATTTACCAAATAAGTTAGGAATTTAATCTTGAAAGCACTTATGTCTTCCTCGTTTGTCATCAACAACGTTCTATACCCATTAGATGCTAAAGATAAGGCTAGATTAGATAATAATGTACTTTTCCCAATATTTATAGAACTGGCAATAAAATTCAATGTTCTCTTTCTTAATCCTAGTATTTCTTTACTTATAGTTGGTAAAAACTTAGAAGATAAGACATTTTCAAATAAAAATCCAACTTCATTACCATTTTCTAAGTTTTCTATAAAGTCCATGCTTATTTCACCAACGTGTTCCTTTACATCCGAATTAATACTAATTGGCAGATAAGAAGTGTCTCTACTTTCTTTAAAATTTAATAATTCATCCGTAGTCATTTTATCAGCCAAATTTAACCAACTAATTTGAGTTTCACCTTTTTTAGTTGTTATAGTTATCTCTTTTGTTAAATCCAACCCATCTTCCCAAAATGATATTAACATATTATGTTTAAGCAACGAATCAATGTATGAATTGGCATTTTCTAATTCTGTTGTTCTCATTAATATTTCTACCATTTTAAAACCACCTAAGTCAGTATACTCTTTAACTAGAGAAGGTTCACATTGAAGTTTAATATCTAAATCACTAACTTTCAATACATTATTATCTGAAAGCGTTTTAACGATTCTATATAATACCATTCCTTCATGTGTTATAAATATATCGTCTAAGTTATATTCTTTAACACTCATTATGTCTTGGAATAAAACTCCCAAAACAGTTCCTTCAATGCTTTTTCTATTTTTTTGTAGATAGTCTGGCAATTCTTCGTATAATATTTTCATATTTATCACCCCTTTATTAATTATTTTCAATCTGTACTTTTTCTATATTCAATAATTACCATCCCCACTTTCAATTACTCTTTTTTTTATGTTCCTCATTATAATACATTTTCTATCACTCCTCTCTTATATTACCGTATTAACATTAATTCACCAAAAATTACCTATGATTGATAAAAATTTTGACCTTTTAAATGCCATTCTAAGCCCTTTTAATTTATTCATTGATAATTTATACCTACAAATATAGCTCAAGTCGATTTAACTTGAGCTATTTATTAATTATTTTTTATATTCCTTTATTTTCTTTTTATAATAATTAAACAAGCTATTAGGGTCTTTTCTTTGTCTTTTTGCTTCATGCCAGTCCATTTTTCCTCTAACTTTCCAGTCGCCGTATCCTCCTTGTTCAACATGACAATCTTGGTTTAATCCCATATTTATTTCATCACCGTAATATATACAAACATCACCATCTAATGAAAATAACATATCAACGGCTTTAAATAACTTATTCATATCATGTCCTACAGAATTGCTAATTCTGCTCATATCATGATTACACAAGAAGTTAACATCATATTTTGGGTCATTTTTAATTACTAATGGATTTCCTGTGTTTAAGGAATGTTTTATCCACCCTGCTTGCTCAAAATTGAAACTTTTCATTCCTGTTTCTTTGGCATATTTATTACTTATTTCATATGTATCCCAAGCTTCTCCAACTATATAAGCGTTTGGTTTTATTTTATAAACTTCGTCACAAAACCATTTCCAAAATTCAATTGAATTACCAGATGCATAGATTATGGCATCCAGTCTAAATCCGTCTATATTATGGTCTATTAACCAAAACTTTATTATGTCCTTTATCATATCTCTTACTGTTTCAGATTGATTGTTTAACTGTGGCATGTCATAACTCCATTTTGCTAAATAATATTTCTGATTATCATGACATATTCTCCATTGATTATTTTGTTGTTTATCACTCCAGAAGTAACAATCATTTTGCCCTTTTATACTTTCTTTAAATAATTCATTTTGTGTACTTGTATGACATAATACTAAATCTAATAAAACTTCTAAGTTATTTTCATGTGCTACTTCTACAAATCTATCGAAATCTTCTAATGTTCCGTATTCTTTTTTAATATCTGTGTAATCTATTATATCGTATCCATGTTGGTTACAAGAAGGAAATATAGGAGTCAGCCATAAGGTTGTTACTCCTAGTTCCTTGAAATATGATGTTTTATTTGTTAAATCCTTTAAGTCTTTACAGAAGGCAGGAAAATATATTTCATAAATTATTCTTCTTTTACTTTTTATAATAATCACCTCTTATATTTATTTTATTCCTAATGTTATTTAAATCCAATAGTTGATTTTTTTACTTTTTTATCTCTAACCATTCTTTCTATTGTATGTAATAAACAACTTTGATTAATTTTATGTAAACCTTTATCTACGGCATATATACCACTATGATTACAAACTGTATGAATAAATGCTCCAGTTTGTCCTTCTGTTATTTTAGCCAATAATTCGTAATCTATATCGTCCTCATGTTTAAGTTTGTTAACATATAATTTAAATAGTTCAATTCTTAATTCGTAAGAAGGCAATGGAATAGTTATAACCTTATCAAATCTCCCTTCTCTAATTAATGCTGGGTCTAATTGTTCTACTAAATTCGTTGCTCCTATAACTATAATCTTATTATCACTTGCTTCATTCATACAAGATAATAGTTTGTTCATTGCACTTCTATATTCCTTGTTATCGTCACCTTCACGATTTACACCTATAGCGTCAATTTCATCTATAAAAAGAATTCCTCCACCTTTATTTTTTAAGTCATCAAATATTTTTTGCACCTTTTTACTTGACTCCCCTACGTATTTTTCGGCAAAATCTGATGCTACTATTGATTTAAAATTCATATTAGATTCGCTAGCTATTGATTTAGCAAGTAATGTTTTTCCAGTACCTGGTGACCCTTCTAGTAATATACCACTTGGTAATTCACATCCAATCTCTTTATATTTTTCCATATTTTTTACAAAGTTTATTGTACTAAGCACATCTGCTTTTATTTCTTTGTCAAGTATTACATCGTCTAATTTACATTCTTTTGTTTCTTTTTTACTTATGTTATTCAACTTCCATCTATCATAAGCTTTTTCATAATCTTCAATAATAGGTATACTCATTGATTCTCCATATTTAAATTTTAATATTTGTTTACATAATAATATTGCTATTCTTGTTAAGGTATCTTTATTGGAATTTTCTAATTCTTCATAATCTATGAATTGATAAGCACTAAAATCACTAATTAAGATACATTCTTCAATGTCTGGTTTTAGTTTTGTAGAAGTTAGAAGGTCTAATTTTTCAAAAGCAAATAATAAACATTCAAAATCTACCGTTAATTGATATAAATCCTCGTTTGCAAGAAAATATCTCTTTCTATTTTTTTCATCCATAATATCAACTCCTATTTTGTTATTAATTATTTTTCAAATATAATATCGTTCTTTAATTCTTCTACAGCCCTCTCTACTGTTTTCCATACGCTTAATTTTGCCAATATTATTTTTTTCTCAATTTCTAATTGCGCCTTAGTATCTTCGCTAAATTCAAATTCATTATTTAATAAATTATTTATACTATCTAACAAATTATTTAAATATTCCTGCTCTTTTCTCATTTGAAACTCTAATATATTTTCCATAAATTAGACCTCCTTATTGTTTTAACATATTCAATATACCTCTAATTAAACTTATATAATAAATTAGTTCTTCCTCATTATTTAAAGTGAATCCCCATATACTGTTATATATGTCTTTTAACATATCTATATTATTTTTAAAATTATTACAACACGCTTTGCTTATTTCATCTAGATTTTCCAAATTTTCAATATTCATATCTTCAGCTTGTTTCTTTATAACTCTTTTGAAGTCGTCGTTAGTTATTGGTGAAAGTCTATAATATTCATCGAATAATTCTTTAATTTCCTTTTTATATATTTCATTCATAAGATTATTACCTCCTTATAATCCTAATATGTCGTCAATATCCCTAGGCGCTTTTTTCTTTACATTAACTACTATATCGAAATCATCTACAAAACTTGGTTCTACTTCTTCTATTTTTTCTTTAGATTCTTGTTTATCTAATTGATTCTCGGCTATATAATGTTGTAATTGATTTTCTAACATTGATAAACAATATTTAATTCTTGAATTAACAGTTTTAAAATCTATATTGTTTAATATATCTAACATATCTTTCTCATATTTATTAATAAATTCATATATATCTTCTTGTGAAAAATTATCAGTAATACTTTTATAAGTACTTTGAAAATATATATTCTTTTCTTTCTCATTTAAATTACATATACTTCTTATTTTCTCCCTATTTTCTTTTTTTATTTCTTTCTCCCATTCTTTTTTCTTAATCTCATTTTGTTTTTTGTCATAACATTTCTCGCTACAAAAGTATCTATTTTTTATTTCACCATTGTCATTAAGATACTCTTCTCTAAATGCTGTATTTTTATCTATCTTAGTCTTGCAGTATTTGCAAATGACCATTTTAGGTTTTGCCATTTAATCACCTTCTTTATTTTCTTTTCTTATTTTTTTACCACACATAGGACAGAAATTTATTTCACACTTAACACTTATATCCCAATTATTATCATCTAATCCATATGCTACTAATTCACTTGTACCCGAATGTAATTCTATTCCTAATTCTTTTCTATTGTCACATATGCCCTTACCTTGCTCACAATAAATGCACATTTAATCACCTTCCTTATCTAACATATTTATTATATTACAACCTATATTATTGAAATCAATGATACTTTTGCTTAATTTTCTCCCACAATAAGGACAATAATTTACAGGTAATGGTTCTGTAGAATTCCACATTAATATATCCCCGTTCGTAAATTTATAATCACATACAATATATGCTCTATTGTCAAATAAATAACCTTTTAATATATATTGATTACTACATTTTTTACAATTATCACATGAATTATTAAAGACCTTTTCACAAAAATTATCGTCAGCATATTCACTTCTCATATACCATTCTACTTCACGCTTATCGTTGAATAATCCTTCACAAAATTTACACATAATACCTCCTAAAATATTAATTTCATTTTTAAAATCGATAATAATATTTCTTTAAAATTTAACCCTACCATATAACTAAATAGGTTATTTGTCTCTGTATCACAATATGATTGAATTAGATGATTACCATTTCGTTTATGTATTATATCTATATGATGCATATAATCATACTTTTTAATATGTTTTTCATAAGCTATTATATATTTATTTTCTTCTCTTTTCACCCATCCTAATTTGTAAAATTTTTTATCAATATAATTACTAATTAATCTTTTCATATTTATTCTCCTTCCTTTATATCAAAAATATCATTTATAAAATTATTTAATTTAACATTGCTTAATGGAAAACCACTAGCTTTTGGATGACCTCCTCCACCAAATTGTTTAGCTATATCTGTTAAATTAACATCATCTTTAACAGTTCTTAATGATACCGTTTCTTTTTTAATTATAGCTACAAAATCTAATTCTTCATGTCTTTCACATAATATATTTCCTAATTCACTTGTGTAAGAGTCAGCCATAACTATACCTATTTTATAAAGTTTAAAATCTTTAATTATAAGTTCTTTTTCTTTTATATTAATGTAATTATCTATTTCTTTTTGTTTTATTTTTAATATTGCTTTATCTGTTCTACTAAATAATTCTTCATTATTTTTTATTCTATGCACCATATCATTAACGAATTTTTCTCTACCTAATATATAAAGCAAATCACTTAACTGTTTAGCTTCTTCGTTTCTAAATATTTCTTTCCATTCCCAAGTGTCATATTGTCTTACTAATTCAACAAAATCTTCAAGAGATTCATTATACAATCCTTTATTTAGTAATTTATCTAACAAATAAATAAAAGATAGATGTGTACCACTATCTTTTAATCCATCTAACATGTGTGTTGTTACATTTGCAAATGAATATTTATTTAAATGAGTTGCTGACGGATGATGGTCTAATAATTGTACTTTTAAACCTTCTTTATTTATTATCTCTGCCAATTCTTCATTTATAGATAAATCTGTTATAAATAATTGCTCGTAAATTCCAAATCTTAGTTCTTCCAATGATTGCTCTACGATGTTATTGACTTCATTATTTCCTACTGAAAAGACATCCACTTTATCACCATATAAAAGCTTAAATACTACTTCGCATCCTATCCCATCTAAATCGTTATGTGTTATTAATTTAATCATATATTAATCCTCCTCTTTAAATCTATAATTTGTTTAGGTTTTCTATTACACGCTCCAAACATTTAATCACTCCCACAGGGGAGTGGAGATTAATTTCTCCACTATTTATTATTGTAATTTAGCTAATATTTCTTGTAATTGTTCAGCATCTAATGATGCAACACTTTTGACACCTTTTTCTTTCATGAATTCTTTTACTATATTCTTAGCATTTGTATCTTTAAGTTTGTCTTTTAATTGAGATTTTAATTCATCTACTGATTTTTGTTGTTCTTCCTTTTCTTGTTGTTCAACTTCTTGTTGTACTTGTTTTAAATCTTTTTCAGCTTGTTTCTTTTCTTCTTTTTGTAATTCTTTAAATTGTTCTTGTGTTAATGGTGTAGAAGAAGAATTTCTCATAGCATCTTCTAATGTATTGATAAAATCTCTTGCAAATTGTCTTGAGTCGTCATTGATAGTTATGTATTGAGGTATTACCTTATTATTAAATCTACAACCTCCCATAACATATCCATCACTTCTGAAATATAATCTTCTTTCAGTGTTTTCTATTTTTCCATCAACTACATTTCTTTCAACTGTTATAGTTAATATTGCATCAAATATATCTTCAAATACACTATTATAAGCATTAGATAATGATGAAGATAACACCATATAACTCTCATCTTCATTACAGCCTTTTGGTTTTATATTTTTTACCTTACTGTGGCTGATACAAAAAATTCCAAATCCAGCACGATGAAGTTTAGTGAAATAAGATTTCATTAATGATTTAGTCTTTTCCATTCCCATACCATAGCCCGAATACGCACTATTGATTGTTTTACAAACCTTACCTGTTTCTATTTGTGAAAGTCTGCAAACTTCCTTTTCAAATATTTCAGTTATTTCGTCAATTGTATCGAAACATACCATTTCTATATTATGTTCCTTGCCTTTACCAGTTATTAGGAGTTTTTGTAATTCAATTAAATCTTTGTAATTATCTATATGTGTTGTTTGTAAATCGCTTAGAAAATTCGCACCTGTTTCATTTCCAATTTGACAAAGCAATCCTTTACTAGCATCTCCATTATATTTTTCTAGTATCATATCTCTGAATAACGTGCTTTTGCCAGTCTTGCTTTCGCCTCTTAAATAAATTCTAAGTTGTTCCATCCCTTTTTTTGTTTCATTCATTTGTATTTTAATCATTACACATCTCTCCTTTTATTAATTATTTTTATTTAAATTCAATCTATGCATCAATATATTTTCTATATTATCTATATCATAATACCAAATTTCTAATAAATCGATATTATTTTCTTTAGCATATTGTTTCTTTCTTTTGTCATGTTCTAATTGTCTTTCAAAATCTTCTTTTGTCACCCAAGTTTTCTGCCATGATTTATGTTGAGTTCCTTGACATTCAATTAGTAAATTATAATCTGATAAATAAAAATCAAATCTCAATAATTTACCACCTACACCATATAAATTAAAAAATGATTTTTCTATTTCATATTTAATATTATGTTTTTCTAATATATTTTTAGTTTTTGTTTCTAATTGTGAAGAATTACATTTTTTACACACAATTCCAATATTATTTCTATTTAGATTCGCTAAATCTCTTTCAAACTCTTCACCACATTTTTCACAAATAAATTTATATTTTTTACCACTTCTAGAAGTTACTTCAAAAGGTGATTTTTTATTATTGGGTGACCAATATTTAGCCTTTTCGGGATACAGGTTTCCAAATGAATCTTTAGGATGAACTTTTCCCGATTTATGTGTACAATATGGACATCTATCCCCTCTCATAAATTGATATGGAACTACAGAATAACCTCCATAATCATTATGATAATCTTTATCTTGACAATATAAATATATTGGTTTTCCACTTCCTTTGCTTATTTTAAAAGGGGAATTTATATTTTTATCACTCCAATATTTTTTTATGGCATCTTTTCCATAGGTATTAATTAAATATTGTCCAAAACTATCTAACGGGTGAACCTTTTGATTAGCACAGTAAGGGCATCTTTTATTTTCTGTAAAATGTGATGTGGTAGTAAAATAACTACCATGATACCACTTATTTTTACACCAAATTGAAATTTTAATACTGCTATTATGTTTAGTTACACAATAAGGATTTATACCTCTTCTTCCATTCTCCTCAAAGTCCCAATAATCCTCTAATTTTTCATTTAATTCTTTTTCAATATAATAAGCAAAAGAATTTTCATAAGTATTGCAACAATTGGTACATTTTGTTTTTAATTTTCCTACAAAACTGCTCAAAGCCACGTCATATTCACTTCTGCAATATGGACATTTAACTCTAATATAAGTAGCATTATGTTTTTTATTCTTACCATCTATAGTCACTTCATTTAATTTATAACTTCCTATATATTCGTAACCATCTCCCCTTTCAATTACTCCTCTCTTATGTTCCTCATTCTGATACATCTCAATCACCTTTTTATTAATTATTTTTAATTTGTTATTTTTATTTATATCTTATAACTAATATATTCTACATTTTAATCACCTCTTATATTATCGTATTAACAATTCCTTATAAAAAATTACCTATGATTTAAAATTTATTTATTCATACAATATGTATTAAAACTTATATCTTCACTTATTATTGTGACATTAGGATATCTATTTGTTATTTCTTTTACTTTATTTACAGCACCGTATACATTATGAGTTGTATATCTTTCTAAGTATTCTAAAACTTCCTCATTCTCATCTATTTTATATAATTGAATCAAATATAAATCTTTTGTATTGATATAATCAACATATAACTTCAACTCTTCCACATTACCAACTCCTTCCTAGAGGGAATTAATCCCTCTTTATAATTTTATTAATTATTTTCAATCTAAAAATCGAATAATTCGTCCTCGTCATCATCGTTTGAGAATAAATCTAAGTCATCGTTTTCATCACTTGTTAATATCTTATTTTCTTTTAATTCTTCATCACCTTTACTTAATAACTGACTTAATGTTAGAGGTACTGGTATTGCTCCTGTAGTGTATCCACGAGTTATACCTTCAACTTCCATTTTGGTTTCTCTGCCACCTTGTCCTTTACCATATTTTGCTTCTAATTCACTTTCTGTAATTATTTTAAATTCTAATAGTTCTCGCTCTTCATCGGTTATCATTGTTTTTATATCAAAATCGACTTCCTTAATCCTATTTATTAAATTACATTTGAATCCCATTTTACACAACTCATTATCTTCAAAATTACTTGTTAATAATTTTTGTAATGCATTGAATTTTTTAGATTGTTTATCTTTATCAATATTTAAAGGATAATCTAATACTTGATAATATCCAAACTCTCCTTTTTTCTTACTCATATATTGAGGTATATAACACATAAGTTTAAAACTACCTGTTTCCTCTATATCGGTATCGTCTATACAATCTGCTGTCATATATACATCTAGCGTACAAGTTGCTTTTTGTTCTGTATCGTCATTAACTAAATATATACGTTCAACATTATAATTGGTATATGTATTTTCTATTCCAGTTTTAGGATTCTTATAATTTGAATATTCTATTTCACCATCAACTCTAAATACTTTATCTTTATAAGCATCTGATTTTAATGTTGTATATACAGCAGTAGCATAATCGAAGGTGTTAGAACATTCTAATCTATCGTCTCCGTCTACGAATACATATCTCTTGAAGTTTGCAATATCGTCTTCATATTTTTCTTTATCTTTATATTTAAAGTTAACAGATTCAAACTTTTTATCACCTTTGTCTAATATAGTATATATTATACTATTATCTACATTTATGCTTCCATCACTGTTTTTCTTTGCATTACTCATAAAAGATTTTATTTGAAGATTAAAATTATCTTTGTCGCATTTCATTTGTAGGTTTAACTCTCGGATATTGCACCCACTATCTAATAACTTATCACTAAATGCTGGTTTATTTGGTCTATCTGGTGCTATTGATAATTTTCCAATCATAACGAAATTTAAATTACTCATATACACATCTCTCCTTTATTAATTATTTTTATTAATATTTTATATTGCTATTTTATGATATACTCTTAATATAGTATTTTTAGCTCTCTCATATATTAAGTCTAAACATACACCTTCCATTTCATACACTTCAATTAATGATTTTAATTTATTTTCAACTTCCAATATTTCATCTAATTCTTCTGATGTGAAATTATCTCTTAATGCTTGGTTTTTCTTTAAACCTTTCCCAAGTCTTATTTCACTAGCTGATTTATCGAATACTATTGTATAAACTAAATTAGTATATTTTGCATATATAAATTTATCCGTATTTCTATATACCTTTTTAATTGTATCGGTTAATCCACGTCTTATAATCTTACCTGTTCTTCTGTAATATTTAAATTCTTCAGACTGTCCAGTTTCTTCTATATAAGTTTCAAGGGTTCTAATATAGTCTATTACTTTTGCTCTAACATAAGCTGATTCCTTTGTACTCATTTGTAATATTCCTTCTTTATTTAATAGATAGCAACCTCTTTCTTTTCCTTGTTTATCTATATAAGTAGTCGGTGGAAAATTTCCACCAACCTCAAAACCTAACGATTCTAATAATTTCATTTCTTTTCTTATATCTCTCATGAATTCTTTATGTTCTTTAGATTTTTTGCCTTCTTCAGTCCTCCAGGTATTTAATAATTCATTTAGCTCATTTGATTTCATTTCTATATTCTTATCAATTATAAAATCTTCAAAATTCATAATCACCACCACCTTTATTAATTATTTTTATTAATATTTTATTTTGGCACTTCATATATTTTACATTTTAATCACCTCTTATATTAGTATATTAACATAACCACATATAAAATTACCTATGAATTATTATTTTTTATATCTTAAACTATATATTATCTCTCCTATTATTAATGATACTAAAACTACTACATAAGGAGTTACAAATTCTACTCGAAAAATTAATACTAGAGATAAGATTATAATAATACATCTTATAATCAAATCTTTTAAATTCATTTCTCTTCACCTCCTTCTATTAATGCTAAGAATCTATTGATACCATATATTTTATCACAATATTCAACTAAGTATTTTTCTGCATTTCTTTGTCTCAAATCCATTCTTGCAGAGTACATTGTGTTATAAACTTTCACTACTTTTAAACTACCATTAGTTATTAATTTTATCATATTAATATTTCTCCTTTTTATTAATTATTTTTATTTACTTCCTATTTCATTTAACATTCCCTCGCTAAATATTTTAATGATACATTCTTTTTCTTTGGTGTAACAAAAGCACTTCTCACATTGTTTATTAGATAATAACTCACATACTTCATTAGAGTCTAACTTATGTAATAAATCTTTTAATTCTTCTATACTCATATCAACACTTCCTTAATATAATTTCTTTTTATGTTTATCTTTTCTAGTATAAGTTTTTTTACTTTTCTTTATTCCAGTGCCTCTTTTAACTTCTTGTAGATGTTCATGTATGTTCTCTATTTTACCTACTTTATTGAATTCTTCGCCTTTCAATGTAAATTTTATCTTTTTCATTTTTATCACCTTCCTATAAATACATTATATCATAACCAAATTATTTGTCAATAGGTTTATTAATTATTTTCTAGATTTAATTCTTTCTTTATAATTTCTTCTACATCATTTATTTCATAATACCATATTTCTATTAGTTTTATTCCATTCCTTTTACAATAATCCTTCTTACGTTGGTCATGTATTTTTATCAACTCAAAATTATCTTTTGTTATCCATGTCTCTATCCATTCTTCATGTTGCTGTCCTTGACATTCAATTAGAGTATTATAATCTGGTAAATAGAAGTCAAATCTCAAATATCCATTACCTACACCTATTAAGTCCGAATAACTATATTCTCTGTAATATTTTATGTAGTATTTGTCTAATATTTCTTTTGTTAACTGCTCTAATTGTGAACTTCTACAATCATTGCAAACTACACCTAAATCTTTTACATTTAAATTATCTAAACTTCTTTCAAATTCTTCACCACATTTTTCACATATGAATTTATGTTTTCGATTGCTTTTAGGACTTATCTCAAAAGATGACTTTTTATTATTCTTACTCCAATACTTAGCCTTTTCTGGATATAGCGAACCAAAACTATCTTTATGATGTACTTTACCACTATTTTTATTGCAATATGGACATCTTCTACCATGATGAAATTTTTCGGCTGTCGTTTTATAACCTCCTTCATTATTATGATAATTTTTATCTTGACACAGTATCCAAATTTTTCTATGAGTATTTGGAGCTATTTCAAATGGGTTAACATTATTTTTAGATGACCAATATTTATCTATCGCATCTTCGCCGAATACATTTATCAACCATTGCCCGAAACTATCTTTTGGATGCACTTTACCATTTGTACGACTACAATAAGGACATCTTGTGCCTCTATAAAAACTATACGGGATTACCAAATATCCACCATTATCATTATGATAGTCTTTTTCTTGACATAATATCCAAACTTTTTTATTACTTTGTGGTGAAATTTCAAATGGGTCAACTATATTTTTAGGTGACCAATATTTTTCTATTGCATTATCTCCATAAGTGGCAATCAACCATTGACCAAATGAATCTTTAGGATGAACTTTTTTACCAACACAATACGGACATCTTGTGCCTCTATAAAAACTATTAGGTGTGATAATATAATCACCATGATAATTAATTTTAGTACATTTTATATTAACTTTTTTAGTACTATTTTTATATATTAAATATGGATTTTCTTCATTATTGCTCCAATCCCAATATTTATTAAGGGATTCTTCTAATTCAATTTGAATATGATAAGCAAACGAGTTTTCATATTTATTACAACAATTAGCACATTGACTACCCGATTTAAAACTACTTAACTTTATGTCATACTCACTACCACAATACGGACATTTTACTCTTATATAATTTTGTTTGCCATTTTTATTTTTGCCATCTAATGTTACTTCGTTACATTTATAACTCCCGATATAGGTATAACCATCACCTCTTTTCTCTACAATATTTTTATGTTCCTCATTATAATACATATATTACCACGTCCTCCACAATTATTACCTATAAACTAAATTCAGTATTATCTTTATCTGTACATATTATTTTAGTAGTTATTCCTTTTTCTCTTAATAATTTTGTAGCATATTTTTTAAATTCATTTTTTGAATCTAATTCACCATGATGAAGTATTATTTTGTTTGTTTTTAATCTATAAAAATAATCTAAAAGTTCATCATATTGTATATGAGATGAAAATGTTCTGTATATTTTTATATTACATCTCCTAATACATTTTATACCATCTATAATAAATACGTCTTCTTTTTGATTTTGTATTTTATTTGCAAGACTATTTGCCGATGAATAACCAACAAAACATATTGTATCATCTTTATTATTTAGTATTTTACTTGCCCAAGTTCTTACCCTACCAGCCTCCATAAATCCGGAAGAAGATAAAATTATTCTTGGTATACCATCGTTTTTAGTAGATAATTCTAATGTTTCTTCATAATCTCCAACAAATTTAAATTTATCCCATGAAATAACTGTTGACCAATATTCTAATTCTTCATCTTCTAATATTTGAGTATATGCATTATTAATTTCTTGGAAAAGTTTACTATCTATTATAACTTGAAAATTATCTTCTAAATCCTTAAACCAATCATAAATCCAACACATTAACATTTGTCCTCTGCTAAAAGAGAAAGTCGGTACTAAACATCTTGACTTGTTTTTTATAGTTTCTAATAATGTATTTTTAAAATCTTCTCTTTCTATTATACAATCTTTTTTAGTAAAACTTCTTTTTATATCTGAGTATGTACTTTCAAATAATGCTAAGTCACATGACTTGATTATCTCATTTTGTTTTAGAAAAGGTTGGAATTCAAAATTGTGATTTGTACCTAAATCACCTGTATATAAAATATGTTTTATTTGATTATTAGGCTTAGTAATCCATAATTCAATTTGAGTAGCACCTAATACATGAGAGTTATTTCTAAATCTAAATGTAATATTATTATTGATTTTTATTTTTTCATTCATTTCTACAATTTTAACTTTATTTAAAAATAAATATACTGAAGACTCATCATAAAATAATTCTGGTGATTTACCTTTATTTTTTAATTCTTTTACATTTCTTTCATGAATATAAGCACCATCTAACAATAATTTTTCAGCTAATATTCTTTGAGTTTTAGTCATATATACTATACCATTAAATCCTTTTTTTATTGATGCTACAGCATTCATTAAGTGGTCAAGATGACAGTGTGAAAATATCATTTGCCCACATCTTTCAAACGGTATATTAGAAATCATTTTTTTATTATTGTTATAATCGGTAACTACATCTTTACCTTGTACTAACCCACATTCAATAAGTAACATATCTCTTTTATTTTCTTTAATATTATCATAATAAACTCCCCAACTACTTCCTGTAACTTGTTGACTTGAAAATCCATAACTTATTATATCAATTTTACCTTTTTTTCTTTTGTCTATTTTTTTATCTTTTACATCTTTGTGAATTACCATTAAATTATTTAATCTAAAATCTAAATTATTTCCATTTTTAAAATTAACCTTTTCATTAGTATTAAGAATATAATTTTCAAGAGGTATTATTTTACCATTTATATTTGTTGTTATACACGTTCTATTTTTATCCCATCTATATTTATTTATTAATTCAACTGTACAATCATCTATAATTGCTTTCTCATTTAATTCCTCTTGAAAATTGTCATATAATTTCAAATAAGCCATGTTGCCTTTTATTTCATATTCATTTAAATCATATTCGTTTCTTTGATTATCATCTAAATTAAATCCATACTTTTTTATCTGTAAATAATGCTTATTACATAATTCCCTTTTTATATTATCTCCATCAGTTAACTTTCGACCACAAACTTTGCAATGTCTATTCATGCTTTATCTCTCCTTTATAGTTTTGTATGCTATTAATAAATCTTTCTGACACTTTATCTTTATAGTATATAACTACTTCTTTGATATTTTTTCTTTTTCAGTTGTAAACATTCCTTTAGTTCTCAATTCTTCATAGCAACTTTCGCAATAACTTAGCTCTCCATTTTTTAATTTCTTTCCACAATGAATACAATATTTACTCATATCTTTATTCTCCTTTCTAGGAGGATTGATTCCTCCCTCTTTGTATTATAAAATTTATTAATTATTTTAATAGTAATTTTCCGATAATGCCGTTATTAAACTCATTATTTTAGTTACGTCTTTATAATTCATGGTATTTATTTTAATTTTAAATTTTCCAGAATAATCTATTTGAATATTATTTTGTATTAAATCCCACAAATCTATTTTTATTATTTTTTCAATTCCTTTATGTTCTTCTTCTCTATTAATCTTTACGCATTTTACTATTGCATTCGTTCCAACTTCATAAGTTATTTTTTTATAAATCACTTGCCAGAATCCTACTGTATTTACTTTAACCAAATCAACATTCTCTTTATTTATTAATTTCATAACTTCATCCAAACCTTGCACTATTTCAAATTTAATTAACTTTTCATCTTCAATTAAACTAATCCCCATAATCAAATTTACGTCACCATCTACGCCTAGCACTTTCATTATTAATCCTCCGATTCTTCTCTAAAATATTCACAATCAAAGACGTCATCAGTGCCTGCACATTTATGAAAGTCTGTACATTTATTAAAGTCTGGACAGAAATGGCAACAAATATTAGTTCCACGATGTAACCCACATTCAGTTGGTTCCTCACATTCTTTTATATCTTCTTGTTTATTTTCTTCACAAGGTACTTCACATTTACATTCATTATCTAATTCATCTAATTTATTCTCCATATGTTCACACATCTCTGCTCTTTCTGCATATCCGCATAATCTATCACATTCATCAAAGTTCTCACACATATAACAACATCTATTTTCAAACTCATCACATTCAACTTCTTCATTACATCTAAAGTCTTCGCCTAATACCTCTTTAACAGCTTCCCCTAATGTCATATCTGGCTCTGTATCTCCCTCTATTTCTTTTATTTTATCTTGTATTTCTTTTTCTGAAGGTTTAGGTTCGTCTGGTATGATATTTACATACGATTTCATCTCTTCCATAAAAGCGTTCCATTCTGATTCTGTCATATCTTCTTTATCCATATCTTCTAATGCTTTTGCTAATCGTTCCTCTTCGCTAGGTTCTTCTTTGACTATTCCATATTCTAAAGCTTCGTCATAATCCATTATAAGGTCTTTCCCTTTATAACTATCTAATATATCTTGTGTTAAATCACAATTATCAGTAACTAATTTATCTAATTTAGTTTGGATTTTATTCATCCTGTTTGTTTCAGCATTCCAATCTGATAATTTCATTTGATTACCTATACCTAATTCATGATATAATACTTGTGACCATTCACCCATATATCTATAATCCATACACATCATAAGATAAAATCCTGCACTATAAGCTATCGAAGATGTGTGGCTTACGAATATTACGCCTTGTTCATTTCTTATTTTCTCAATCCAATCTTTTATCTGCATGAAAGAGTATAAACTTCCACCTGGACTATTTATAAGGAATGTAACCCTGTCGTACATAGGTAAATAATCTTCTTTGTATTTTAAACGTTCATTACAAGCTATTATTTCTTTATTTTTGTTGTATACGTCTAACAATTCGTCTAAAACATATTCTCCTAACTCTTCTGTTAGTTCTGTATTGAATTTTATTATTTTTTCCATAATACACACCCTCCTAAGTTTATTAATTATTTTCTTATTAATCATCAATTTCTACTTCATAAAAATACATAGCTTGATATAATTCCTGTGGAATTATATTTTTGTAATAATCAGCAACTTGTTTAATATTTCTCTCTTTATAATATTTATAAATCTCAAATCCTTTTTCTTGCGTTTCATATAATCCCAAATATTCATTTTTAGACTTACCAGTTTCTGGATTAAGTAAACAACAGTTCACTTGATATTTACCATTTTTAAGAGGACTTGTACCGATACACGACTCACCTCTACCTTTATCACGTTTGGTAAATAAACCATTTATAGTTTGTGGTACATATATACAAGTTTCTGGTGAATAAATTTTGTTATGCTTTATTAATATATCTTTATCTAAATGCATTCTTTCACCTTCAATTTCATAATAGTTATCATTATCCCAATCACCAAAGTTTTGAAAATTATGAAATTCTTCACTAACATGACATTTTTTATAACTTGGATGTTTTATATGAAGTTTTTCATTATAACATCTATTTAACATACTCATCCAAACAGACCCAGTTCTCGTATGTTTACCTTTTTCACTCATTTTATATTTTCCTTCTCCTAAATAACCTACTCTACAAAACCTTCTTTCATATGGGCAAAATATTTCACCTTTTTTAAAAGTAATATAATTTGTATTATAAAAAGTCCAATTATATTTTGGAAAATAAACATCCATATCTTTATTTGTCCTATATCTTATTATCACCATTTTACTTCCAAATGTATTAACTCCTGTTTCACCAATCCTATCTATTTTTACCCCATTTCAATCAACCCCTTTATTAATTATTTTTAATTACATATTTATTATTAAATTATTTTCTTCATATAAACCGTATTTAATCGCTAAATCTTTTATTACGATTAATATTGCCTCAATTAACAACTTGTCTTCGTTTATTATGTCTAATTTATTTATTTTATCTGCTTTTGTTTTACTTACACCATTTTTAATAGCATTATTTTTTCTATTTTTTAATCTAGTATTTAAATTTACTCCAAATCTACTATCTATTTCTTTATATATTTCATCATATACAACCTTATGATTTATACCAGTTTTATATGTTATCTTATTTACCATATTTTTCACATCTGCTCTCCAATTATCTTTCGACAATGATATTAAGTCTTGTATATTATCCAATGAATTTTGAAGTCCTTTTATATCTTTTTCCATTTGTTTCTGTTTTAATTCTTGTTCAACCATACTATCAAATAACATTTTGAATGACTGAAGATTAGGTGATAATTCTGTTGTGTCTATTGTTTGCATTTGTGCTGATTCCATCTCATTAAATCTTTTTACATATTTTGCTGTAAATATTATACCTTTTTCACCTGTCATTTTGTTTGCTAACATTTCACAACCCATTTTAGTACATTCATAAGAAGATTTTTCTCTATTCATACTATCTTTGTAACTTGATTTTATAAAGTAATCAGATAGGTGCAATTCTGCACTTATCTCTATAGTCGGTTTTATACCAACTATCCCACGTTTTTCATTTCCTTCTATCATCCACATTATTTCCTTATGTTCTTTTCCCATCATCTTAGCTACTTCATAACTGGGAATTGTTTCAACTTTCTTTCCTTTATTTATATCAATTATATTACTCATATTTCTCACTCTCCCTTTTATTAATTATTTTTAATCCCTTACTATTTTTGTCGAGGTATTTCAATAAGTTTACATTTTAATCACCTTCTTATTATAGTATTATCAAAACTGTTGTTAAAATTACCTATGATTTAAAATTTATATTTCATATTATCTCCTCCTTATACAAATAAGTATATCACAGCTATGTTATTTGTCAATGCATTTTATTAATTATTTTCATATGAATTTGATAAAAAATACAATACATCACATACGTCAATGTCTTTATTTTGTTTCATTTTTTTACAGTCCTCATGATAAACACAATCGTTACAAAAATTCACACCTGTATCTTGGTAAATGTAATCTAATATTTTTATAGCTTTTTCTCCTATATTTCTTTTTATTTTAGCTTGTTTAACTTTTTCATTTATATTTATTTTTATTTTATTAAATTTTAATAAACATGATTCTTGACAATAATTATTAAAATCCGTTCCTTCCCAAACAGGTCGTATTAATTTTATTGTGCCATCTATAAGTTCTAATTCAATTCTCACTATATCATCAGACATAGACAATCTATTAAAAGGACTCAAGTCATTTGTAAGTGAACGATATTCAATATTGTCTATTTTCTTAATAACACATTCAAAATTATAATATTCATTATCTACTTTTGATATATTTAATTTTGTAAAATTTTCAATCGGTATTTTAATAACTTCACAATTTTCACAAACGAATGTTACCGATTTTATATCTTTATCACACACTTCATTACTATCTGTAATTTTAATACATCTTTTCATAATATCTCCTCCTAATAAAAATATATTAAAATATCACTAAATTGCGACAAACTCTAAAATGGCATAAATAAATTATAATGAAATATTTTCTATTCTATTTTTAGCTATGTTAAAATAGTTTTCATCAAGTTCTATACCTACGAATCTTCTATTTAAATTCATACAGGCTACACCTGTACTTCCACTACCCATAGTAAAGTCTAATACCAAATCCCCTTTATCAGTATAAGTTTTTACAAGATACTCAAGCAATGTTACTGGCTTTTGAGTAGGATGTTTAACAAATTCTTTGCTATTAGGTCTTAAAGAGTTAAACTTTAATATTGTACTAGGATTTTTTAAATTAGCATTATATTTACTACTATTAACTTCTATATATCCCAATGCGTTTTGTTCACTCGTTGAATTATGAAATACATAACCTGTTTTATGTGCCTGTTCTATTCTTTTACTTTTTCTAGGAATCATTTGTTTATTGTATTTACATTGCTTTTTATAAAATACACTTATAATTTCATGATAATTTAATGGTTGTCTATTGGCATTACCTATATTTGAAGGATTACTTTTTTCCCATATCCAATCATACTTAAAATCTTTAATATTGCTCAATCTCAATTCACTACTAAATGGTTCAGCTCCAAATAATATTATAGGTGTGGTTTCTTTTGTTAACTTTTCAAGTCTTTCCCACATTTTATTATAAGGAATTGGATTATCCCATTTTGTTTTGTTTTTATTTAATTTTCCGTAAGGAGGGTCTGTGATTATAGCATCAAATTTTATACCTAAACTAATTAATTCATCCATTATTTCTAAACAATCCCCTCGATATAATTTATATCTTTCATTTTCAAACATCTAATCTCCTCCTGTATAAAATTATTGTATATAAAACTCATACAAAGGTTTTGGTGTCTAAGTATAAGTTTTATATGACAACTATTTAACATCCTTTTTAGATAAATGATAGCAACCTGCTATTGTATATGCCATTATAACACCACTAACTGGTAAACTTAATCCAGCTATGGCTAGCATAGCTCCAACTCCACCTATTGTTAATACATTTGCACCTGTTGTACTTATTTGTTTTTTATCCATACTATTCAACACCCCTTTTATATAATTTATATCGTTCCATTTTCTATATTTATCCCCTATTCAATATTGGTATCATCTATATCAGTTTTATCACTTCGTATATATTCTTTTCCTTTCCAAGTTCCAAATCTAAGTCCATAGTCACCTTGTTTGTTTTTAGTTACTTCAAAATAATTTATAGTTATTACTTTACCTATTAATTCATCTTTATTTTTCCAATAATAACTTCTTTCTTCGTCATCAAACCCAGACCCAACGTAATTAGTATAAATTTTATCTTTGTATTTAAATTTAATTTCTATTTTTCCTAAGACGCCTTCAAGCCTACCTTCCCCTTCTAATATATCAGTTACTAATACATCTGCATCTTTAAATAATTTACATTTTAATAACTCTTTACTTCTCTTACATTCGTATTTACCATAATAAGTGTTTAGCATAACTCCTTCATCATTATTTTTTTCAGCAATTTTTAATTGTTCAATTATTTCTTCTTTATCGTCACCAATATACAAAGGTTCTAAATATTCTATATGTTTACAATTTGATTGTTTTATTAAATTTTCTACGGTTGATTTTCGTTCTATACAAGGAGTATTATCTACTCCTCGATGGAAATCATTTATATTTTTTATGTAATCATATACCATTACTTTTAATCCCGTTTTTCTACCTTTAATTCTACTGCGTTTCATAGTTTCTTTATACATTTCTGCACTATCTATAAAATCACCTTCAGCTATTAATTCACCATCTAACACTCCATTATTGAAATTCATTTCTTCTACATTTCGAATTATATCATCTAATCCTTCTATAATTTGACCTTGTCGTGACATAGCTTTAACCTTCCCATTTTCCTTCAATAATAAGATTCTTGTGCCGTCCAGCTTAGTTGTTAATATAAATTTACCCTTTACTTTATTTTCATTTTTAAAGTATGAATCACCTAACATTGGACTAAATAAAGGTATAAGCTCATATCCCAATGCTTGGTTAACTAATTTACCTTGTACTCCTAATCTCATACTTTTACAAGCTAATTCTTCTAATTGCTCTCTAAATTCTTCATGTTCTCTTATAAATGCTTGTATAATTGCTATATCTTTATCTTTTCCTGTCGATTTGTCAATTAGATAATCGTAAAATTCATTTAAGTCTTTTAATTGATTATCTATAATTTGCACTTTTTTATTAATTTTTTTCTTAGATATGTTCGTAATTTTATATGGATTTAATAAAAAATCTAAAGTATCTAAGAATAATTGGTCGTCTCGATTTTCTTTTATGAATTTCTTTTTTTTGTTTGTTCCACTTATATTTTGTAATTTTTCTAATTTAATAAATAATTCTCCCATGTATTAATCCTCCTCATAAATATATTTTATATCACAATAATCTAATAAGATAAAAATATCTTTTAATGTATTTTTAATATCGTCACTTTGTATTGTTATTATTTCTTTATCTGATTCGTCATAAAATGTTATAAACTCCCCTAAACTACATTTAATTTTCATATGTTATTCCTTTCTAGTTACATTATAATTATCCATTAACCATAGAAACTCACACTCTCTATCTATAGATTCATAATCACAATTACAACAATTTTGTCTTCCACAACTCTTTTTAAATTGATTATCTAATTCTTCTATAGTCACTTTGTCGCTAGGTTCTTCTGCTAGTTTACAATATTTCCAAAGTGATATTTCATTACTATTCCATGAATTTGCTCCGTTATCAAAACAATATACACATCCATCTTTATATTTAGCAAAATATCTTCTATGCCATTCTCCGTATTTAGAATTTCTAACTAATACTTTAGTGTCAACAGATATTTTGCTCCAATCTATTTCTCTTCTTTCCCATATAACATTATCGTCGACATCTTTTACAATCATTATGTCATATTCATTGTCATTCATACTGCACATGTCATCGTTATAACTTACTAAAAAATAATGCAAATTTGAGGAATATTCATAAAGATTTATACCCTCAAGATATATTTCATTATTTAATATTAGAAATCTACTTTTATTTCTCATTTCAAAAAACATTCCATTTTTTAAATCATTTTTATTCATATTAATATACCTCCTTAATTATATAAAAAAGAATACTTTGCTTTATTGTCGCTATGTAGTCCTATCTTTACAAACTCTCTATAAAAATCTTCGTCTTTTATATTCTCTATATCCCCTTTCTTATCTAAGTCAATAACCCATGAATCATCTCTATTTCCTCTTTCGTGTTTCCAATTATTATCTTTCTCTATATTAATTCCAGTTAGTACAATTTTCTTTTCTTCGTTATTAAGTAAAACATTATAAGTAATATATATTCTATCTCCGTATTTTTTAAATTTTATTTTTATAATTTTTTCATTTTTTATATTATGATATGCATTTTTTATCAATCTATTAAGGTCATTCGTTAAAACTCTTATACTAGCATATGGACGTTTAACTGTGTAAGCCAAATCTAAAATTAAATCTTCATAAAAATTTCCTTTATAGAATTCTCTATTGATTTTCATATCAAGATATTCATTAATTTTATTCATATTTTAATCCTCCTATCCTCTCAACATACAATCTATAATCGTTAAAAGCAATATTACTATTAGTAATATTGCTATACCACTCATATTTATTCCTCCTTATACTAATAATTATATCATAACTAAATTATTTGTCAATGTATTTTATTAATTATTTTTAATCTAAATGATATTTCTTTTTCATATAAGCAACAGTAAAATCACTAGCTTGTTTATAATCTTCTAATACTAGATATTGTTGTTCAAATATTTTTAATGCCTCTTGTCTAACTTCTATCAAATCTATAGTTACTTGAGGTTGATATATTTTTAATTCGTCTTTATTTATTTTCTTTATTCCTTGTTCGTATACTCCGATTAATTTTGCCATTATTATGCTTATTTGAGTATTTATAACAACCATTTTCCCATTTGTTTCTTCACTTATCGCCTTAGATATTGATTTTTGTTCTTCTTTGTCTTTTAATATAACTTTATAAGCCTCATGTTCTCTAAGTAAGTTATCTACCCATTTCATAAATTCTATCCATTCATTTAACGCTTGCTCTCCTTTTCTAGCTGTAGGTTTAAATTGAGTTAATATCAATGGTGTAGCATCTATTAATAAACAATCTACCTCTTTTTCTACTTTTGATTTACCTTGTTTTAATTGTGCCACTAAAGTTTGGTGGTACTCTATTTTATTTAATTCATTTAAGAAGGTTAATAATTTATTTTTCTCATTAGTCCAAGTACCATCAGCTTTAACTCTACCTAAAACATCAAACATATCTTTTAAAATTATATATTGTTTTAATCCAACCGTAATCACTCTCACTTCTTTCCCTAAAAATTTCTTAATTGTTGGTTTGTAAACTTCATCCATAATAATTCCTCCTTTATTAATTATTTTTAAATAAATCAACAATTCCGTATAAATCACTCCATTTAGTAAATTTAACAAAATAATCATTTATGTGTATTTGATAACCATCCCTTTTGAATGTTCTATCTCTAAATATAAGTTTCACTCTATATTTATCACTTTCAAATATCGAATAGAAAAATCCATCTTCTATTAATTCAACCTCAAGCTCTCTCTTTAAATAATCAATAGCTTTATTCATATTTATACCTCTTTATTTATACTTATACATTACCATATTTCTTTATCTTTTTTATATATTTTTTCTTTTCTACTCATTTCTACTTCATAACAAGTTAAATTATCTAACTCTTCTTTAAGAAAGTCTATAAACTCTTCTTCTGTCATATTTTTGATATTGTCATTATTTTGAGTAAATATCTTCATTATATCCAAGTAATCTGGTATATCAAATGTATACATTCCTCCAAATTCTATTTCTAAAATATTCTTTTCTAATGTTATTTTCATATGATTTGTATAGTGTCCATTAAATCCACAAGTAGGACAACCGTAATCATCGCATTCTATATCGTCGCATATATCTATTATACCTCCGTCTGCCATTTCAATTAAATATTTATTCATATTATATTCCTCCTTTATTAATTTATACTTATATATTAACATAAACTAATTAAAAATAACCCTTATTAATTATTTTTATCATCTAATAAATTAACTTCTTCAATATCATAATAATCACATGATTCGCAAGATTCGTGTTCGCAACTTAATAAGCTGTTCAATTCAGAAAGTTCAGATGGGTCTAATGTCTCTTTTCCATGAAGTTCACATTTATGAATTGTAAATTCAACTGAAGGTGTATTAGTATTTTGTAAGAGACATATTCTTAATAGAGTATAAATGTCAATTGCTCCAGTATTTTTTTCTGTAGTCACTGCTTGTATAATCTTATTTTTGTAATAATACAGTATTGATATATTATAATTTCCATCTAACTTAGCTAATAATGTAAAATGTTTAGCATCTCCTATATTCGTATCTATATATTCATATAGTTTTTCAGATGTTAATTTCAAAGTAACCTCTAATACATCAAGTCCTTTTAATTTTTCAACTTTTTCCTTTACTTCCTCCAATATCAACTCTTCCAATTTATTTGTGAATATTTCGTTTTTACTTTTATTTATATTGTCAATACTTTTTATTAATTATTTTTATTAACTTTTCTTAATCCTTTAATTTTCTTCTATATCTATTCCAGTTATTTCTTTAAAGATATCTTTATCGAAGTTAGGTAATAAAGTAAATACCTCTTTTTCTTTATCATTTATATGATTCCACATATTTTTCCATGCCTCTGCATAACTTAATTCTTTTAAATAACCTCTAGCAACTTTATAATCTGGATGTTTTTCTTTTTCTTCATCTGTCATTTTATATTCATTAATCCATAAAGTTAATTCAAAATAATTATTCATTATTCTGAATGCATGACTATCCTTCCATGTGTTTAATGTCCAATCACTCTCTTTATTAAATAATTTAATTGTTTCATATTTATCATCAGTACAAAAGCATCCTGCTTTTTTATTGCCTAAATTACAATCTCCAATGTTAAAACTGCCTCTGTTATAATTTCCTGCATTGAACTTACCAGTATTAAATCTACCAGAATTAAATTTACCAGTATTGTAATCACCAGAATTAAAGTCACCAGTATTATAATCTCCAGAATTATAATCGCCTGTGTTTTTAATACCAGTATTGTAATTACCAGAATTATAACTACCTGTGTTTTTAATACCTGTGTTACCTTTATTAAAATTAACCATATCTAATACTTCATGCCAGTTTAATTCTCTTATTATTTTTATTTCATTTGTTACACATTTATTATTTGAATAATTACTTTCTTTAACTTCACCAGTAGCTTCTATTATAGCTACTTTGTTTTCTGGGTCAAAAGTGTAATAATTAAAACAATCAATTAGTTTTTTACAAAAATGGAATCCTGTTTCACATATACTTATTTTTCCTTCATATTTATATGTTTCTCCTACTTTATATTGGAAACCTCTGCAAGTCCAATCTGAATTAAATACTTTATATCCTTTCATATCTTTCTCTCCTTTTCATTAATAATAATTTTTTGTTCCATCCATTCTTTTTATTCTTTATCCCATGCCCTAAACTTTAAGTTTTTCATATTTACCACCTTATATTACTGTATTAACATAAGCTTTATAAAAATTACCTATGATTATTATTTTATATTATTTATATCCTCCCTTTTTAAAAATTAGAGGGGAAATTAATCCCCTTATAAATTCAAATCACTCAAATCAAAATCAAACTCATCTTGTTTCTTTTCTTCTACATTTACAGTTTCACGTGAAACACTTTGTTCTATATTCATGCCATTAGCTAAATACGATTGTTCAATCTGCATGTGTAATCGAAGAATGTCTTTAATGTAAGCTGTTTGACTTGATTTTCCTTTTAACCATTCAGATATATCTTTATCTTTTTCATTAAAAGTCAATCTAACCTCTCTAATCGTCTTTGTCATAATTACTCACCTACTTATATAACTTATTAGCTATATTTAATAAACATCTTGTTTGTAATTTTATATCATTACAAACAATTGTCTGTGGATAAAGTTTTTTTATTGTACTACCTATTATATTACTTCCACCACCTAGACAGAATATATTTGAATTTTTTAAATTAGGACAAACAGCTTTAATTTCATTTATTAAATTAACTATAAATCTTTTAACTAATTCATTTTTATATTCAAATTTACTATCAACTAATAATGTTTGTTCATTATTAAATATTGCTTTACATTCTTCAATAGATAAATCTAAATCATATGTTGTATTAATATATTCTTTTACAGAATTATATAATGTTAACAATCCGATATTTATACTGTTAGCATTTTTTAATCTCATATCAGAATCAAATTCTACAATATCATTGGTCAATCCTCCAAGGTCTATAAATGTTGTATCGGCATTTTTTGATATTTTATTTATTATATTTTTATCTGTTTTGAATGCATACCCCTCTGGAAAGACTTCTATATTTTCAATGTTTATTATTCTTTTCTTTCCTTCAATTACTACAGTTTTTTTACTATTACTTTTTATAAATTCTTTCATTTCGTCTTTACGAGATTTATATCTACTAGCAGGGATACAAGTAACAAGATTAATATTATTTAAATTAGTACATTTACTAATACAATAATAAAGTAACATTAAATAATTATCTTTTTTAAATTTCAAAATATCAAATTCAAATTTTCCTTCGTTAATTATATATTTTTTACCGTCAAATTCAAAAATTTCATGTGATGTTAAATCATCGATACCTCCATAATATTCTTTTATTCTTGATTCGATAACAACTTCTTTTTCATTTGACACACCAATAGATGTAATATTACCTATATCTATCGCTACACTTGTATTTTTATTCATAATATCAACCCCTTTTTAATATATATTATGTATTTACAAAAAATATGTTACATATCTTCACAAATATTGTAAAATTTTTATTTATATAAGCTGTTCTCTACTCTTATTGAAATATCCAAAATATCTTGTAAATGCTTGTTTAAGGGGTTCTGCATTAGTTAAAGGAGTAATTAATCCTCAAACATATTGATTTGAATACTTGGCTTGTAATCATTACAAATATCAATTAATAATTTCACATTTTCTCTAGAATAATTTAAATCTTCCCATTTTCAATCATCTAATCACCACCTTATATTAATAATTATATCATAATAAAATTATTTGTCAATGCTTTTATTAATTATTTTTAATCATCAATCTCAACTTCATAATTATACATTGCATCATATAATTTCTGTGGAATATGTATCTTATAATAATCAGCTATTTGTTTTATGTTACGTTCTTTGTGGTATTTATAAACTTGAAAAGCTTTTTCTTGAGTATCGTATCTACCTAAATATTCTTGTTTTGATTTTCCAGTTTCTGGGTTAATAATATTACATTGTGCTTGATATTTACCATTTTTACAAAGTGTTGCACCTATAACTGATTCTCCTCTATTTTTATCATTTTTAATAAATAATTTATTTATTGTTTCTGGTACAAATATACATGTATCTGGTGAATATATTTTATTTCCTTTAAATAATATATCCTTATCCAAGCACATCTTTTCATTACCAACCTCATAATAATTATCCTTATACCATTTAGCAAAGTTTTGAAAATTCAACCAATCTTTATACACTTCACAACCGATATATGTTGGACGTTTCTTATGATATTTCTCGTTATAACATCTTTTTAGCATACTTTGCCAAGTATCATAAACCTTAGTTGTTTTATCATTTTCCCATATTTTATATTCACCTTCACCAATATATCCTACACCATATATACTTCTATCATAAGGGCATTTAATACTTCCTTTTTTAAAAGATTGATATGTTGCACTTTTAAAAATCCAATCATATTCTGGAAAATATACATCTATATCGTGTACATTCTTGTATTCTATTATAACCATTTCACTACCGAAATTATTAATATTCTTTTCTCCTATTCTATCAATCTTACTCATGACCACCACTCCCATTTATACATCGACAATTATTCTTAGAAAAATACCTACGATTTGTTAATTGTTTTTAATTATATTCCTTAAAGCTAGTAATTTCAACAGTTAGGCAAATTTTACCATTCAGCTATTACTTTTTTCCATTTTTACACTACCTAAATTCCACCTACCCCCATACAAAAGTGCGAGGTTATTATAGATATATTATAGATATTATTATAGATTATTATAGAGTAAATTTTCAGTTTTCACTTCAATTTACACATTTAAAAATTCTCTTCTTCTACTATTATATTATACTCTAGTTTAGTTCTAGTTTGTGTTACTGGTAATCCATTTTTATCTATAACTGTAACTGCTTGCTTAATTTTATTTACTTCTATAAAGTCTTCATTTATTAATGTCTGCATACTAGCCTTAACTATTCTTTCACTATTAGGACTTAATCCCATTAATGTAGCTAATGTTGGTTGTGTAACATGAGTAGGTTTAAATTTACCGTCAAATTGACACAACCATAATAAATTGCAATACATTTTAATAGGATTATTTCCTAATGTTAACAAGGCTCTTTCAGCTTTAGCTTTAGGTATTGTTACAAATCCACCACTTTCATAATTAATCTCATAACAATTTACTTTATTTCCTTTATCGTTTATATATTGTATCAGTTTAAATTCATCTGAATTTTTTCTTAACATTGTTCTAATTTTTTTATTAAAATTAGATATATCTATACCTATAGTTTTGGTCAAATCTATAACATACTTATCTAATTTCTTTAAATCTATGTATCTAGCATTATTACCTTCTTGCTCTACATCTTCACAATTAGTTAATCCACTTATTCCAAGTAAAACTCTAAAGTCACTATCCTTCATTTTTATCAATTCTTTAGTTGGAATGACTATTGAATTTTGGTTTGTTTCAAAAATGAAGGGTGGTTTTATTACTTGTTTTACTATTTTTTCTTTTTCCATTTTTATTATTATAACATCTTTTCTTTCTAATTCTTCCAAGTTATCACTTCCTTTATTAATTATTTTTACATATTTGATAATTCTAATAACTGTTTCAAATCTTCAAATTCTTCTTTTATTTCATTTATATCTTTATGCACATCGCAAGTTTCACAATAGTAATTGCATATACTTTGACTATCACATATAGTATTTATTACTAACTCTTCCAATCTTTCCATTTTTTCTATTAATTCTTCCATCATAACTCATCTCCCCTTTTATTAATTATTTTTATAAAGTTTCAAATTTTTTAATCCATTTAGGTATATCTTTATTATATATACCTAAATTAACAGTAACTATATTATCTGAATTAGTTCCAGTTAAACCTTTAGTTCTTATTGCCAAATAACCTTCTCTTTCTAATTTAAGTAAATCTTTTTCATGTGCTTTAAATATGATTATTTCACCCCCATACTCTTTGAAATCAGATATTCGTTTATCTAAAGCTCGATATATCTTTAAATTATCATAGTTACCTATATTTGCAGGTAACTTCCAATGTATATAATCAAGTACAGACCATGCTGTATAAGTGCCTATTTGTCCTGCATTCATGTTTAAATCTTGATTTACAATTATATACATAACTTGGCTCATATATTCACCTCCTTATATTATATCTATTATTTTTCTAATTTTTTCTTCTAAATCTTCTCTCCCAATTTTACTAACTCTCATACTCTCTGTTTTAGGTTCTTTAGTTTTAGTAAATTCTATACCATATAATTTAAAAAATTCTTTAACAACCTCTATGTCCTCATTTTTTATAAAATCTATCAAATCATTAATTTGTTGTTTATCTCTTTTCCATAATATTTGTCCTTCAATAGTAAATACTTTAACTATATCCCATTCATAATTAAATTTATGTGTTAAATCATCATTATATTCTTTTAAAAACCAATCTTTACTTCCCTCTAACTGCATCAAATCGTCGCATTTAATATATATGTTATCATCTATTAAATACTCAATTGTTTCATTTCTAAATTCTACACCCATACCATTTTTTAAATTTTGTTTATTCATATCAATTTCTCCTTTTATTAATTATTTTTATCTATCGCTTAACTTTGTTATGCTTACATTTTCGATAACTCTTTCGTCATTGGTTTCCAGTATATACTTAAAGTTAGTCAAGTCGTATGTAACCCCTATAACTCTACATTTTATTTTCTTAGTTCCTTTCTTTGGTCGGTAATAAATCCAATCATTAATATTAAACATAATATTTACCCCTTATACATATAATTATAATACTTTTATTTATATTGTCAATGTTTTTATTAATTATTTTTACTTCAATGTCTTATTAATAATTTATTGCATTTTCTTTATTCACAAAGAAATGTATTCCAGTACTACACTCATTCCATCTATTATTATCAAAATCATCTACATGTATTATTTCTCCAACTTCGTATATAAAATTAACATTATAGTCACTATTTACCTTATTTACTTTCTTCCCTGTTTTAATATCTCTTATTTCCAATACTTTAGCTTTATCACATCTACATTTCGCTGTAGTTGCACTACTTCTTTTAGCATCTTCTAATATCAATAATTCGATTAGACATCCACTAGCTTTCTTATATCCTATAAAACCACCTTTTTCTGGACAAGCTAGATTATAACCGATAGTATGAATATTTGTTTTTATATCTTTTAAATCAGCATCACTTAAATCAGCACCACTTAAATCAGTAAATCTTAAATCAGTGAATCTTAAATCGGCATTACTCAAATCAGTAAATCTTAAATTAGCACTACTCAAATCAGTAAATCTTAAATCAGCATTAATTAACTTAGCACATCTTAAATCAGCACCACTTAAATCAGCACCACTTAAATCAGTAAATCTTAAATTGGCATATTTTAAATTAGCATTACTTAAATTAATATTACTTAAATCAGTGTTACTTAAATTAACACCTCTTAAATTAGCATTTTTTAAATTAGCACATTTTAAATCGGTATTACTTAAATCAGTGTTACTTAAATCGGCACATTTTCCTCCTTCTCCTTCTAACCATAATTCATGTTCCTTTAATATTTTATTTAATTCTTCTCGATTTATATTTTTCATAATATCTACCTCCTTCTACATATAATTATATCACTTTTCATATAAAAAATCAATACCTTTTATTAATTATTTTTAATCAAATATACTTATCTGTTCAAATTTCCTTGTATAAGATTTACATATTTTATCTAACTCCAATATATTCTCTGGTGATACAGTTATATCTTCAAACTTATCTACTTCAAATTTAGATAAAAACATATCTTTAATTGTATTATACCCATACTTATCATCTGATATTTTATTTATACCTAAATATCGTTTTATTTGTTTTACATATGTATTACTATCTTTCTTTTTAACATGCACTAGACCTTTTATTTCTTTAGCTTCTTTAATAAAATCATCCATTTCACATTTTAATTCTTTAGGTAATATTGTATTTCTTTGTATTAATTGATTTTACAACTTTTATGTTTTTGTCTGTTTTATAAACAGGTATAAAGTTTTTATCATTTTCTATCATTATTAGTCCATTCATATTTATCTCTCCTTTATTAATTATTTTTAATTTCTGTAATTATATCTTTAATTAAATTAATTTTTCTATTAATTGTCACACTGCTTACATTTAACTTTTTAGCTATTTCAGATTGTTTGTATCCATCCATTAACATATCTTTAATTATATGTAATTCTTTAGCATTTATTTTATTAAATTTCCCTTTATTACGCATTGCAATTACATCATCAAATTCTTTTAATAATTCTATATATTCGATATTTTGATATTCTAAATCTATTTTCCCTATAGTATCTAATAGAGAATTTTCTTCTTCATCGTTAGATATATTAGCATCCATAGAAGTTAATTTGTCTTTATGCTTATATATATTATCTCTAATATATAAATTGTATGAATTATATATTATTGATGCTGTAAATGATTTTACATCCCCTTTAGTTTTATCATATTTATTTTTACTTGCCCAGCATTGAAGCAAGGCATATTGAATCATATCATCTTTAATGGAATTGAATCCATTATAACTTTTATTGTATATCTTACCAGTTAATTCTAATATTACACTTGTGTATTCTACATCAGTTATCATTACACTCATATTGTTATCCCCCGTTATCCCTAGTTTATTAATTATTTTTAATTTCAGTTATTATGTCTCTCATTTTATGTATCTTCTTTTTAATTGTATTTTGACTAACCTTTAAAGTATTTGCTATTTCAACCTGCGTATATCCTTCGTCACATTTCCTTATTATATAATGTAACTCTTCAAGATTTGTTTTCCTACTTTGATGCCTATTTTTTTCTTCTATGTATTTATCAAATCTATTTATAAGTTCTTTAAATTCAACGTCATTATAATTGACATCCACAGCTCCTATAATATCCTCTAAACCTAATATATATCCTTCTTCGCTTTCTTGCTCTATATGAATATATTTATCTTGATGTCGATAAATATTATCTCTGATATATTTCTTAAATGAATTGTTAATTATTTTGGTCATGTAGGTATTAATTTTAGCCTTATTGCTATCATATTTGTCTTTGGCACTCCAAAGATTTAAGAAAGCATCGCCAATCATATCATCCTTTGCGTCTAACATATAATTGTAATTCTTTTTAAATATTCTTTCCGTCAATGATATCATTAAATCCGTATAGGCTTTATCTTCCATTTTTTATTCCCCCTTTATTATATCTTATATTATATATTATATGAACTTACTTGCCAAAAGTCAATACCTTTGGCAAGATTTTATTAATTATTTTTAATCGTCTATTTCTATTAATTTATTCATATTATATAACCTCCCATTCAAAATCATAAGTTACCTTACCCTGTTTAAAATGATAATATATATCGTTAAATTCTCTTGTTATTTTTACACATTTAAATAAATCGTGATAATCATTCACATATATCGTATCTCCTAATTTGTAATCATAGTTTGTTTTCATACACTCCATCACACCATTACAATACATTAATTCTAAAAATTTCATAATTACATTCCTTCCTTTTATTATTAATTATTTTCTTCTATTTCTTTTGTTATTCCTAAATAACTTCCTCCAATACTTTCTACCCATGTTATAAATTCATCAATAAATTTTTCTTCATCCATTTCAGATATAACAACACCATTAATTTCTATATTGTGTGTTTTAGGTTGCTTAACAAAATCTTTCCAAGTTATAATAGGTAGGTGACTATATTTATTTTTATAAAAACTAACATCTCCATAAACAAGTAAATCTCTATAATCCTTTTTATATTCACGTCTTATGCAAGAGTTATATCCATAGTTATTATACATTGTGTATAATAATGAAAATAAATTTTCTTCTTCTGGTAAACAAATTTTACTTTGTTCGTAAAAATCTCTTACATCATTAATTTCTTCAAAATGGATTATTAATTCCCCTTCTTTAAATTTTTTCCAATTTTCTTTATTCATATATTATTCCTCCTTATAATCTATAATTTTTTCCCAACATTCTTTGCATGTCATCTTTTTACAACCTGTTACTTTATACGCTTCTGGACAATCACATTCATTAGCAAGAGTGTCTATAGTGTCTTCTTTAGATTCTTCACCATTGAAATAAGATTTTAAAATGTCATATTGACGTATCGCTTGACTTACATAGTAAGTATCATCCTCCACAGTAAAAGTTAACTCTTTATATTTATCTAATATATTTTTTATAATATCTACCTCCCTTATATTAATAATTATATTATAACCAAATTATTTGTTAATATATTATTTATACAATTTCCCAATTTATTATTTTATAATCTAATCTATTATAGCAAGACACACTACCATAGCAAATTCCATTTACATCGTAAGTATAACAAGTGTTTTCACCATATACATAATACTCATCATCACAAATTAATCTATTACCAGAAGACCATTCGATATTATTTTTATCTAAAAAACTTAATAAATCTAATGATTTTTCTCTAGTATCACAATGAATAGCTACACATTCCTCTTTAAATTGTTTTAAGTTTATTGTATTTTTATTCCAATTTTCTTTTAATTCTTTGCTTATTCCAAAGAATGTTTCACCTCTACTTCCAAGCCACTCTATGAATTCATCCATAAATTTATATTCACTTAACGGTGTACTTATTATACCTTCTATTTCAATGTCATTTATTTTAATATATGGTGTTACATCAGATAAACCTTCTTCAGATGATATAATATTTGCTTTTTTATTTTTTTAATTTCTTCTTTCCAATTATATTTATTCATATTATATTCCCCTGTTTTATCTTATATTATAAGTATATGATATTTACCGTTATTTGTCAACACGTTTTATTAATTATTTTTTATATTTGTTAATTAATTCAAATAACTCTGTAAAAGTCATTTTTGGAAATGCTTTTGCTAAATCATTCAAAGTTTTTACATTCATTATTATCGCTCTTAAATTATATTTCTTAATTAACTCATCAAATAAAACTTGTACTTTATTCACATATACTCAATCCTTTCTTATTTATTAATTATTTTTCTAAATTTCTCATTCTGTTATAATATCTCTCACGTTGATTCAATCTGTTAACACAATCTTTTCTTGTTTCTAAAAAATTAATAAATTCATCTAAAAATTCACTGTTAAAATTAGAATTTCTTTCTTCTGTGTATTTTATACTGTCTAATATATCTTCTATAACAACTTCATATGATTCATATAAATCTATAATCCCTAATTTCATATCAATTTTCCCCCTTTATTTTATCTTTTGTATATTATTTTAATCTTCTTCTGAAACACAAACACACCACGAAGCAAATACTATGTAGACTTCACCTTTATCATTGAAACAATAACCATTTTTTTTATTTTCAACTTTGACTGGTTTACCATCTATTTCTATTTGCCATCCACTCAATTCTCCTAGATGTTTTGATATTAATCTCTTATCAAATACATATTGTTTTCCTGTTTTAAATTCTTCTACTTTATTCCCTAAACATTCAGTTTGTGATGGTAAAATTATTTTCTCTTTACCATTTTCTTCTATATATCCTGCAAGTTCATCTATTATTGTCACTAATTCCCCTTCGTATATATAATTTTTATTTGAATCAAATAAATCAACTTTCTTCATATTTACCAACTCCTTTTTATTTATTATTATGTATTAAGTATAACATATCCCTTACTATTTTGTCAACATTATTAATTATTTATAAATTTTATAATATGCTATTAAATCATATGCCCCTTTAGTTCCTCTTATTTCATACCATTCTTTAAACTGCTCTTTGCTTATACAATTATATATCCTAATAACTTCTGAATCTGGTATATTTTCAAATAACACATTGTTACATAAAAAAGCTTTAAATCCTTCGTAGTTATATTTACTATATAGATTATTTATTGAAATATCACCTCTTTGTTGATTAATTTTTATTCTTCTAATTCTTTCTTTATTTTGTTCTATTACATTTCCCCCTGCACAGTTCATAGGTTCTATTATCATATTTATCATTTATCCCCCTTGTTTTTATCTTATATATACATTATATGATATTTATTATAATTTATCAACTGTTTTATTAATTATTTCTAAAATCAAATAAAAATAATAGAAATCCAAATATTATACTCAATTCTATCATACCACCTATGCATATTATATATTTCATATCTATCACCCCTTTTATATAATAATAGTACATTTGGATATATTTGTCAATAAATTTATGTAAAAAAATAGAAGGTGTCAACTACCTTCTGAAACTTTATTAATTATTTTTTGAGTAATCCAATTTTTATAAACTTGTTAATAAATTTATCAACTCCTTTTTTAGTAAGAAACACCTTAAAATCTGGAATAACTTCATTCTTAACTTTGTGACTTCCATTAGGTTTAAGCAAAAATAATTCTTGTTCTATGTACTTCTGGTACGGTTTGTTATCTTTATCTAAATACTTATTTTCTCTCATCCATTTGTAAAGATTGTTACGACCTAATTTTTTTATACCCAAGCTTTTACTAAAAGATGATATATCGGTTAATCCGTCTGTATCAAGATATATATTATATCTATCGGCTAATGGTTCTAAATCATCTATCTTTTCTAATAATGGTTGCGTTTCTTCTTCTACTTTTAACTCTGCATACGTCACTATCCCATTCAATCTTTCTTCTACAGTTTTACCTTCTGTTGCTTTTAACAATGCCATAGCTTTTAATTGTTCATTAGAATTTATAATTTCTCTCATAGCAAAATACTCTCGTCTTAATTGTTTTCTTATTGCCTTAGCTTTATCTGTTCTCATTAATGATACTAAAGCATGATAGCCTTGCTCTGATAATAAGTAAAAATTTTTAGTATTATTAGATACCTTAATTTCTAAATCATTAGTAATGATGTTGAAATATTTAGTGTTTTTTAAATCTAAAATGTCAATTCCAAAATCAAATTCATCTATATTATTGTTTATTAATTGATTAACTTCTCTTAATTCCACACCATGTATTTCAGCTATTGTTTTGGCTAATACAACCTTTTGCCCTTCACTAAATCCTCCCGTTATCACTGGAATTTCTTTCCCTAAAAAGTTTTGAGTCCCTTTTACTAATATTTTATCCATAATATCTCCTCCTATTTTATTTATTATTTTATTAACTTTATTAATTATTTTTAATCCACATTCAATTTAACCACCTCCTATACTAATATATTAACAATTAGTATTGAAAATTACCTATAAACAAATAAAAGAAACTAGAGAAATCTTCTAGTTTCTTGATGAATTACATCCGTAATATAAACGATGATACTTTAAACTTAACTCGTTAGCATTCATATTGTATCCATTTATATCAAGATAGCTCTTTGTATTTGGTATAGTCCATGTAATATTATCTAATACTTGTAATACAAACATGTCATACATGACAGCCGATTGGTATATTCCTGTAGCTGTTAAGGTAACATTTAATCCTCCATGTTGTAATTCCTTTGTTAAAACAGTTAATTTTCCACTTAAATTACTACGTTTCATTGGTTCTAAACCATTGTTAGTATATCTATTACATAATGTCTTAAATAAATATTCACTATGCATATTTAAATCATAATAAAGCACATTTCTACTTCTCGTTGTATTAACATATACTTCTTGTTCTATTGTATCTTTAACCAACTCTTTCATTATATCATCACATAGTATTTTATTTCCATTTACATTTATATAACTATAATCTTCAGCTACGTCAGAAACCTTAATTTCTAATAGGTCTTTAAATTTCTTACCTAATACTTTATTAAATATCATGTATATTAATAATTTGTCTTGTGCATTTATAAGTGAATTGATTATATCTAATATTTGAGTTTTTGTGAAGTATTTAGATTCGTCAAAATATAAACATTTTTCCATTAATTCATCTTCTTTTAAATCGTATTTAATTCCCTTTGTATCTAATACTTCTTTTAAAATTCTAAATCCATCGTAGAAACTACTTCTATTAATTGTCTTTAGATTTTTTATAGCAAAATCTTTTATTACTTCTTCATTTATATTTTTTTCACCTATTTCATTAATTAAATCATTCACTTTATTTTCCATTCTATTCATTTTAATTTGTTTATCACACATCTTAGTCATTTTAACTCCTTCCTTAGTTGTCTGCCTTGCTTATTATAACATATGATATCCTTAATGACAACTAACTTTATTAATTTTCTTTATATATTATACACAGATTGGAGTTTAAATATACCAACTTTTATTAATTATTTTTTAAAATAAGCAAAAAAATAAGAGGTATAAAACCTCTTGAAAGCAATAGTTATTTAATTCTGTTTTCAATTCCCTTCTCTCTTATTTGTAATTCTTCTTTATTAATTATTTTCAATATATTAAGGATGTCTTTGTTTTTATTTACTTGTTCTGCAAATTCACTAAAGAATATTATATTATTGTTTACTCCAATTCTGGCTACACCTAAATCAGCACATTTGTTAACAAAATTATCATTAGGTCTAAATCTTCTATTTTTATTTACTATTGTATAATCTCCTAAATTCAAATATTCATCTAAATATCTAAATAGTGTGCTTGGTAACAAATTATCTATGTTTATCTTTTTAACTATCTGAGTGGCTCCATAAGCCTTTCTACGTCTTTCATAATGTAATCTATCCTTTAATTTATTAAGTTTATTTTGAAGTGAATCTAATTGTTCTTTAGATATATTGTCATCTACATAAAATCCATTTCTTCTTATTTCATCTAAAAGATATATCATTTCTATTTTATATTCTGCACCAAGTCTACTGTTCATGATTATATAATTTATCATTGTAAAGTTTCCGAATATTTCACCCGCATTATTAACTTTGTCAAAGTTTCGGATTACATTTAATTTTACCTCTGAATTTGTTACCAATTTCGTGTTTTGTTCTAAGAAATTCGGAGTACATTTAGAATGTACGCTAAAATCCTCAAGTTTCTTTCTTGTGTTTGATAAAGTTTGTCTACTTAATGGTAAATCATTCATTGCATACCATGTTTCATCACCTATTTTTATTGCTCTCAAATTATATTTTTCTATTAATTCATCAAATAATTTTTTTACTTTATTGCTCATAAATCACATCTCCTTTATTAATTAATTATTTTTATATATATAATCTAAATATACTTTCAGTATTTGCTCATATAACCTACTTAACGCTATATTATCGGCTACATTATTTTTAGGATATAAATATTCACTGCGTTGATTTAAGTCCCTTAAAATGTCAACTATGTGATTATTTATACGTTCATATAAACCTATTATCTTAAACCAACATTTACAACTGTTCCATACTGTTTCAACTTTATTATTTGCTATTTTTAATTCACAACTAGCAAATGCATGATTATCTTGATAATATAAATTATAATCGTCATCAACAAATACTTGTACTTTATAATCTGCATCTTTATTAATTGTTGTTATTTTCTTTTTACCTTTTAATTCTTTAGGTTTCTTGTTGTTCAATATTTTAATCTCTATTGGATTAACTAATTTATTATAAAACTCTTCACTTGTTTCTATAGACCATAGAATATTATGTTTACATCTCCATTGAATGTATTCTTCGTTGGCTTGTAATATATAGAAATACATATTATTTAATTCATATACTTGATGTTGTCTATATATAATGTTTGTTTTATTTGATAATTCTATTAATTTTTCATTATTCATTTTATTATCTCCTTTAATTAATATTTTATTATTAATCTTTCGTATTTATGAATGAAATGAATAAATTAAGAAAGAAGAGGAAAGAGTTTAATCGGTTTTGAATTAAACTCTTGACGAATAGCCCACTGCAAGTGCAATTATAATTATTGACTGTTTTTAATATCTCTCTTATAAGAAAATGATTTTTTACCCTTCAAAATATACTATATTTTTCGTATTATTTCAAAGGGTAAATTTTAGTTTTGGAAGGTTTATTTATCCAACCATTTAATTAATAAGTTTCTCATTCTTTTACTTGGAATATAGATATTAATTTCTTTATTGTCTCTTATAGTACTTCTAAATAACCATTGTATAACCATTGATAGTGCATAATCATCTTCATTAATAATAACACCTTTATCTCTAAAGAATTTATTTATCATAGGATTATTATAAATATTAACTAAATAAGCTAAATTCTTTTTATTTCTGTAATCATTCGTTGCTCTTATGCTCAAAGGCACAAATCCTTTAGTATATCCGTTCCCTTTGCATTGATTTTTATAATCTTTAAAGCAAGTCCACATATTGTCTGATGATTTTCCTTTTATAATGTGTTTGAAATAATTTTCAGTATTATTTTTAAGTTCCTTCATTATTTCTTTTTTATCTGCTTTCATATACCATGATTTAGATAACGCTGTTGTTTTATCTCCTATATTATTTAATTTTCCATCATAAATATTTATTAAATCTTTATATTTGTTTCCACCTTCTTCTTTATAATTTGTCAATCTATATTGTCTATCTCCTATATCTGTAACTGACTTATATTCATATTCTACTTGATTCATATCATAATAATACGCTTGAATTTGTGATTTAAATTTATAAGTTAGTATATAGATATGTTTAAATGCTTTAAATATATTGACTGGGAATGTCCACAATATCATAGTATTCTCGAATAGATAAACATCTCCATTTTCACATGAATTTTTTAGGCTGGTAAATTTACCTGTATAATTAGAATCTATCCAATGTACTTTATCTTCACTATCAACCTCTATTGTTCCATGTTCTAATAACATGCTAATGTCGGATTTCGATATATGAAGGTCTTCTATTACATCGAAAACTTCGTCCAAAAATAAAATATATTCTCCTTTTTCTATCTCATCTATAACTTCTTTTGATATTCCTTTGAATAAACTATGAGTTGATACAATGTTATATCCTTCTTTTAATAATTCATAGAAATGATTTTTCTTACTTCCTTTTCCTAATCTTTCATTAGGTTTCTTAAATTCTCTATTATCGCATTCTTTTTCAATTCTATCTAATTCAGTTAAGAATGGAGTTATAAAAATAAATCTATCAAATATCTCCTCTTTCATGTATTTTATTGCGTATGAAGTTTTACCAGCTCCAGGTGGACAATCCACCACTGTTATTTTACATTGCTCTTTCATAATATCATCTCCTTTATATTATAATTTAATAAAGAGGATAAGTAACGTTGTTTTTAATTGTGACACAACAAAACTTTATCCACTTTATTAATTGTTATCATTATATTAACATTAACAAATGCAAAATTACCTATGGATTCAAATTATTTACCACACATTATCAACCATTTTCTTTTTATTATCTATGTCTTGATGGTAGTAAAATCTGAAGGTTGTATTACTACTTGAGTGCCCTAGTAGTTTTGCGACCTCATCACAACTAAACCCAGCTTCCACGTATTTTGTAGCTGAAATATGACGTAAATCGTGGGGATTGAGTTTTAACCCTGTGACCTCTGTTATCTTGTGTATAAGCTTTTCTAAGCCACCAATACTTATTCTACTTTTATAACTACTAAGGAATAGAGAATTATCCTTAGAAGGGATTCTATTACGTTCTATCATGTATTCATTATATAGTTGTAATGTTTTACTAGATAACACGCAAGGTTTAATGCCACCACCTTTTTGAATTACTGTAAATTCTCCAGTATTTGGATTGATAGTATCTATATTTAATTGTCTTAATTCACTATTTCTCAATGCACAATTAAGCATGACTTCAACGATTAATCTATTTCTCATATTCATATAATTAGGTTTTCTTTTACATTCATTTTCTAAATAAGTTCTTATTTTGTCTACTTGCCCTGTATCTCCTGTCTTACCTTTACTTTCAATTCTTAATTGTTTTAATTCCTTACTAGCATTAAAATTAATAATCCTAAATGCATATAGATAACTATAAAAACTCTTACAACTAGCAATACGTCGATTAATACTTTGACTGCTTAATCCTTCATTTTTTTTTCTATTCAACCAGTTTTGTAATATTACCACATTAGAGTTTTGTATATCTTCAATTGTTTTAAAGTTACAATCTTTAATCATTTCCTTTACTACTGGAATATATGATTTAATAGATTTTGGAGATAAGTTTTTAATATCTTGTAGATATTTAACATAATTATTTATAACCTTTTCCATGTTATTAACATTTTTCATTATCTTTTCCTCCCCTTTATATCTTATATGTATAAGTATATATCATGTGGTACATTTTGTCAATGGTTTTATTAATAATTTTTAAAATCTTTTTGAACTATAAAAGAATAGACTAGAATAAAATCTAGCCTATCAATTAATATTATTTGTCATCATTTTAGTTCTTTTATTGATTCATGTTATCTGCTATGTTAAATACAATTTCACCATCTTTTATTATCAAATAACAAGTTCCCTCCCTATCCTTTGCGTCACAAATTTGAATTGTAAAGCTAACATTAGTGTAACCTTTGTCGTTTAAGTATTCTTTTAAGGTACTAGATGTTTCTTTTAATGTATCTAACAGATTATCCCATTTACCAGTATATATAGCATTAGATACCTCATCATATTGGAAATAGTTAGTTAATACTAAACCATCTTTTTCCATTTTATAAACGTAATCTTTTCCATAGAATATTTCATCCACCTTATTTTCGGTTAAATAATATGCTATTTCTACCAGTTGTTGTTTTTGTTTATCTTTTGCTTCCTCATCCATTTGTTGAGTTGTATTTTCTGGCACAGAATCAAGTTCAACATCTTTGCATCCTATCATAGATATTGATAACATCCCTGTTAATATTAGTACTGATAATTTTTTATTCATAATTACCAACCTCCTTATGTTTTATATCATTAATTATATCATATTTCACTATCATTTGTCAACAGTTTTATTAATTATTTTCACCATCATTTACCATTATATTGTTTAATTTAATATATCCTTTTTCTTTATTATCATATATTCTTAATTTACCATAATCATCTTGATGTCTTCCATATAATAACAATTGAATTATTTTCTCTTTTGATAATCTATCTCTAGTGCCAACTAATTTTCCACATTCATTACAATATATATGATAACGGTGATAATCTTTTTCTAATTCTAGATTAGGTGTAAAAAATTCATCATCATTCACTTTGTATTTACAGCAAAGTTCTTTCCATTCTTTATAATGACTTGTATTTCTACCATGTTTCTTGTCAGACAATAAATGGATTAATTCATGTTGGATAATATGTTTAACCGTATCATTATCATATGAGTTAATCCATTTACTAAATTTAAATTTCACTGGTGATATAAACTCACCACTTCTCTTATATTTGCCACTAAAATAGCCCATGCTTGATTTAAGTCTACCGTCTATTGATATTGGAATAATATCAATTACATCACCAATTGTTTCTCTATCATCTTTATCCATTTTTAATACAAAATCCTTCATGTAATTTCTTATTTCGTCTGATGTCCAGGTCTTATTAACACTTTTCCCCATCATTCAATCCCCCAATATTATTTATTAATTATTTTTACTATCATTGCCAAGAGCTTTTAAAAAATTTATTAATTATTTTTATTAATTATTTTGATAATCTTTTTAGCAGGTTTTAAAGGATTACCTGCAAACCTTTTATATTATGGTAGTAATGTATACATACCACTTTTTAGCATCTTTATTAAACCAGTTAATGTTGTTGTGCTAGTGTATGGAAATACATGTACTGGATAATGTGAATAACCACCACTGTAGCTCATACCTGTATAAGTAATAATACCAGTTGATGTTGTTGATACTATCAACAAAGATGTAGGAATTTTGACACTATGCACACATACGTATTTGTGGTGAGTACCACGCAATGCTATTTTATAACCTACAAGATAAGGCAACATTGTTGCTGGAGTACTAGATGCTTTTAGAGTGCAAATTACTTTGCTTATGTGTGGTTTAACAGTTGCTGGAGTAATGTATGTTATTACTGGTAATGCTGATACTGGTTTAGTTAATAAACTTTTTGTTAATGCTAAAGTAGTCATTGTTACTGTGCTAGGTAATGTTATATATTTACTCATATTATCCTCTCCCTTTCAATTATCTTTATCTTGATATTAATTATTTTTATTATCATTCAAGAGCTGGAAGGTTATTTAAAACCCTCCTTAATTGTTGTCTTTCTTCATATATTCAAAATCCCTAATTCTATATTTGACTTCGTATCTCATGTTATGCAATATCTCTGAAAGACCATCAGTTAAATCTTCCATTGTATTTTCTTTATCAATATCTACTATATCATCTAATAGATATTGTATCATAATTAATTTTTTTTCTATATTTATTCTATCATCATGAGTCAAAAATCTTGCTGTAGCATAGATACATTTTTCCTCTTGTTCATATTCGCAATTACCTCCCCACATCTTATTATAATCACAATTTATACATACGTTTTTATCCATAATAATTATCATCTCCTTATATAAACAATATCATATTTAGTTATCATTTGTCAATAGTTTTATTAATTATTTTCAACTAATTATAAAGAAAACTTAAATTCAATATCTTTGCCTAATTTGTTATCATATATTCTTATATTTCCGTCATCAGTTCCATGTTTACTCATATATATTAATTTCATCACTTGATTTTGTGATAGTCTTGAATATCCTCCTAGATATTTGCCACATAGCTTACAATATACATGATATCTATAAGCATCCTTTTCAATATCAATATCATTTTCAAAATACTGATTATCTGGAATACCATATTTATTACAATAAATTTTCCATATTTTATTATGTTCCATATCTTTTTTATATTTTAAATTAACAAGTAAATGCATTAATTCATGTCCTATAACATGTTTAATTTCATCATCATTATAATAGAATAATCTTTTACTGAATTTGAATTGCACAGCATTAATTACCTCTTTTGTTTCAATATCTATACTCATCGATACATAAGCCATATTTTTAGTCAATCTACCATCTATTTTTATAGGCAATGTTTCTACATATTTTAACACTATTTCCTTATCTCTAGCAGTCATCTTATTAGTAACTTCTAACATATAATCTCTTATTTTATTTTCATCCCACATAGTAACACCTCCAATTAATATATTTTACTATCATTGCCAAGAGCTTAAGAGGATTAATTAATCCTCTTATTAATTATTTCTTAATTGAAATATTATATGATGTCTTCTAAGTTTTCCATGACTGCATATATTTTGTATTCTATTACTTCTAAATCGTATTGTTCACACAGAGATTCCCAGACTTCCAATTGACATTCTTGATATGTTTCATAATCGAATTCTGAATATTTTTGCCAATCATCATAATAGTCTTCTGCATATTCTTGTATTTCTTCTTCTGTTTCACAATCATATTCATCTATAACTTCATCATGTAACCATTCAATGTATTCGTCATAATTCCAGACTTCTACTAATTCTCCTAAATCTTCATCTGGTACATCTGGATATTCATTTATTGTTATTATAACTATGCTATCCCCATTGTATACGTCCATTCGTGTTTCATTACCAATATAAGTTGTATAATCTACTGTGCCATCTTTAGATAAGATTATGTCATGTTTTACATAACCGTCAGTCCAAAGGTTTTTATGGAGTTCGCAATATAACTCTTTAATCTCTTCTTGTATCTTTTCTTCTCTTAATAAATTTAAGAATCTTTCAGATTTTTTCATATTTACCACCCCTTTATTTTTATTATACTTAAAGTATAACATATTTAATTTTAAATTACAATAACTTTTTAATAATTTTATTAATTATTTTTATTATCATTTTATATATGGTAGTATAGATTTTTCCATACTACCATATAATAATAACTTATATCATCATTTCTAGTCTACTTATTAATTCTGAGATAACATTATATATGAAATTTGAGTCTTCCATATCACAAATATAATTCCAAGTGCATAATTCCTCATCTTCATAACCTAATTCATTGAAATCCTTATATTCACTCCATGTCGCATTATCCCAAATATACTGTTGTTTATCTATATTACTTTCAAATATTTCTTCACATTCTTCCATTAGATAATCTACAAATTCTTGATAATCATCTTGTAATTCTATATCACCAAATTCTATTTCTGGCACTTCTACATACTCATTGAGTTCTATTATTAGTAATTGATTATCTTTTACTTCATTTGTAGCTGTTATTACTCCATTTAAATCTAGTACTATTTTAGTTTTTATCTTTCCATCATACCATGCTTGCTTATGAATCGTACAATAACAGTCTATTATCTTACCTTCTATTGTTTCATCATTTAATAGATTTAAGAATTTTTTAATATTATTCATTATCATTTATCCCCTTTCAATTATCTCACTTATATTATAACACTCAACTTATATAAAAGTCAAGTGTTATCTTATTAATTATTTTTATGAGCTGGAAGGGATTAACTCCCTTTACCATTTTTCATAATATTCATCATCTCCATATTTGTCTAGATAAGTGCTTTTAGCAGTCATCTTAAAATCATATTCGTTATCTACATCACTTATTTCTATTATATATTTTTTTCTATTTAAAGATACTTGTATATCAGTAGCTCCAAAACATAAGTTGTCTAATATTTTCTTTACGTTGTTATAATTTAATTTATCTATATTACTGTCATAACAACCTATTGTAAAACCTTCTTTATTTAATTTTTCTTCAATTCTTTGTTTATTTGTTTTCATATTATCAACCCCTTTTATTTATTATTATACTTTATATTATATCACACATCATTTTATTTTGTCAAGAGCTTTTTTATTAATTATTTTTAATATCATCCTAATAGCTTGAGCTATTAGGATTAATATAAATTTGTTTCCCAAAATTGAGACTCTTCTTCAGCCTCTTTTACACTTATATCATTCATTATTGCCCAGATTTCAAGTTTATGATTTTTAATGAATGATACCGCAAATTTATCAGCTTGTTTTTCTAGTGTCAAATTTCTATAAGTTTTGTAAGCTTCTTCATAACTTTTATATATTGTATTTTTATATAAAAAGTATTCATCATCATATTTTTCATTATTCTTTAATCCTTGTGTTGCGTGCCCTACCTCATGTAAAAATGAAAATGTTTCTAAAAAGTCATAAAACATATAAACATTAGAGTCTAAATTATATTCTTTTTCTAAGTATTCAATCATAAATTCATACCATTTAGAATTTATGTTAAAATTACAATTTTGAATTGTTATCACACCATTTGTACTATATGAAAATTTATCATCTTTTATTAATTTTATATTATCTAGCTTTATACCTTCTGATTTAACTAATTCCAATATTTTATTTGCTTTTTGTAAACTTAACATAATATCAACTCCTTATTTAATTATCTAATATTATTATATATGATTTAACTATCGTTGTCAAGAGCTTTTTTATTAATTTTATTAATTATTTTTACTATCTTTTTAAAACTTCTTATTTATTACTATGGTTATATAGTATCATATTCAATTCTATAAATCAATAATAAATATAAACTTTTTAAAAATATATTATTTTATATATAAATTAATTTTTATAGTTATGATTATTATTCTCAATAACAAATAATTTTATTTGATATTTATTATCAATTCATAAATTAATATATTTTAGTATCATTTTTAAATGAGAATAAATATATAAATGAAAAGTATTATCAATTATAGATAAAAATATAAAATATCCTATATAATCCATTATAAAGGAATTTAATATCCCATAAGGTATTTATACCTTAATCATTTTAAAACGCCTTAGAAGGGCGTTTAAGAGGTCAATTTTATTGAGCTTTTATAAAAATAACTTCTGGAGTTGATATTTAATGTTAATGAAAATCATTATCATTTTATAGACAATAAAAAAGACTGGATAAAATTCCAGTCTATAAATATTTATTAATGTATTTTAGTATCATTTTAGACAATTTAGAACTTGGGAATTACTCCCTAAACATACCCAAAAAACACATATTATTATTTTCTAAAAAATCTATAAAATTGTTAATATATATTTCTGTATCATCTGATACTATATCACCTTTTACAAATAAACTGTAAATATCCTCTTCATATTCATAAGTTAAATTATTTGTTTTTCTTTTTAAATATTCTAATACGCTATTAGCTAAGTTATTATTATCACAGTCCAATATATAACCTTCTATACGCATATATTATTACCTCCAAAATATTAATATATACTGTCATCATTTTGATGACTAAGAACCAGGGCTTAAACGCCCTTATGATATTACACGGATTATATTATTAGCATCAACCCATATACCATATGCCCTGCTTATTGGGTCGTTGTAATATACTAGATACAAATTGCAAAGTCCATATTCTTCAAAGTTGCTACTACGATTTACGTTGTCGATTATTACCTCTTCGTCTTTATCTATCATTTCACGAATTACGTCATTATAATCTAATTCGCTCCCTATTAAACTTCTTAATCTCATTAAATCGTTGTTCATTTTAAAACCTCCTAAAATTTTATTAATTATTTTTTATTATCATTTATAATAGTCTTGAGCAAAGGAGAAAAATTATTCTCCTAATTTACTTCTTATTTCTCTACATTCTTCACAAATACCATTATTATTAGTTAATTGTTTACCACAAAAACCACAATAACTGGTATTTGTATATTCAACTGTATAGTTATTATTGTTATTACTATTATTAGTATTATTAGTATTACTATTATTGCTATCATTCTTATTATTACTATTATTAGTATTAGTGTTACTATAGTTTTTATTATCATTACTATTGTTTTTGCTATTATTATTGTATGTAGATTTTTTTGTAGTTGTTTTTATAACATAATCATTAGTGTTATTAGTAGCATAATCTTTATTATCTTTATTAACTCTATTGTCATGCTCTTGACTATCATCAAGAGGACGTTCATTAGCTGTTATTTTGTCATCTTTTTGTATATTTATGCTAGTCGTTTCTGTATATGCATATTCTTTATAAGTATCATATTTAAATGATACTATTATTAATAATAATCCTATTAGAAATATAGCATTACTTGTTATACCTAATATAATCCATAATGTTTTTTTATTCATATTTACCACTCCTATTTAATATAATTTACTATCATTTGATAGCTTTTGAGCAAAGGGCTTAAAATAAGCCCTTGTTATATTCGTCAATTGTAGAAGGGAAGTCATAAGAGTATGGTCTATCTACTATATCATCTAGTATTTTTTGTTTTATGCCGTCTATATCTATACCAAGCAAGTCGCCTTCATTGTCATATACTAATGAATATTCTTGTTCTCCAGAAGTCCATTCATAAGTTTCTGTACTGTCACTTACTTCAATAACTCTTCCATCAAATTTTTGTATTTTCATATTTACCACTCCTATTTAATATAATTTACTATCATTTGAGATTTGCCAACAATTTTATTAATTATTTTTGCCATCATTGCTTAATACTATAAATAGTATATTGTATTAAGCAAATCAATAATATCAACCACATTAATGTTGAATGCATAACCTATACAGTCAACTGCATACATCAATGCTATGGATATTTGATTTTTAAATATAACAATTCCTAATACTAACACTAATACAAATAACATTTTATTTTTCATAATCTTATATCTCCTTTTTATTAATATAATTTGCTATCATTCGATAGCTTGAGCTAGAGGGCTTAAAATCCTCTATTTAATAATTATTTTTCCTTTGCCTTCATATATTTTGTTATATAACATTTTAGTTCTTATTGCAAGACCTTTTGACTTTACTTTTGCTAAAAATTCTTCGCTTTCTTCTGTTACTAAATATAAGCTATAATATACTTTCTTCATAACTCATCACTCCTATCAATTTATTTTATATCGATATTATATACTATCATTTAATATTTGTCAACAATTTTATTAATTGTTTTCATTATCATAAATGATAGCATTGAGCTGGAAGGACTAGAACACAATTTCTAAGTCCTTGTTATATCTTTTCATATTTAAACTTGTATGAGTGTCGTCAACGCTATTATACCATACTGTTATAATTTTTTGTGTTTTTGGTTCAACGACAACCTTCATGACACAATTAACTGTTTTTCCGTCAATATCTACTGGAAATGTTTCCCAACTTTCTAATAATATTCTTCCATTCCCTCTAGTGTAATTATACTCTATGATATCGTATGCTCCATCTTTTAACATTGAGCAAATAACCTTCATATTGTAGCTAACTGTTGATTTTTTTCTTAAGTGATGGCTTGCATATATACGTTGATGTAGCATGTTGTTTATTGCGATTATACATCTTTGATAGTCGTCGCCTTTGAACTGTTTTACATATTTCTTTTCTTGTCCTTCTGTCTTGCGAACTGTCCCTTTTCTTATTTCTCCCTTTAGCATTTTAAATCCCCCTGTTTATTAATTATTTTTATTAATTATTTTTATTAATTATTAAATGAATCTTTTTATATAATTTATAACTCCTTTACTTGTCTTTCTTGTTACTCTATTCTTATATTTATTTTCGTCATCATTATATTTATCAGCCATGTTTTTGTTATACGTATCTAATAAATATCCCTCATTATCTATAAGTACATTCACTATATAATTATTTCCATCTATGTATATATATGTATATTCGTCATAATCATCTACATCTATTTCAGCATTTACTTCTTCATTTATTAAATTTATTAATTCTTTAGCTTTTATTTCTATTTCTGTTAATTTTTCTGTTATTAAGTCTTCTTCTGAAACTATTGCTCCACATCTTGTTATACCGTTATACATGAAAAATACTTCAATTTTTCCTTCTTCATATGGTTTTGATTCTATTACTTTTACTATTTTTCCATCTATTTTAGCACCTGTTATTTTTTTCATTTTTAAAACCTCCTAATTTATTATTTTATTACTAGAAGGGCTTTTAAGAGGTTAACCCTTTAGAACTCTTTAATATTTATAATATATACCCTAATTGTCTTTTGCATTCTTCCAAGTATGCAAGTTTTATCTGACTAGCTATTCTTTTACATTGTGTTACTTGTTTTTTTGAAAGTTCTCTTCCGTTTCTTACTGTTTTGGAAAATCCTTTAACGAATGCGAATCCATTTATATGTTGCCCAACATTTTCTGGAACAATTAATTTCAAAGTTTCTATTAACTCCTCTTCTGACTCAAAATATTCTGTATAAGGAACTTTGGAATTTAAGACTTTTGTTCTGTCGACTTCTGTAATTTTGTTTTCTATTTCTTCTATGTCTGTCAAATATTCAACCACTGGTTCTGTTACTGGTTCTGTAGGTGCTACCATGTCGAAATCTAAGTTTAATATTTCTTCTATATCCATATTTGAAAAATCTAATTTTTTATCCTTCATTTTTACTCCTCCTAATTAATTATTTTTAGCTAATGAGTAGCTAATCCCGTAAATTATATTTTTATTACTTAATGAACGATTGGGCGTTCTCCCTTGTCTAATACTTATATTATAATGATAGTACGAATTATGCTTATTTGTCAAATACTTTTTTTAAAATTTTATTAATTATTTTTGTTGCTCGATGGTTAATTGGGTAACCTCCCTTGTCTAATACTTATACTTTTTATTATTTTGTTTTATCTTAATTATATGATAGTACGACTAGTATACTTTTGTCAAACATTTTTTTTATTTTTTTAAATTTATTTTTCCCTAAAAAAGTATATAGATAGAAGTTGATAAGTAAAAACGCTACAAATTAGTGATATCAACTGTTTAAGCTATATTTTAGATATCTACAATAAAAATAAAAGTTTATATATAAATAAATTTTTATAGCTAAATACTTTAATTTTTAAAGCAAAAGATAGATTCCGCAGTCAATTATTAAAGTGTTCGACAAGTTTTACTTTAATTAATGATAGTGAAAAATAGGGTCACTTTATTTTATTAAGTTAAGATTGCTATAAAAATAAATTTATACGATATAAAATAATTTATACATTAAAATATAATTGTATCATAAAAGATAATTTTTACATATAAAAATAAATTTATATGGTTGAATTGTTGTCGAATAGTTTACATAAATAAAGTCTATAGTGTCGAATACTTTATTTATTGATAGTAGAAAAAAGGGTCATAAATTATTTTAAAGTGGATAGTACAATTTACTTATTTTAGTAAAGCTATAAAAAAGTATTTTATCGTACAAAATTATTTTTATGGAATACTCCATTTTAAAATTGATTTTAAAGTTTAATAAATAAAGTTGGTATTAATTAATAAGTTTAACTTAATTAAATAAAGCAGAATGATAATATCTCCTTTAAAATATTAAGGTAAATCAAGGATTAGCTTTATTTAATTAGGGAAAATATAAAGATTGTTTTATATTGTAAAGTTATTATAAAATACTGTAATCGTTGATATTACTAGCTTTAGAGTAATTCGACAAATATATACATACTTTATATAATAAAGAGAACAAAAGAGAATAGCTTAATTAATTAATATAAATTAACATTATGCTTTATTATCTTAATTATCATAGGTATATTTATTAACTATCTAGTATTATCAAGCATTACAGGACTTAGGAAAATATACAGGAAAACAATAGAAGTGTTGATATAACTAGGATTGAATACCATACATAGGTATACACAAATAGAAGAAATAGAAGAATGTAGCAATTGCAACTGTTTCACGCTTTACAATATACCCACTATAGGTATAGGATACAGTTATTGCAATAGTTGTATGGTATTACTAATATAGGTAAACTGTGAAACAATTATAGGTAAACACTTTAGGAAAATAAAGGAAAACAGAAAAATCACTTTAGATTATTAGGAAGAATTGAATAGATGGTAAAAAATGTAAAATGGAAAAATTAGAAAAATTTTACTTGTGGATAACTTAGATTAAGAAAAAAGTGTATAAGTGTATGAAAGCGTTGATATTACTAGGTTATATAGACTTATAGGTTGTTAGCTTGAGATGTAGTTGTAAATGTAGTTGTAAGTATTGGTAATACTTGCTTTCGTATATATATTTATACATATTAACAGCTTGTGGATAACTAGCAAAATACTTGTTGATAACTAGGTGATATAGTGTTGATAACCACGTCAACTGGACAAGTCAACCACTTTAAAAAATTAAGAATGTACGATTAATTAATACTTAATCGCACTTTTTGGAGAAGGAATTTTTTTTCAAAGGGTAAGAAATGTTGATATTTCAACATCTAGGGGGTGGTATCATATTCGGAGGGGCTTGACAAAAATTTTATTCTGTGTAGTAGTTTACCAACTACATGCCATAAAAAATACCGAATTACATTTTTAACCATTTCTATAAACTCCTATCTTTATAACATCAACATGTTTACAAATTAAGAATACTAGGAAATAAATGAGTTTTTATTATACTTTATTTTTATCTAATTTAAAGTATTAAAATTAGATATTACCGTATTGTACTTACTCTCGGGAAATGATATTATAAATATGTTATTTTACGTTTATAAATTAATACTTGATTTAATGGGAATTTAATAGTATATTTAATATATTGGAAATAAATGGGAAAATACGGGTTTAATCAGATATAATATACCGCCATTTCATGTTAATTCATCTATATAAACCCATTAGTTTTACCTTGTCAAACCATTGAAATACCAAATAAAAGAGTGTGTAGTACAAGCAATAGTTGTATCGCACACTCAATTTTACATTATAATATACACTTGTCTAAACACTCTAAGTTACAATTCACACACATAGTTTTAAGAATTTTATTTCTAATCTTGCCCTGTAAGTCGCTTATAATAAGTAGAGAGGGAATAGTTTGCATACCTTGTTCAATCACATATTCTTTAATAGGATTAATATCTGTATATTTATCTATACAATCTGATAATCTACCATGCAATTGAACTTCTATTAATAAACCTTTCCTTATTATAGTATTGTCTTTTTTATATCTAATTATAATATAACCATCTGCTATAACATTACCTAATTGAACATTTCTATCTACGTATATTATTTCCACGCCTAGTAATAATAAATTATATACCAATTCAGTTATATACATATCATGCCTAAGTAATCTTTCATTAGGTTTATTTTCAATATAATAAATATATTCTCTATTATATATTCCACTTCTAAAGCGTTTTAATTGCTTATATTCTACTAATTTATTAGCTCTTCTATCCCAAGTGGTATTAGTTAATCCTGCAAAGAATAAATTTCTTATATGTTCTGTTCTACACATAGTAACTAGATTAATAAAGTTTAATACTTGGATATCTCTTTCAGTCATATTATCACCTCAATATAATATATGTATATATTTAAATAATGTTACTAAAATATTTTTTTAATATTTAGGAAACATTTACTACACACTTGCATATAGTTAAGTAAAAGGAGATGATAATATGAGTAATGTGATAGAACCTTTAACAAATACTATTTGGGATACAATAACATTATTATGTAAATCAGCTTTAGATGTATTTAATATTAAACATATTGATTTTACTGATTTCTTTAATAATATCAATATGAAGAATGTTTCTGGAGATATACCTAAGTTAAGAAATAAATGGGAAGACGAAAACTATAAAATATATGAATTTATAATACCTACAGGGATGACTATAGACGATTTTAATAATAATAAGAATAAGTTTTGTCATTTATTAAATAAAGAAAAAGAAGATGTTAGTTTTAAAAAGAATGGATATTATATTCAATTAAGAATTAAAAAGGAAGAGATAGTGTGTGCTGACTTTGATTTAGAAAAACATAAAGCTAAAGGATATAAAATACCTATTGGAATTAATTTAGAAGATTGTAGTATTAGATATATTGATTTTAGCGAACCTTCTAATGCACATATGTATTTAGCAGGAGCTACTAGATGTGGGAAATCTAATTGTTTGAGAGTTATTATATCTCAATTAGTAATGAAAAGAAAATGTGATGTTGTGTTAGATTTAATCAATGAAAAGAGAGTAGATTTATTTGAATTTAGAAACTGTAAAAATGTAATTCATTATACGGAAAATAGAGATGAAGCTGAAGATATATTATTTGATGCTATACAAGATATAGATAAAAGATATGAACTGTTTACTTATAGAAATTGCACTGATATATGGCAATATAGGAAGTTTAAAAAAATGCCTATTAGATTTATAGTAATAGAAGAGTTATCTTCTTATATGAAGAATAAAGATTTTCATAATATGTTAGCTTTAATAGCTAGTAGAGGTGCAGGAGCTGGAGTGTTTTTAATATTAACTACCCAATTACCTTCTAAAGATATATTACCTAATATAACTAAACAGAATATAAATATCGTTATAGGTGGTAAATGTAAAGATGAAATTAGGTCTAATATGATAATTAACTATGGATATTTACATTTATTAAGAGGAGCAGGGAATATGAGAGTGTTTGACTATGAAGAGTATGGTACAGAAATACAAACTTTCTATATTGATAGAGAGACAGTACTTAAAATATGTGAAAAGTATGGTAAAAAGAAAGAGGAGGTAAAATAATGAAGTATACATTATATGAATCTATAGAAGATAGAGATGATTTATATGAAAATATTTATATGAATGAAATTGAAACAAAAAATAAAAAAGAAATAGAAGAGGAAATAAATAAATTAAAAGAAAAATGCAGTAAAAATCCTTCATACGTATATGCATATGATGTTATTAAAAGATTCTTTTAAGGAGGTTATAATATGAAAGAACTTTGGGAAGTGGAATGGGAAAGTAAATCGAGAGATGGAATGAGAATGACTTGTGGGATAATAAAAGAAGACACATATGAAGAATTAAGAGAATCTATGAAATACTATGCACATAGAAATAAGCGTGAATTAATTACTACAAGACCTACTAAATTTGGTGAAATTATTAAGAAAAAATACGAATAAACGATTAAATTTAGTGAAAATGAGTAAAAATATAGTAAAAAATAAGGAGGGGTAATTATGAAATATGAATTATACGGATATATATATGATATAGATAATTGTTGTGAAACATTTTATAGAAAGAGAGCAAAACTTAAAAATAAAGAAGAAATCAAAGAAGAAATTGAAGAGTTAAAAGAACTATGCAATAAAAAACCACAGTATGGATGTGAATATAATATAGTCAAAAAATTATTTTAGGAGGTCGATGGTATGAGAGAAATTTGGGAAGTAGAATGGGAAATGAAATCAAGAGATGGAAGAGAAATAATTGGTGGAGTAATCAGAGAAAACTCATTAAAAGAGTTAGAATCATTGATGGAAATTCATAAAAATAGGTCAATACGTGAGAAAATTTTAATGAAAGCTCCTGAATTTGGTGAGATTGTTAAGAAAAAATACGAATAAAATGCTAAAATTTTAGTAAAAAATGAGTAAAAATGCATAAAAATGTTAAAAATGAAGAAAAATTGCTTATTTTTTATAAAAACAAAAGAAAAAGCCCTAAAAAGGGCTGATTATTACATTTTGGAAATAAAATATAATAATTTAATTAAAGTTATATGCGATATTTGCAATTCTTATGAGAATGTACTATATCATGATAACATGGAAAATATATTTTGTCAATAGATTAATTAAAAAATACTTGTCTTTATAAATAAGTCAGTATAATACTTAATTTTATTATTTAACACAGCTTTAAAGTAAGGATATACATTATAATCTATTTTATCTACATTAAATTTAGATAATGTTATATTGACTGATTCAATAAAAGACTGTTTCATATCTTCATACGTGAAATCTATTAACTCAAAATCTTTTTGAAGAGACGACATACAATTATTTGATATTAAGCTCTTATTAGGAATGTATGACAATGGTGAAATTTGTTCAGTTTGTTTCTTTTTAAAATATACTCTTTTATCTAAATCTTTCACATGAAATGTTATAGATTTTACACTTCGTCCCTTTTTATTTTCAGTATATGATAATTCAAACATTCCAGTATTATTTAATTCTTTTTTAGCTCGTTGAAGAACATTTCTTTTAAAATCAGCATACAAATTATATTTGTCGTTTAACATTAATAAATCTTTTAATTCATCTAGTTCATATGTTATATTTTCTTTTGTATTACTCCATAATCTAAGAAGGTCATATAATCTTTGGCTATATATTGATTTTAAAGTTAAAAATATTTTCATATTAATAGGTGTATAAGCTTTATAATTCATAAGAAGATGATAAACTTTATCAATGACAACTATTTTAAATAAATCTTCTTTTTTATTATATTCATACCCAGCTATAATACTATATTTACAGCTCCACTCACCATCTTCTCTAAAGTATATTTTTTCATCTAACATATTATCTAATACTTTTTTAATACCTGGAACTGTTTTCTGTGTTTTATTTGAAATAAGATTTTGAAATTCTTGTTTGCTTATATAGCAATATGCATTACCAGACTTAGCCTTCTGAAGTTTATACAATATAAAAATAAATATATTATTATGCATAAGAGATATGTTATATCTAGCACTAACTATTGTGTTATTTTTCATAAGTATTTGATTTTTACTCATATTAAAACCTCCTTAATTTCTCATAGTTATATTATAACCCTTAATATCTCATATTAATAGTCCCTTATTTTAACATATTTAAATTATTATGAGTAATTAAGGAAATAAAAATGTCCTTAAAAACACATATTTATAAACGAAATGATACTTAATTTAACATATATATCCCTTAAAAACACATATTAAAACCTTTAAAACTCATATATAATATGATAGACACAAGGAATATCAATAGAAATAGCTTTCTTAAATACTATTAAATACTAAATTAAATACTATATATATTAAATAATATAATTCATAGGTAATTTTTCATTATTAGTTGTTAATTATATAAATATAATACATATATTTGGAGTGTTTTTGTAATGGTATTAAAGAAGCTTAATAAAAAATCTTAAAGGACAAACATATTTTTTGTAATTCATAGGTAATTTTTAATACAGTTATGTTAATACGTAGATAAGAAATAAATAAAAAAATAGAAAGGAGTTGATATTATGTGGTTTAGACGTGCAAGATATTTTGGTTTATATAGCTTTTCATTATTACAAATCGTAATTTTTTTACTTATATTATTTGGAGCTTGTTATTTCTCTTTAATTGCAGGAGATTTATTTGGTGAGGTAGGTTTTATGTTTACTCTTATAGGATTTATGTTTCTACCTATGATTATATTGATAATGATGGTAGTAATTCACGACGCTATAGTTAAAAAGAGAGAGAAAAAAATTGCTAAAGCAGAAGAAGAAATAAAAAGACAACAAGAATTAGAGGAAGAAGTAAGAGCATTTAATGATAAGATTACTGAAACATTAAAAAATAGCAAGAAAGAAAAAATAATAATAAAAGAAAAATAAAAATCATAGGTGATTTTTATAACATTTATGTTAATACATAAACAAGGAGGTGATAATATGAAAAAATGGAACTTAGAAAGTGCCAAAAAAGATTATTGTAAAACACATCATAAAAAACATAAAAAAGAAAAAATAGATTGTATGTATTGTGAATTTGCAGAATGGACTTATGATTGTAACATATATTGCCCTATAAAAGAAAAGGTGATTATTTTCTTTACAAATATACATGCAAAAAGATGTAAGTATTATCAACGTAGAAAATAATTAATAAAAAGGAGGTGATAATATGAAGAACCAATGTAAAATAACTGTAGTAGATGCACCATGTAGGTACGGCAAGACTTCGTTTGCAATACAATACATGAATAATGAGCTATTTGAAAGATTTATGTATATAACACCGTTTTTATCTGAAATAAATAGAGTAATTAAAACTTGTGACCAAAGAGAGTTTAGAAAGCCAAATGAGAAACTAGGGAAAGGAAGTAAGACAAATCACTTCTATGAACTTGTAAAAGAAGGTTATAACGTAATTTCAACACATTCTTTATTTAGAGGGTTAAGTCAAGAAGTGATAAATGATATACGAGAAGGTGAGTATATACTTATATTAGACGAAGTATGCGATGTTGTTGAACAAATACCTATAAGCAAAAGAGATATTCAAATATTAATAAATGAAAAAATAATTGAAATAGACGAAGAAAATAAAGCACATTGGATAGATGATACATATGAAGGTAAATTTAGTAGTATGAAAAATCCAATTAAAAATGGAGATGTATATTTCTTTAATAATTCACTAATGTTATGGACATTTCCAATTAATATATTTACAGCATTTAAAGAGGTTTACATATTAACATATATGTTTAAAGGTCAAGTACAAAGATATTACTATGACTTAAATAGTGTAGAATATGAATATAAATCAATAAGTAAAATTAATAACAGCTATAACTTATGTGAATATCAAGAGATTAATGGTGCTAAATATAAAGATTTGATACATATATACGAAGGGAAATTAAACGATATAGGAGATAAGACAACAGCACTATCTAAAAGTTGGTATGATAAATCTAGCAAAAAGGAATTAATAAAAAAACTTAAAAAGAATACTGTTAATTACTTTATAAACATAGTTAAAGGAAAAGGTCAGTTTAATATGTGGACTTGTTTTGAAGATTACAAACAACAATGTAAAGGTAAAGGGTACACAAATGGTTTCGTTCCTTGCAACAGTAGGGCAACAAATGAATATAAAGATAAGACTAATTGTGCTTATTTAATCAATAGATATTATAAACCAACAATTAACAATTTCTTTATTGACAAAGGAGTTAAAATAGATGAAGATATTTGGAGTTTATCTGAATTAATTCAATGGTTGTTTAGGAGCGCAATAAGAGAAGAAAAAGAAATTAATTTATATATACCATCTAAGAGAATGAGAAATTTATTAATTGTTTGGTTAAATATGTAAAAAAATAACTCTAAAGGTTATAAAATTAAAAATCACACTTTAAAATAATATAGTTTTATCGCCATATTTTAAAGATAAAAAATTCATTTTCTTAGAAAATAAGAAAGTATTAAAAATAATTAATAAAAATCCCCTTTTGATAAAGGGGAAGGAAGAAAACTAATTTGCTTTGTAATTAGTTTGATGACCAAGGGGATAGAATTGTGCTACGCAGTTATCGTCAAGAGTTAACATAAACCATTAACTCTTTCCTCTTCTTTCTTAATTTATTCATTTCATTCATA